CTCCATGCCTTCGAGCGCGAGCGGCAACGTGGCGTCGTCCATCTCCTCGGTGCGTGCGTTCGGGTCGTTGGCCGCGATGCCGTAGCTGTCCTTCACGTCATCGAACCCGAAGTAGTCCACCGTCTCGACATCACCGTAGGCAAGCACCGGCGGTCGAGTGGCGATGGGCTTCAGCGTGTCGGCGTTCACGGCCATCAGCTCCGCTACCGCCTGCTCATATTTACCCGCGGGCGCGAGCTGGTTGGCGTAGTGCGCCTGCGCCCACGCTTCGTCCTTGAACACCCGCTGGCAGTTGAACTTGGCCGCCGCGGCGATCGCCACATCGCCGAGCACCATGTCCCCGATACCGCCCGCTGTGCCGGTCGTGATGATCAGCTTCGGGCGCGTCTGCCCGACGAGCTGCGTCCACAGCTTGCGTACGGGCAGCGACTGCGCGTCGGTGGACAGGTGCAGGTTGGATTTCACGAGCGCGACCTGCTTGCCCGCGATCTCCGTCATCGTCCACAGCGCGAGCGATTTCTCCTCGCGCGCGGGCGATCGGCCGGTCAGTTCCTTCTCGAACTCCACCCAGTTGCGCGTGTACTTGTGCCACTCGTGCGACGGAAAGCCAGGCGAGAGCACGTCGGCCAGCGCCTGGGCCTCAGCCGCCGTCCAGGTGACGACCAGCACATCGGCGTCGCCCAGTTCGCTCGGGCTGTGCTTGGGCTTCGTCGGTCGCGTCCCCTCGGGGAACGGGATCGGCTTCAGCTTGCCCGGCTGCGCCGGACGCGTCAACCGCTCCAGGAGCAGGTCGGCGTCGCCCGGCGCGAGCGTGCGCAGGACGTTCATGCCGCGTGCGGAATCGTCCGGCAGTCGGACACCAGGCGCGGGTTGAGCAGGTACGTCCACGGCATCAGGAAACACCCTTCGGCGTCGATGCCCCATTCGGTGCCGTCGGTCTTGCGGCTGCCCCACGAGTTGGCGCACAGGCCGTAGTGCGGCTCGTCTTTGAGGTAGCCGATGACGACAAACTGGTGGCCGCCGATGACCTCCTCGTCCTTGCCCGGCGTCGGGACGATGCCCGTCTTGGCGACTTCGGGGCTCTCGAAGGACTCGTACAGCGTCGCGCCCACGCTGATCATCTGCTTGTTCGAGAGCGCCGCCTGGAACTGCTCCAGCGCCTGGGGCACGACCTTGTACGTGCCGTCGAGCTTGATGAAGTCCGTCGCGGGCAGCTCCTGGCGGGGGTCCTCGTAGAAGTGCGGGTTGGAGGTGTCGTCCGTGTAGCTCCACTCCCCTTCGGTCGGCGCACCGATCTTCTGGAGCGCCTTGAATCCGTCGCGTCCGTACGCGCCGGTGTCTTCCTTGGCCGAGCTGCCCTCCAGCCAGCGCTCCAGCCAGTAGATCGCCAGGCGAGACACGTCAGCGAGATCGAGGCCGCGGATCAGGCGGTCGTATTCGAAGACGCGCTTGTCGGCGTTTGCGGTGCACGAGCCGAGCTGGAGCTGGTCGTAGATCGACGGCATGTCGGCGCGCGGATCGACCTCGGTCAGCACCTTGATGCCCGAGGTGTCGGCGATGTGATCGCGATGGTCCGGCAGCACGCCTCGCCAGCCCATTCCCTTGTTCGTGCGCGGTGTGATCAGTTTGTTGCGCACGACCGTCAGCTCTCCCATGGATTACCTCCGAGTCGAATGTTGATCGGTCACGACTCTGCGGAGTGTACGCCTGCGTGCTGTTGCCGCGTGCGCGTCAAGCAGCGAGGCCCGCTTCGCCGCCGAGGCGCTGCGGACCGGCAGCGGCGAGCGCAAGATCGCGCAGGTCGCCTTTGCGAAATTTTGCGATTTCGCGGAGCTTGGATGCCTCGGGCTCACCGGCCGGTGCCCACAGCGCGGCGGCCTTCTTGAATGCGAAGATCGCGCCTGCGGCCCACGGATGTACGTGATCGGGTAGAGCGCTGTGGTCGATGCAGCAGACCAGCACGACCCCCTCCCATAAACGCTTGTCGCCGACGATGTAGTCGCGCGCGGGCAGCCAGGGTCGCACGGTCGCGCTCACGCCGCGGTGCGCTCGATCGAGCGCACGTCCTCGCCGGGGATCGAGCTGTCGTCGGTGAACACGAGCCGCATGGTCGAGCCGCCCTCGTCCCACTCGCGCCGCGGCAAATGATCGTTGGCGATCATCCTCAGCTTGCCGCGCGGCTGGCCGTTGATCGTGAGCGGCATGTCGTGCGCAAGCGCCTGCAACGCGCGATTGATGATCGCGCATCGCTCGACAAGCCGGTTGACGCGTGTTCTCACAGTTCGCGCAGCGTCCATCCGTCGCGCTGCTCGACTCGGTTGCCGCCGCTCAACGGTGCGAGGCGCACGCGCCCGGAGACGTGCGAGTCGGGCGGCAGGCCGTGAAGCATCCTGCGGGCCAGCGCCTCGCCCTGTGCGGAGCCGACGACGATCTGCGCCTGTTGCCAGCCGCGCTCCAGCAGCAGGCGGCCGACGAACGGCTCGTTGAGCTGATCGAGCGTGAACGTGTGCTGGTCGGCGCGCTCCTCTGGCGCGGCGCTCTCGCCGTGCCCAGCGAGGCCCGCGAGCGCCGAGTTGATCTGCTGAGACAGGGGGCTCGGCTGCGGGCGATCGGCTGCGGACAGCGCCGCGTTGACAGCATCGTGGCTCGATGCGAGGCGCAGCGCGGCGACGAGCGCGCGATGGGCATTCTCGACCACCTTGACCGGGAGCGAGACGCTTCGCTCTTGCGCAGCAGGGGGTGGTGTCGGCGCGTTCGGCATCAGCCCCGGTCGCGCAACGCGCGCGCCTCGCCCATACTCGACGGCGACTGCCCGCGCTGGGCTGCGCGCTGCTGCTGGGCTGCCATCTGGCTGCGGACCTCCTCCATCACCTGGGGGGCAAGCCCGGCCAGTTCCATAAAGATGCCGACCGGGATCGAGACGGTCACGGGGTCGTACTCGCGCTGGTTGTTGCGGAAGAAGAACTCCAGCGTGACGGTGCCGTTGGGGTCGAGGCTGACCTTTGCGTCGTTGGCGTAGAACGCGTGCCCCAGGATGCGCTCCAGCGCCTCTCCCTCTTGCTCGCCCTCGCGCCTGTCGCGCAGCGAGCCGAGATCAACGATCCCGCTCCCTCCGATCTTCTCGGCCATCATGCACCTCCTGTTGTAGTGCGGCGCATGATGGCGCAGTCGCAGGATGGTTTCTCAGGCCCTGACGAATCCGGTGCAACCAAATGGCCGCACGCGGGCGCAGCCGCGCGTACTTGGCATCGCGGCAGCGAGACGGTCGTGGCCGTCATGTCGCAGGTGCCACGCGGCCGAGGATGTAGTCCGGCCGCCGCTGGTCGGGCTGCGGGCAGGCCGCGATGATGCGCCAGCCTTTGCTCAGGCGGTCGTTGAGCATGTCGGTGCAGCCATCTTCGAGCAACTGCACCTCGTCCAAGAGCAGCAGCCCGATGCCCGGTACGTGCACATCGAGCCGCCGGTTGACGTACTCGTCCTGGTGCACGGCGTTGCGTGTCATTCGATCTTCGAACTCGCCAAAGCGTCCCATGATCTGATCGCGCAAGTCGATCAGCGGCCGCGGGTCGCCGATACCGGCTACCTCGATGGCGGCTTTCCCCCCGAGGATCGTCAGCACGTCCTCCAACGGCCCTTCGTAGTTCACGTACGAGCGAACTTCGCGCTCGGCGGCAGGTTTCTTTAGGGCCTCCTCGCCTTCGTCGCGCTCGATCGGTTTGTCGAGGATCGCGTTCAGCGCTTCCTCTTGCCCATCGCTCAGCTTTGTGCCGTAGGCGAATCGGAAGTTCGCCGTCAGTGTGCTCACAGGATGCCTCCCTTGATCGTGATGGCTGCTGGCGGCCCGCCGACTTGCTGGCCGTCGGCGTTAAAGTAGACGAGCGGCTGAGTGATCGGATGCCGGTCGCACTCGAACGTGACGACGCCCTTGGTGTCGTAGGGCGGCCGCATCGCCTCTGGCTTGTGAGTCACGCGCTGCGCCGACGCCGCCGACGCTGGCAGTCCACACAAAGGGCAACGCGGCCAGTCGGTAGTGCTACTCGCCACGCGCGTCCTCCAATCGTCTGACCTGCACGCTGAACGCCGTCAGCGGCCGATTCGGCTGATGATCGAATGGGCGCGTCGGCCAGCGCTTGCTCACCCGTTTCCAGGTTTCCATCGCCTCGCCAGCGTCCTCGAACATGATCGCCTCGTCCGGGTCCGCGGTCACGACGACATGCGCGAGCGTCCGCAGGCCGCTCGGATCGACGCCCTGGCGATCAGGGTCGTACTCCGCGAGGAACTTGCCGTCGAATGGTGACGGCTCGCCATTCGCCAGCGAGATGATCTGCATAACGACGCTCATGCGGATAGCTCAGTCATCGGCCGCGATCTCCGAACCCGCCATCGCCACGCCGAGAGGCGTCAGTGTGTGCAGGATCTCGATCGTGTCGGAGTGGGCGTCGAGCACCTGATCGAGGCGCTTGTAGGCCAGGGGTGCCTCGTCGGCCGCGCCGCCGCGCAGCTCGATGCCGCTCGCGCGCAGACCGGCCAGCGTCTGCGACCAGTCGATCTCGCCCTCGCTGATTTTCACGAAGCGCTTGGTCATGCTCGTGTTGCCGCAGGACGGGCACGCCTCGGGCTTGTGCGTTCGCGGCGGCTGGAACCAGTTGCAGTCGCGAGTGTTGCACGTCCAGCGCTTGCGCGTTTTACCCGCGGCGCGCGTACGGCTCATCACGCGGCCAGCGCCATGCACGGTGGAGAACATCAGCATGGATGCGGCCGGGCCGCCCTTGCCAGCGAGGATCACACTCGGCTCGCCCATGGTCGCGCCCACGAAGCCTTCCTGCCCTGGGAACGCTGGCGTCGCGCCCTTGCGCACGACCCACAGCATCTCCAGGCCGGTGTCGGTTTCGTGCTGCTCGTGCCAGGCGTAGTTGTGGTGGTTGTGGACCTCGTGCAGCGGTTCGGCCCCGAGGATGCCGAGCACGCGCTGGACCGCAACATCGCGACCGGCGTAGGCGTAGCGCCCTGCGAGCTCCATCGCCGCGACGTAGGACTGTCCCAGGCCGGACTCGATGGGCAGCAGCGTCGGAGGCGAGTCCATGTCCTCGCTGTTCTCGCGGTTGATGTCGAGCGTCTTGCCGAGCGTCAGGAATTCCTCGGCGGTGCGGTGGCCGAAGCCGCGCGAGCCGAAGTGCACGCCGACCCACACGCGGCCGTGCTCGTCGGCGAACAGGTCCACGTAGTGGTTGCCGCCCCCGATCGAGCCGAGCTGGGCTGCGGCGAGCTCGGCGAGCGCGCGCTGGGGCACGTAGTCGGCCTCGCGGATCTCATCGAGCACCGGATGATCGGCGCGCTCCGCAGTCGGCTTGTAGCCCGGCCCTCCGCCGAAGTCGATGCGCTTGGTGATCTCGTCCATGATGCGTCCAACGTCGCCATCGATCTCGCCAACGGTCAAGTTCGTCAGCACAGCCTTGTTGCCGCAGCCGATGTCGTAGCCCACCGAGGACGGCGAGACGTACTCGCGGAAGCCGATCACCCCCCCGATGCTCATGGAGTAGCCGTAGTGCCCGTCGGCCATCTGCGCGGCCAGCGGGGCGCGGCCAGCGCGGGCGCAGCGTTCGAGCTGCGCGATCGCCTTCTCATCCACGTCGCCACGGATCGCGACTTTCATCGTTCTCACGCTCACTTCGCACCTCCCAGGTCGATTCGTGTGGACCCGTCGATCGGCAGTACCAATCGCAGCGGGGTGTCCGGCTCGCCCTCCTCGCCATCGAGACGCACGGTTACTTCAAGCTTGACGGCGTGGGCTGTCTTGCCGGTCGCCTCCAGCTTACGCATGATGCGCGAGAGGGTCCACTGCTGCGTCGCGCGCCCAAGATCATCCAGTGCCTCGGCGCTGATCGTGCAGTCCTCTCCGTCGCGGGCGATCACAGCGGGAGGCCGACTCGTTTGCAGGACGATCGTGTTGCCGTCGGCGGCGAACATCTGTCCAGCGCGTCCGGGGTAGTTCGCCTCGGTGCTCATCGGACGAATTCCACGGCGCGCTTCTTGATCACGAGCGGCTTGCTCTCGGGACCCTTGACGTAGGGCGCGATCCAAATCTGCCGATGCACCGTCTCGCCGTTGATCTTGTACGGCTGGTTGCGCCAGTGGCCGCTCACCATCCAGCGGTGCGACCACTCAACGTCTCGCTCGTCGCCCTCATAGTCCCTTGCGTGAGCTCGGCGCAGGCGCAGAACCACGACCTCTTTGATCTGCCGCCAGCTCGCCGCGCGCTTCCACGTCGGCCGGGAGACGCGCTCGCGGCCCGGCACGGTGATTTCCTGTTGGGCGAGCCGCCACAGCACCTGGATGTGCTTCATCATCCGGTGGAACGCGGGCTCGCTGCCGAGGTCGTCTCCCAGGACGACGGGCACCATGTGGTTGAGCGCCAGGGGACTACCGCCGATCAGCGGCATCGGGCGCTCGTCGTTGCTCCAGTGGTCGTCCGGGTCTTCGCGGTGCCCAAACAGCGCGAGCATCAGCCCCTCGCGGTGCACTCCTGTCGGTCCGTTGTCGTCGTCCAGTCTCCTCTGCGTGAACGGCCCCCACTGCACCGCGCGATAGGCCGTCTTGCGCCCATAGGAATCGGTGAACCTCAGCGGTCGCTCGAACAAGCAGAAGCCGCCGGGGATGAACACGTCATCGCTGTAGATCGGCTCTGGCTCGAAAGACTCGGCCGCGACCTCGACAAGATCAAGCACGTCGCTTGAAACCCACACGGGGTCACCTTGCTCGGTGTGCGCCATGACGCCCTGGAGCTGCGAGGTAAGCGCCTCGATCGGGCGCTCGCGATCATCGCTGCGCGGAATCATCCGTTCGGTGTCGTCGTCCCACCGCGGCGCTTCGAGCAACTGCTTAACGAAATCGCTCATGTATTCCTGCCCGCGCAGCGTGCGGTAGCTATGCACGAGCGCGGTCTGCGCGTCGAGCGCTGCATCCCACCCGTGGCTCACAGCGCCACCTGCCGAGCCTGACGACGAGCGCGGCGCGTGCGCGGGTGTCGGCGCTCGCGGCGTGCGATCACAGCTACGCGGTCAACGGCGACCAGCGCGGTGACGGCCGTGAGAAGCCCCGCCACGTACAGCAGCGGGAACGAATCCGGCGCGTAGTGGCCGATCGCCACTTTGCCGAGCATGCACAGGCCGCCCCACAGCAGAACGACGGCGAGCAAGAGGCCGCGCAGGCGGCGGCGCTTGTCTCGCGCCGGAATCCCTCGGTCCATCGTCTACCTCCATCAGTCGGTTGCCCGATGGAGTATAGCAGCGTTCGGTTGCTCTATGCAAGTCGCCGCAGCTCACGCCACGCGCGATGCGCGAGGCTGAGGATCGCCATGTCGATAAGCGCGCCGCCGAGCATCCCGGCGAAGATGCGCCCGGCGCTACGCTGCTGTCCGGTGTTGTTCATCGGTCCTCCTGAATGTTTGGATCATCGCTGCTGGGCTTTTGCCCGCGAAGTCCTCGGGGTTGATTTCCACATGTCGCTCGCGCCCGCGCTGAAGCCACTCGGCCAGCCTAGTCGCCTGTGAAGCATCCAGCTCGGTGAACTCCTCGTCCACGTCGATGCGTCCCTCGCGGATCAGCGCGCCATCTAGCGCATCACGGTTGTTCGTCGTCATCACCGTGATCATGCCGTGCGGCGTCCAGATGCCATCGAGCGCGTTCAACATCGCGGCGACTGATGACTTGCTCACCTCGTCGGTCCGCTCGGTAGTGGCATGAGCAGTGTCCACGTCCTCCAGCAACAGCATTGATCGCGGTGGCACCTCGCTGACTAGCGCGAGCAGGTCCGCATCCTTTTCGAGGTCGCCCAGCGGCAGGTAGAACGTCGGCATCCCGTGCTCGGCGGCAAGAGCGCGCGCGAGGCTCGTCTTGCCGGTGCCGGGCGCTCCATGGAACAGGTAGCCTCGGTGCCACGGCTGGCCGTCAGCGGCATACTGCTCCTCCGAGTGCAGGAACGTCGTGAGGTCATCGCACAGGCGCTCAAGCTGGCCATCCTTTAGCACCACGCTATTGAGCGAGCGTGGTGGCAGATCGCGCCTCCTATTCCAATCCCCGCCCCATTTCGAGGGGATATACAACGGCGGTGGCCCGGGCGTTGCGGACTTCGCCTGCGCGAGGCGCGCAATCATGGCGATGATTGCGTCACGCCCCGCTGGCGTCTTCGATGTGAACATGATCGTCTCGATCAGTCGTTGCCAGTTCTCGGGCACGCGCGCGCTTCCGCCGGGGATCTCTTCTCGCTTGATGCCGACCGTAACGGCATGCCCGTCGAGGTTCACCTGTTGCTCTCGGCTGCCGTCGTAGAGCAGGCGCACAGTGGGTGGGGGCACATCCTCATTCTCGTGGTAGGCGCGCCCCTCGAACGGGCGCGCCGTAGTCGCGATGAGCGCCTTGCGATCGTTCTCGCTCATCTGCGACAGCACCCACTCGTGCAGGTCGGTGTACACGTCGTCGGTGCCCGCGATGCTGACGGTGAAGTTCTCGCGCTCGGTCAGCTTGGCCCAGGCCCATTTGACCGCGGGCGCGGCGGTCTGCGCGAGCGCCAGCGCGCCTACCACCTGCGGCGCGAAGCGACCGCCATAGCGCTGCATGATCATCATCAGAGTCGGGTCGATCAGCGACTTCGACTCGCGGCCGTCAGACGGCGGCATTCGCACCTCCAATTGCTTGCGGGCGCGACGATAGCGCCGCCGTCGGCGGATCGCTAGCCATGACGTGCTTGTAGATCACGCGGTCGAGCTCGTCGCTCACCAAGTCCCGCGGCCCATCACGGATGATCTCCTTCGCGCACACCAGCTCCATGTAGGCAGTCCTGTCGAGCCCTCGCCGACGTGCCGCCTCATCGACAGCCGCGAGCACGTCCGGGTCGAAGCGCAGGTTGATGCGTCGCTTGGGCGTGCGCGCCATCAGCGCTCGATCGGGTTGAACACGCGCCCCGCATCAGTCTCCAGCCCTTTCGCCAGGTGATCGGGGATCTCCACCGTCAAGGACACGCGCTGGCCGTAGGGGTCGAGCCGTACGGCCCTGCGGATGATCCCCTCGCCGGTCTTGCGGCCGCTGGCGTCCTCCATCGGGAACGAACGGCCCACCATCGAGCGGCAGTCACCGCGGCTGAAATGATCGTAGCCCTGTTCGGGCGCGTTTACGATGATCACGCGCTCAGCCACGGAGCTCCAAGCAGCAGCGACCCTCGTGGGGGTCGATCGTGCGCGGGCTGGCCGGAAAGCGACCGCCGTAGGGGCACGTCTCAACGCCGTCCACGACCGTGATGCAGTGCAGTCGGTGGTAGGTGCGCCCGAAGCGGTCGAACCAAATGCCGAGGTTGGGATTGGGGCAGTCCTCGGCGTGAGGGTGATCGAAGTGGGGCGGCTCGGCCGCGATCGGCGGCGCGGGCTGCCCACAGCAGGTGTACAAGCGTACTTGTACAGCCGCCACATCGAGCGCAAGCTGCTCAGGCAATCTCGCGCCTCTGCTCGCGCAGGTTGTAGGCGAGCGCGCTGTGCGCCAGGCTCATCAGCGCGTCGCCCTCGTTGGCGTAGCGTTCGGCGTCGGCTTCGCTGGCTCGCTGGCGCTCCTCCAGTGTGTCTCGGCGGCGACGGCGTAGCTCGGCCTCCTCGTGCAGCCGAACTTCCTGCTCGCCGCGACGCGGGCACGTCTCGCCGCAGATCGCTCCCTCCGCGTGATTATGCTTCGCCGTCGCCACGGGCCTCCTCGCGCGGCACCGAGCGCAGCAGGATCGGCTCGCCGTTGGTTGGGCAGGGTGCCCAGTGCGTGTAGACGATGCCCGTCTCGATCCCCTGCACAGCGCCGTGGTGGACGGGATAGGTCAAGGGTTTGAAGACGATGCCCTCGTGCCCGTCGCCGTGACAGCGCGGCGCTTTGTCGCGCCACACGTCGGCCCACGTCGCCATCGTGCAGGAGTAGTCGCACGACTCGCCGTAGATCGTCGCGCCCTCGCGCGCGTCTGTGCGCAGTCCCACGCGCTCACGCAGCGTGCCGACGACTTCGCGGCCGAGACGGTCACCTGGCCGCACACCGTGGACGCGCAGCACGCGACCCTCGGTGTCCTCGTATTCGCGCCCGACGGTCGGCAGTGATGTCGCCGCCGGTCGCGTGACCCTCGCACCCTCTGCTACCTCAGTCACCCGCCGCCTCCATTCGCTTGATCGTGATCGTCTCGTGACACCGAAAGCAGTGCCCGGTTGCTTCGCCGTGCTGGGCTGCTAGGCGCAGCAGCTCGGTGTGCGCTTCGTGCGGCTGGCCGTCCGCACACAGGCGGCCGCCGACGACCTGGAGGCCCAGTCCACTGAGCGAGACGCCCATCAGCTCGCCGTGAGCGCACGCACGCGCCATTCCTGGGTGCCGTTGACCTCGATGCTGGGATGATGGCCGAGCATCGGCCCGACGTGCTGCGTGCAGGTATGCGTAACCGCCGTCTCGCTACGGTCGAGCTCGTCGGTCAGCTCGAACTCGCCGTCTTGGTCGCACGGCTCCTGCGTAGCCGGGTCGATGTAGCAACACATCAGCACGTCCATCAGAACACCTCCCGTCGTGGATCGAACTCGATCTGAAACGTCTCGCTGCCCGTCGGTGAGCCGCCGCCCGGATCGCACTCGTGCTGCACGTTCCTGATGTCCCACGGGCCGACGTGTACGTCGAGCCGAGCTTGGCAGTTGGAGCAGAACAGCGTCACGCGCAGGCGCATCGGCCGCGGCGGATACGGCCGCGGCGATCGCATCCCAGCTCGCTCTGCCAGCGAACTCATGTGAACACCATGCCGAGCGTCGCGAATGCCTTGTCCTTTGGCTGCTCGGGGGTATCGAGTGCGTGCAGGTAGTCGCCTACCGCGTGCGTGAACTTCAGCAGCTCCGCGTCGTCCACGCCCTCGATGCGTCCGCCGTGCTTCTTGCCGTTGATGACGAACACGATCTGCGCGTTCCAGCCGGGGCGATGGGACGCGCGGCTGATGTCCAGCTCCAGGCGCACATCGCCGGGCACTTGCACTTCGGCTGGCGCGGGCAGGGGCGCGAGCTCGGCGCTGGGCTCGATCAGCGCGGCGATCAGCGGTGCGGCTCCTGCGCCCATCAGTCCGGGGCCCTCATGCGCTCGGGGTGATCGCGAGCGAAGGCAAGGAACTGCGCGACCGTCCTCGCCGCCTCATCGTGGCACTCCCGGTCGCCCTGCACGGTGTACTCGTGCAGGGCCGTCTCGGCGTACGTGTCGCTTGCGCGCAGCACGAACACGGGCTCGTCAGGGGGGAATGTGGTCGGGTGATCGGCCAGTACGCGCTCGGTGATCTGACCCACGGTCGTGTCGGCGTCTGCGTTCCACGCCTGCTCGATCGCGTCGGCCAGCATCCCCCGCAGCTCCTCCTCGGTGAACAGCCTCATCGGCCCTCCCGAAGCGACGGGATGCGACGGGATGCACGACGCTGCGCGCGCAGCTCTCTCAGGTGACGCGTGGCGATCACGCGTCCGTCGGGCAGCTCGCGCACCGTCAGCGCGCCGGGGAAATACAGCTCTGTCTCGGATTGACTACCGGGATCTCGACGGTCGTGCCCACTGCGCACCTCCAACTCGTTCAGGCGAGTGTACATACGCTTACGGTCGAGCGCTACTCCTCGGGCAGCTCGACCCCGCTCAGTCCGCGCAAAGCATCTGCGCGCACGCCCTCGCTGATGCGCACCGTCATCGCGTGCGCTGCGCGCGACAGGCGACGTGCGTCGTCGCGCGCCTTGCGCAGCCCGAACAGGCAGTCCTCGACGCCGCCAGCATCGCGCGCCTCGATCAGCGACATGCGCACGTCCTCCAACGTAGGGACACGCCCACCGCGACTATCACCGTCGAGCATCCAGTCAATCTGCTCGCATGCGGCCCGTATCCGTGCAGTGGTCCCCCTCATGCGACGGGGAATCTACACCATCATGGCGGGCGTGTTCGAGACCTGTTTCGCGGGCGCGATCGCGATGAGATAGCTGTCGTAGGCGACTTTTGTCTGCCGCGTGAATTTGATGTTGCCCGTCGCGCCCACAGCGGCTTGCGTAGCCGTCCACACCTGCTCGTTGGTGCTTTCTCCTTGTTGCGCAAAGCCTGTAACTGTCGTCGGCGTCTGCGTGCCGCCCTCGATCCACAGCAGCAGCGTGTTGGCAACCGTCGTCGTGATGCCTGCTGTTTCGGATTCGAGCGCCGTGGTTTTCGACGTCTCGGTCCACGACGAGGACTGTGCGTTGATCGGCGCAGCTTCGTTATACGTGCCCGTCTTGATCAACACGTACATCAGGTCAAGCGTCGTAGAGACACTCGCGCTGACCGACGGGTTGAGGTCTTCGCTCCCTACGCCTGTCACCAGTTTGCGGTAGTAGATCGCATAGGTGTTTTCGCGTTCGCTGGCTTTGATCGTCGTCAACAGCGTCCAGCCCGTCGGTCCCGTCATCGTCGCGGCGACGTTCGACATGGAGGCAATGAGGATGCCGAAATCTTTCGGCAGAGCGCCGGTAGGTGCAGTCACGCTGAGCGACGTGACGCTGCCTTTTTTCGCCGTGCTAGGAGTTCCGCGCAGTTCGATGGCCACAAGGCAACCGTACCCGCGACTCTCGAAAGTGCTGCGTGCTCGCTATGCGTCCGGAGCCGGAGAACCGCCGGGTCGCCCATCCTGCGCCTCATACGAGTGACGCACCCCAGGGCACCCCCCATACGTGCCAGACCAGGCCGAACTCGGGCAACGGCACCGTGCCGATGAAGCGCAACTGGCGTTCACCGCCGTCGGCGGTGTCGGCGCACCGTGGAATCGGGTGGCCGGTCCCGGTGATCAGGAACCATCGCGTCTTGGTCTCGGCCTCGGTGTCCACTTCGGCCCACAGCGACACGCTGCCGGGATCGCGCGGTCGCGCGCCGACGCTGACAACGCGAGCGCCCTCGGTCATCTCGATCGGCTGCGGCTTCTCGCTCGCGGCCACCTTGTATCGGTGGATTGTCTTCACCGTGCACCTCCTGTTTCGTGCGCCCACCGAACGTGGACACGGGTGATCACGGGCACCCTGCCCGCAAGATTGGACTCGACGCTCTTACGCGTGGCGTCCTGCTCGGGCGGCATCAGCCAGAGCCACAGGCGTTTGCGCCGATCTGCGGTGAGCGTCACGTTGATCTGGCGCACGTCCGGGATCTCGTCGGCCTCGACACTGACGCCACGGCCGCAGAGCTTGCGGGCTGCGGTCTCGACATCCCTCAGCGTGTAGAGAGTGCCCGACCACGCCAGCGTTGCGTACTCCAAGTCAGACAGCTCACGCGGCACGCGCGACGACCTTTTCCAGCTCGCGCGCAGCGGCACGCTCGTCCAGCGCGTGGAGCTCCGTGCGCATGCGCTCCTCGCGCGAGCGTCGCAGCCGCGCGGCCGCGGACTGCTTCAGCGCTTGGACCTCGGCCTGCATTGCCGCGACGGCCTTCTCGCGGCAGCCAAGCAGTTCAGCGATCGCCAGCGCGCGCTCGACAGGGATGTCGTCCTCCTTCACGGAGCGGTTGCCGTACTGGTTCGACTTGCTGAGCAGTTGCCAACGTGCGCGACGCTCTGGTTCGTTCCACGGCTTGCTCGTGTCGTAGCGGATCGCTACCACGTCGCTCTCGAAATCCTCATCCTTCGCCATCGCCGCCGCCTTTCCGCTCGTTGACTTGATCACGCGCTTCACGGATCGCTTGAGCAATCAGCCGCTCGCTGCTGAACGGCCGGTCGTCACCTTCGGCACGCGCTGCATCAGCCCGCTCCAAGAACGCAATCGCTGCCTCGGGATCAGCGCCCGAGCCGATGAACGCGGTGGCCGCCATGACAGCGGCGTCCTTGAGGTAAGGCATCACGTCGAGCAGCGTTATATCGGCCGACTCCGGTATTCCCTCCATCAGGCGCGGCGCTCCTGCTTGCGAACCAGTGTGCCGATCGTACGCCTCGCTCGTGTGTCCGGGATCTCGATCGCTGCTTCACCGTGTGCAGCAGCCTCTGCGCCGGTGCTGAATAGTTCGATCGGACTCTCGTAGTCGAGGATTGCGTTGATCTCTGCGGCACTGAGGCGTCCGTCGCTTGCCGCGAGGCGCAGCGCGAGAGAGTGCGTCATGTCATGGCAGCCTGCCCATCCGGCGCAGACGCGGCCGTCCTGCTGATGGCAGAGGAACAGGCCGAACGGCTGGGACGGCGTGTCCTCGTCGTACTGCGGCAGCTTGCTGTACTCGGATCGCGCCCACACCCCGGACGAACAGTCGCGGCGATATGGGCATGATCCACAGGGCCGGATGGGTGCGCGGTTCATGCGCCGGTGTCCATCAGCGCCTTACGTTCCGCAGCCGTGGACCGCGAACTGCTCCTCCTCGGGGCCATCGTCTACCTCCATCAGTCGGTTGCCCGCGACAAGCTATCAAATGCTGCTCAGGGATGCAAGTGTTAGCCTCGCGGCTGGAACCCCAGGATGATCAGTCCCTCGCTACGAATGTGCTCGATGCAGCGGAACTCGCAAGTCTCCATCTCGCGCAGGGCAAGCTCCTCGGGAGTCTCGCCGTCGCGGCGCACAACCGACTTGATCGTCAGCGCTCTGCCTAGCTCAGAGCAACCCGCGATCGAGCATGGCTTGTCCACGGTACAGACGTGCCCGGTGCCGACGGGCCACGAACCGACGATCCCGGTCGTGTAACGCTCCCCACACCAGTTGCAGGTGATATGCAGGAAGCTCATGTCAGCTTGGGCTCGATGACCAGCGTCAGGCCGGGTCCGATCTCGAACACGATGCCGTCGCTCAGCGGTGCCCAGTCGCGCGCCACCTTCTCCAGACCGCCCATGCTTAGCCCGAACGTGCGCAGGCGCGTCAGCACTTCGGCGAAGCGTAGATCGTCGTGGCTGAACATCGCAGGCTTGCCCGAGCCGTCGGCCTCGCGCGTGACGCGCAGGAGGCCGCGGGCCATCCAGCTATGGAGCGTGCGGTACTCGACCCCACAGAGCCCGGCAACCTCGGGCAGCGTGTACAGCATGCCGCTCACGAGCAGACCTCGAACTCGACGCGCCAGACCGCAGCGTCGGGATTCCACTTGCTCCAGCCGTTGATCGCCATGAAGCCCAGCATGAACTCGGTCACGGACGCAAAGCCCTCGGCGAGGGCGTCGTCCAACATCAGGTAGTCGATCGGCACTCGCTCACATGACGTGACGCGCGCCCGACCGATGTTGGGAATGCCACGGCCGGGGTTGACCGTGAACTCCTTGCCGCGCTCGTAGCGGCAGCCGAAGCGATACCACGGCGAGCGCTTGTTCTCCGAGCACAGGCGGCGCGTGACGGTCTTCTCGCCCGCCATGACCTTTTCGGCAAGGTCTTTGCGGAAAATCATTGCGGGATCGGCACTCCGCAACACCCGTCGCAGCCATGTACGCCGATGCCGACGAGCTCGTCGTATTCGAGCGCGCGCGCCATGCTGTCGGGATCGGGGTGGCCGATCCGGTGCGGACACATGCGCTCGAAGATGCCCTTTTCGTCGCGCCACTCCAGGGGCCAGTCGCGCATGTGGTGATCGCTCGGTTTGTGAATCGGGCACGCCCCGACGCACTCGTCCTCGGCGTGGACGTTGAGCAGCTTTGTGCCGTTGGCTAGCTCGAAGTCAGCCAAGGATCAGAATGAATTCGAGGAGTCCCCAGGCCAAGAAGCTCACTACCCACACCCACTCGAACAACGAAACTGTTCTGAGGCGTGCCCCCATCCGCCAGGCCACGAGACATTGGAGGAGCTTGTGGTGATCTCTGCGCAAGAGCCACATCCAGATCGCGGCCGAGATCCCAGCGACGAGCGGCGAATGGTGCCTCCACCACAGCAACGACACCCCGAGCCACACCATGTCCAGGATCAACTCCAGCACGAGCAGCACGAGACACGCGGGCGGCCGCTGAAGGCGACGCAGCCGCGGTAGTCGAAGCGCGATCGCGGCGCTGCTCACGACAGCCACCGGATGATCCATTGCACGTCGCCGATCACGCACGACGGCCCGAACAGGGCGAGGCGCAGCCATGCCCACCACGGCATCGCTGCGAGCTTGTCGATCACAGGCCGCGCTCCCGCGCCTCGGCGACGGTCAGTTCGCGCTGGCCGTCGTTGCCGTGCGGGTCGGGGACAAACACACCGCTGCCCCCGCCGCCCGCTGCGATCGCTTGCTGGCGATTCAGCTCAGCCGCGCGCAGCACCCGCTCGTCCTCGCCCGCGTTCTCGATCCACACCAGCTCATACCCGTCAGGGTAATGCGCGTCGTAGCGGGCGGTGTTGCCCGCGCCCGCGGGCGGCACGCCGGGCATGTAGGGCAGCACGCCGATATCCATCTGCGCGAAGCTCTCGTTGCTGGAGTAGTGCGAGGCAAGCAGCGTGCCGTCCTCGGCCAGCGCCACGACGGGGCCGCCGAGCTCGGTCCACATCGGCAGATTGCAGAAGCAATAGATGATTGGCTTGCTCATATCTTCTCCCGTGGCTGCTGAGGGAGGGCGGCGAGACGAAGAACGCGGCTATCGGGCTTCAAGTTGTGCCGAGCAGCATTCTCACCGAGCGCGAGGTGGATGTATTCGCTGTGAGGCGGCTTGAAAAGGATCTCGGAGACGAGCTCGAATACCCCGCCGTTCCACAGCCGGTCGCCCTTCTCGATCTGATCGGCTCGCACTTCTTCGACCGTACGCTCCGCCTCGCTCGGCTCCCGTCCGGTGGGGGCGGCGAAGTGTGCCTTCAAGTAGCGCATACGCTCTTGACAGGGCGGCCAATCTGCAAGTGGAAGCGTGCAGCGTGCAAGCTCATCGAGAACGTCGCTCAGCTCCCAGGGAGCGGTGGCCTCCAGGGCGGCGCGTAGCGGCGCAAGGATCATCTGTACTTCAGGATCGACGTCCCACTCCGTGCGCTTCGCGACGTCTATGGCCTCGCTCAGCGCCTCCTTCAGCGCTCGCTCTCGCTCCGAGAAGAAGTCGCGAGCACCGTCCCACATCGAGACGCCGAACTGACGTACCTCCTCGCCGGTCATGTTCGCCACGTAGGCGCTGTCGTAAACGCGCTCTCGCGCCTCCCGCTCCTGGCTTGTCAGTGGCTCCGAGGCCCGCTCTCGCTCCGACTCGGGCCGGGCTTGCTCGTAGGCGGCGAGACCCGCGGCGAAGTGCTCGCGCTCGGCGACGTGACTGGACTCCGGCAGCTCGTCCCAGGGTTGAATCGTTCCGTACCCGGCAACGCGCACGTAGGACGCGCGGACGCTTTCGCGATGCGCCTTCGCCGCCGCCTCTAGAGCTTGGTTGTGCTCGCTAGGCATGTTCGGTCTCTCGTTCGCGTTGCGCCTTGATCTTCCACTGGTGAATGTGCGCCGAGTCGACATCGATCAGCGAAGCAACGGAGCGCTCCGTGCGTCCCCCGGTCAGTAGCTTCAGCGCGAGTAGTGCACGACGACGGCGAGCCCCGCGCAAGCTGGCTTCGAGTCCGCGAATACGCTCGTGCTCCTCACGCAAACGTCTTCCCAGCGCGCGAAGTGAGCTTTCGCTCGGTGCTTGGTTGTGCTCAGGCATCGGCCCCTCCGATCAGGATGTCTGCCGCCGCCTTGTTGAGCTGCTGGATCGACTTGACCGAGCCATGGCGATAGCGGCAGATCGTTCGTGTGCGGGCGCGTTCGCTTGGCAGGAGCATGCAGGACTGGTCGCAGCCGCAGTAGCCCAGCGCTGTCAGCTTGCCGAGCTGTGTCGCGTTCAGGCCGTCTCGCCGATCGGACGGCCAGCGCGATGTGCAGCCAGAGCGTCGGCAACGCCGGTGAGCTGGCACCTCTGTTGCCGGTGCGCCACTCTCCTCGAACAGCACGATGCGACTACTGCACGCAGCCAGCACAGGTTCAGCCGGATTCGGCATGTGCATCACGCCAGCGCTGCGCCCGCTGCCGCCGGTGGCGTGCCAGCTCGCATCGCGGTCATAGGCCCAATCCAGCCGGATTGTCTCCCTCTCGCACCAGCTCATGCGCTCGGCTCCAGAGAGGGACCGCCGAAGATTTCCACGACGCGATCGACGTGCTCGGGCGACAGTTCGAGCAGCACCGGGCATCGACAAGCACAGCCCGCGGCCGTGAAGTGCGCTTGGTGGCCGCAGTGGCCGCACTTGCCTTCGCCGCGGCGCAGATGCGCGATGTCGGTGTTCGGGTCGTAGCGGCCGTTGCCGCGCACCAGCGCGCCCCACTGACCGTCGGCGCTCACTTCGGCAGCTCCGTAGATAGATCAGCCAGCGGATGCGACGCAGGGATCAGCTCAAACGGCCGCGGCGCGACGGCCGAGTCGGACACGTTGTGGCGGCAGTCCACCAGCGGCGCGCTCCAGAATTCGCGCACGCATCCACAGCTCGGACACCAGTAGCGCTTCTTCTCAGCCATCAGCCGCGCCGTCGGCGTCGCTGCTCATTGCGTTGCCCTCCTCACGCTTCTGCGCCAAGCTGGCGAGGAGCCCGCGCGCGATGCGCTGGCCCTTGGTGCCGTCCTCGGGGATCTCCTCCAGCGGCCTCTCCAGGTTCTCGATCAGGTCGCGCCACGCGGCGTCGGGGCGATCCTCCGCGGGCAGCGCGAACAGGCGCAGCGCCTCGACGGCCTCCTCGGGCGGCGTGAAGTAGATCGTGCAGTAGGTGGGGTCGAAATCGTCGTCTTCGTCGCATACGTAGTTCTCCAGCGCGGGCAGCCGGTAGGTGATGATGCAGCCGGTGCACGCGCACGCCGGGCTCGACGGCTCCTCGCAGATGTAGCGCGTCGCCTTGACCACGCGCCCCGTCCTGTAGAGGCGCTTGTCGCCGATCGTCGTGTTCGCGAACGTGTAGCCCTCGGGGATCTCCTCGTCGCGTTTCAGTTCGACCGTCTCGGGCGTGTCGTACTCCTCGGTGTGATGCTTGCACTCGGCGGTGCCCCACTTCGGGTCCATTTCGCAGCCGCATTCGCGGTTGCCGCCGCCGTTGCGCGTGTAGACCGCGATCAGCGCCTCGCCATCCTCCAGCGTGACGTACGCATCGCGGAAGCGGCCCACGTCGTGGATGTTGGTGAATCCCGCGAGGCGCAGGAGCAGCCCCGACGCGGGGTTGGTGCCGTGCAGCATGTTGTAGAGGCCCATCGTTCACTCCCTCGTAGCAGACTCGAATGCTACGCAGTAGCAAGCCGGGTCTGGATTGTGGCATCGGCCGCGGTAGTGGAAGCCTCGCGGGTGGTGGCAGCTCGCGCACGACTCGGCGAGCGCGGCGTCGCCGCGCTCCATAGCCAGAGCGCGGTTGTGCTGCTCGACCACCAACACCGCCAGACCGAGCATCCCGGTTGTGCCCAGGATCGGGTCCTCCTCGCTCGCCTCATCGCCGTGCATCGTGTGGATGTTGCCGCCGTCGCCGACGCGCCAGCGCAGCGACATGACCTCCTCGATCCGCTTGCCTGGCACAACGCGGAGATTCAGCTCGGCGCGTGACGGTCGCCAGAGCGCATCGAACAGCGCCGACTTGCAGACGTAGAAGTTGCGACCCAGGATTCCAGGGCGCGCTTTCACAAGCCAGTCGTCTTGGTGCAGCAGCTCGCGCCCCCTCGGCGTCGAGATTTCCATCGAGCCGACGGCCGTCAAGCACGCGATCATCCACCCGGCCCATTCCGAGATCGCCTCGGCGTTCTCGCCGGTGTACTGCATCGCCTCGATCGCCCCGTAGGACGTGAACGGCTGCGGTGCCATGGTCGGATCGGTCTTGGCGTCGCTCATTCCGACTCCAATGCGCGTGTCAAGCACTCGCGGAGCTGGCGCTTCATGTCGTCCACGTATCCCTGACGCACCTCCGGGTACATCTCACGCACGAGGGCTGCGGGCTGCTGGAAAAACGTACCCTGCGCATACGTCCATGCGCGCTCGACCATCTTCTCCGTCACCTGGAGCTGGCCGATCGTCACCGGCACCATCTGCGTCCAGCGCTCGGGCGGTCCCTCCTCCAACTGACGCGGCGTGAGCCACATCGGCCCCTGTCCATTGTGCGCGCAGTACGGCTGCTCCATACGCTCGCGCAGCCACTGGCCGACAAAGCCACAGTGCGGGCAGCCGATGTGCTGCCACTCGGGGCTCAGCGCCTGCGCCACGTCCGTCTTCACCTTGGAAACCGTCATGCCTTCAGCCTCAGCAGTTCGGCTTGCAGGATGCGCCCGGCGCGGTTGAGGCGGAACGTGCCGTCCTCTATTCCGTGGCGCATCCTGTCCTGCGGGGTGAGCCGCGGCCGTCCGTAGTCCCACAGCACGCCGTTGAACTCCAGCAGCGTCTCGTATGCCCAAGGTCGCCGGACGCGTTCGGCCTTGCGTGATCCGGCCCCGCGCTGCTCATCGGCGCGCTCGACCAGCTCGTCCACCGTGCGCCACTCGCCGTCGCTCGCCATGAGCAGCGCGCGCTGTTTCGTCGTCAATGTTTCTGCCCTCTTGCTCATATTCCAACCTCCACCGGATCAGCTCCGATCGCTCTCGTGATAGCCACTGCGACGCGGTAGGTCACGCGCTGGCGCGTGATGCCCTTGCCGCCATCGGGTGAGAGTCCAAGCGAACGTCGCAGCCGCACCGTGTCCGGCCTGCCACTGCGATCGCGCCAGCCGAGGTCAAGCACAATGTCGATCTCGTCGCGCCCACGACTGCGCGCACGCAAGTACGCCTGGCGAAGCGCCTCGTTGGAAATCAGCTCGTTGGGCGAATCGTGCCTCAGTCTTCCCATGCCACGGGCCTTTCAGCGAGCATGAACAGCGCATCGCCGATGTAGACGCCCGAGCCCGCCGGAAAGCACACCACGGCCTCGACCTCGAACGGGACCTCGATCTGCGGGTGCTCGCCGATCTCCAGCACGATGCCGCGGTAGATGCGCAATGGCTGGCCCTGATGCCCCCCCCCTTGACCTTTGCGAGGATCGGCGACGCTGATGCCCTGCGGTCCGAGCTGGAGCACCATCAAGCCGCCCTGATGGGGCGCGTCTTGCCGGTGGACCTCGCCGCATGAGGCGCAGCGGTCGCTCGGGTCCTCGGGTTGCGGGATCGGCTGAACCGCGATCCAGCCGGGCATCGGATGAGGATGCACGAGCTTGCGTGACGAACTCTCCACCGGGCTACTCGTCGTCGGCGAGCTGCGTCAGGGTGAACTCCCACCCCATGACGCGCGCCGCGGGCTCACCTGCCTCCATGCAGTCCTTGATGCCTTTTGTGCCCCAGTTCGCCGCCACGGCCAGCGCGCGCTCGGTCTGCACAACGAGGGCTTGGACGATGCCCATCGCGTCACCGAAGTTGCCCTCGACCGTGACGACTACGCCGCCCTCGTGGGCCTCGATAAAGCCCGGCTGGGCGACCTCGATGCGGTACTTCCTACGCGTCTGCTCTGCTAGGTCCATCTCGCACCTCCAGTAGCTTCGGTTGCCTCGCGCAAGCTATCAAACGCTGCTCACGGCGTCAACTGCGCTCGGTGGCGATCGGCTTGCCGTCGGGTCCGAGCAGGATCAGCCCGACCGTCACGCGGCGACTGGCCCGGCGTTCGAGGGCCTCCACGATGACGTGCCCGTGGGGCTTCTTGTGGCACACGACGAGCAGGTGCGGATTGGACGCCACGACGCGTTTCACGTAGTCACGCTGCGCTTGGTTCATACGGGCGACGAGAGTCGAACTCGCATCCCACAGGTTAAAAGCCCGGGGCTCTACCAGTTGAGCTACGCCCGCGAGTGAGACGCGGCGGATGCAACGGCCGGTTTTCGTCTGACTCGCGGGATCATTGCCGCCAAGAATAGCGAGGCCCGGTCGTGGACCGGGCCTCGCGGTAGTTCAGGCAGAACGACAAGCAGGCTACTCGTCGCCGCTGCCGCCCTCGCCGCCGCCGCCGGACTCGCCGCCCGAGCCGCCGTCGCCGCCCGTCTCGACCGTGGCGTCGCCGCCGTCGGTGTTGACCTCGACGCCCGCGCCGCCGTCCCCGCCGTCGCCGCTGCCCTCCTGCTCATCTCCAAGCATGTTGCTCTCTCTTTCCTCGTGACAGAACTGGTTCGGTGCAGCCTAGCGGCCATAGCAGCGTCGGCCTGCCTCGACCGTCCGCTGCTCTGTGAGGGTCAGCCATGCCCGTGCGTTGAGCAGATAGACGCGACCGTCGCGCATATCCATCAACCGCACGAAGCGCCTGCGCCGCTGCGCCCGCACCATGCGGCGACTCCAGCGGCGCAGCGACCCGGCGACGATGAAGCCTTCGCCGCCGCCGAGACTGATCGCCACGTATCGCGGGCGACCGAACACGCTACGCGCCGACGGACTCCAGCGGGAGGACCATGCCGGTGAGAGCGGCGTTGCCGGTGACGAGCTCTTTGAGCACGTTGTCGGCCTCTTCTTTGGTGCCGAACGCCTCCTCCTGCGTGCAGCCGTAGGCGTGGCACTCCAGCTTGTTGTCCACCGTCTCGTACGTGTAGACGATGAACTTGGACTCGCCCATGGCGGGTTCCTTTCAATGCGAGCGCGGTCGTGCGGACCGCGCCGATGGACAGAGACGCTTTCGTAGGGGGGAGGATATTATCCTCCCCGCAAGTCAGGTCGTTACAGACCCGTGGTGCAGGAAGCCGTGAAAGTCGCCCTGCTGGATCGATCCTGCGCCCGCGCTGCACGTCTGGCAGGACTTGTCCACATGCACCGTCTCGGGCTGCGTTGGATCGCCGTGGCGACACCAGCAGTAGTGCTCGTTGTCCTCGGGCGAGCCGCAGTTGGTCGCGCGCCGGTCGATGTGCCAGTGGCCGCTCGGGATGACGCACACGAGCGCGCGCCCGTCGGGTCCGGTCCTACCGTACCCGCAATCGAACAGCGCGCCGATCGGCAGTTTCGTAACGACCTCGCCCGTCGCAGGCTGTCGATACTCCGCGCGCGTGTGCGCGCTGCGATCGCTCGCTGGCTGCCCGCACGTCGCGCACTGCGTCGGCCACGGGCCGTCCCAGCGCAGAATCGACTCGTCCTTCGGCAGCGACTGCATCCCACAGTCCACCGTCGTCTCGTGCTCGTTCAGGCACTCGACCGTGAGCCAGACGTGCACGCGGCCGGTGGGCTCCCACCATGTGCACGGCCAGCTCATAGCGATCTCCACACGCCACGTTCGAGGTAGCCGTGCCAGAAGTCGCCCGGTCCTTTGATTTCGCCAATCAGCGCGACGGCGGGCACGACGAGGCCGCCCATGACCGAACCACCCACGGTGATCGAGCCGTCACCATGGATGGTGACGATGTGCCGGTTGCCGTTGCGATCGTCCTCGTTGACCCACAGCTTTGTCGTGGAACCGTCGGGGCAGCAGACGAACCACTCCCATGAGCCAGGTTTCGTCGGCTCGGAGCCGTGCGTGATGTAGCAGCGGCCGTAGTCGCCCGGCTTGATCTCGCCGTCGGCCGCGCGACTCAGCCACTCGTTGTCCGGCACACGCTCGCCGTCGGTCGTCGTCATACCGACCGCCAGACGCCGTGCTCCAGCCAGCCATGCCAGACCTCGGCTCCGTCTTTGCCGCCGTACACGAGAATCGACGGCGAGACGGTGATGGTGTCGTCCTCGTGCTCTACGACCTCGTGCGCGCGGAAGTTGCAGAGGTGGCCGTTTGGCGTGCAGCCGTACCAGTCAAAGCCGCCATCGTCGCTGTGCGGCACGCGGCCGTACGCGCCGGGCTGGAACGGATGCGCGGCGATCTCGCCGTCGGCCAGGCGTTCGCCCGTCATCGCGTTATGCCATACATGGCTGTGAGTTTCGGACGCTCCAAACTCTGCATTACCAGTTCGCCGCCAGCTCGAACTCGTAGTCGCCCTGCGTCTCGCTGCCGGTGGCCCAGCGCCACGCGAGGACGACGTTGCGCCAGGCGTGGCGCACGTAGCTCTCGGAGTAGTGGCGCTTCGGCTCGTACGCGCGCGAGGGCAGCAGGGCGTAGAACAGCGCACAGCCGACCGCGCGCAGCCGCAGATGTCGCCCGCGGCGGATCGGGCGTGCGGACCAGCGCCCGAGCGGTTCGGACTTGCGAGCGTGCTGCGCGCACAGGGCCTGGACGCGCTCGTCGGGGAAGCACACGCAGCCGCGGTCCATCTCGCAGACGTAGGCGGCCGCGTAGGGGCAGCCGTCAAAGCGACAGCGCATCAAATCTTCCAAATCGGCAGATTTCGAGCACTCACAACACGCACGGCTTCATCGTGACGGCCACCACCACTCGATGTCAACGTGGTCGGCTGCCTCGGCGAACGCCTCGATCAGCACTCTTGCCAGACGCCTCGCACGAGCCAGCCGTGCCAGCCATCGGGCGCGTCGTGAATCGAGGGGTGCGCCGTGATCGAACCGTCCTCCTGCTCGGTCCAGGTCCAGTCGGCCGCGTCGAGTCGTCCTTGCACACCGCTCGGGAGCACGACCCACAGAGCGCCGCCCGTCAGCCCGTAGTCCCCGGCTTTGCGCTGCTTGTGGTGGAACTCGCCGTCGGGGATTCGTGTGCCCTGCACTCACGGCCGCCCCATCCGCGCTCTCATAGATTCATGGTTCCACGGAAGCCCGAAGTGACTGCGCCGCCGCGGGGGAGGCGGCGGCGCAGTCGAGGGAGCGGTACACGCGCGACGCGCTTGCTCGCTGAGCGTACCGGCGAATTCGCCGCGGCGGCAAGCCATGTCTCCGTCGTGCGACTCAGATGTTGGGTGTCGAATTCGCCGCCGACACCATGCGCGCCACCTGTGTGATGACGGTGGAGACGATGGCTCCGATGACGGCGTATTTTTCAGGCGAGTGCAGCGCCTGCGAGCCTTCGCTGTAGGACTTTTCCAGCACGGGCCACAGACCACCGAGCCCCACGACCCAGCCCAGCACGGTCGTGATTTTGACCTCGACCTTCTGGCTGATGCCCTTGTAGCTCTGGAGGTAGCGGCCGATCTGCGTCACACCACCGATGGCGATGCCCGCGATCGCGAGCCACTTTTCCGGCCCGTGCACGGTCACGCCCGAGCCCGACTGGATCGTTTTTGCGGCGATCGGAATCAGCGCCGCGGCGGCCATCAGCCACCCGACGATGCTGGTCGCGCCGATCGTGACCTTCTTGTACATGCGAAGCCCTCCGTGTTCGAGAGTGTGCGTCGGTCGCACGAACCGTAAGGGCGCTGCCGGATGCTCAGGCGCGGCCGCCGCGAATGAGACGCAGGTGCGGGCGCTTGGGCTGCGCCCCCGGTGGTAGGCGCAGCTCGGCTTTAGCGGAGACGCGGCGCAGCAGCTCGGGCCGAGCGGCGGCGCAGATGGCCTCCACTCGGCCCGGCGGCAAGCCGGTGATCTTGATGATCCTGAAGCTGCCCATCTACGGATCGTAGCCGCGTTTGCGCCAGTTGATGAACAGCATGAACAGCAGCAGCAGCAGCGTCCAGCCGCCGATCCCGACCCCGATCCAACCGGCGGTGCTGACGGCAAGCACTACAGCGTGCAGATGCTCGCGTCTGGCGCGGGTGTCCCGTCGCCCCTCCACGTCGCCGGACGGCCTGCGGCCGTGACGAGCCCTTTGGCGGCAAGTCGCCGCAGGGTCGAGTTGGCCTGGTCGTAGTAGATCGGCCTGCCTGGCGCGTGCTCGACCCCTTCGCCGACCTCCCGCGTGGTGCAGTCTGGATGCGTGAGCACGTAGGCGAGGATGCGGCGCATTTTCGGAGTGAGGCGCACCGTGCTCACAGCAGCTTCACGCCCAACAGGATGAAGAACAGCGCGATCGTGACCAGCGCCAACAGCGCAACGAGCACCGCGGGCGAGCTCGACTTGCCCTTCGCCGACCCGGCTACCTCGCTGGACGCTCCGAACAAGCACAGCGCGACCGTCCAGAGGAACGCCACGAGCAGGAGCTGCATAATCGAGACGTGCAGCAGTCCCGCGTGCTTGACCACCGTGATCCGTTCGATGTGCGTTGTCATCGTGCCTCCGTTGTTCCGTTGTCACAGACGATTACGACGCCGTGCGTCTTGCCGAACGCGCCCGCGAGCGGCGCGATCTGACGTACATGCCCCGCGCAGAACTTGTCGGCGTCGCGGGCGACTTCCTGCGGCGACGGAGACGAGCCGACCCCGCAGCCCGCCAGCGTGACCGTGCAGAGCAGCCCCGCGATCGCGAGCGAGCGCGTCACGTCTCGCCCTCGCAGCTACGCCGGAAAGTCTCCTTCTCGGGGTCGTAGACGTACCAGCAGATGTGCGAGGCCAGCGGCATGTTGTGCTGCCAGTCGTCGCTCACGCCCGCGGGACGCTTGCAGTGGATGCAGCTTCCGCCGTCGATCATTCTCTCGCACAGCCGCACGGCGGCATTCCACGGATTCATCGCCGCGGCCGCCTCGTAGACCGGCTTGTCCAGCGGCGTCATGCGGCGCTCGTGGTCAGCCTGGTGCGTGTAGCCGACGACGACCATCCAGACGATCGGCTGCTCGTCGTCGGAGTAGCGAACCTGCACTTGCTGCGCGCCGGTGCGTCGCAAGAGGTCGATGCCCGCGATGAAGCGCGGATCGAGCGTGGCTGTGGGCTGCGCGCTCATACGAACGCGACACAGATGGCGATACAGCCGAGCACGACACCTGCGATCGCGTCGCCGACCTTGCCTGTGCGCAGGTAGCCCACCAGCAGCACGACGCCAGTCCACAGCAGAAGCGCGGCTAGGAACAGCACGCCACGGCGCAGCATGTTCATCGGCTCGGCCCTCGCATCACGAACGCGAACGCCGCCTCGCGTCCCTCCTTGGCGAGGATGCGGTCGATCTCAGCGATGCGTGCCTCGTGACGTGCGAGCCGGTCTGCGACTACCTCCGGTCCCCATTTGCCGATGCGCTCGAATCGCCTGCGGGCAGCAGGGTCGTTTTCGAGCGGTACGTCAGGCAGCTCAACGCTCACGAAATGCCCTCCACGCCGCGTACAGCGCGAACGCCCAACCGATCGGCGTCTGCCACCACGGGCCGCGTTTGAGCAGCTTCGACGCGATCTGCGCGCGGTAGCCGATCTCAGCGATGCGTTCGTGGCCTTGGCGGCTGATGATGATGCTGCCCGGCTGGAGCGGCATCGGGAAGAGCGGCGCTCGTCCGAGCGCATCAACCATCGACTGCCAGGAATCCACCGTCAACGGCGAGTCCGTACGAGCGATGCGGGGCGCGAACAGCGGAGAACTCGCCTTTGCGTGCGGCGCAGGGTCGATGCGCTTCGCCAGCCATGTTGGCAGCGGCAGCTCCAGCACACGCGGGCGATCACCGGGGCTGATGCAGAGCCTCGGCCAACCGCCATCGCGGATGAACCATGAGAAGCGAGCGTGGTGGTAGATGTCACCGTATGCAGTGACCTGGAACGGAAGCACAGTGAACGGCTCACTCCTCCTCGGCGGCGGCACCATGGCCTCTATGAACGCGGCGAACTCGCGACGGTGATCGTCAGGCGGCCATTCGTTCTCGAACGTGCATGCGGCTCGTTGCCCGAGAACGGGCACCTCGTGGCCGCCAACGTGTTGAGACGTAACGTTGCCGTCGTAGTCGATCCCCAACCTGTGCCGCAAACGAAAGCGGATCATCTCCTCGCGATCGAAGTCGTGGTTGTACGGATCGTCAGTCACGCGCTTGCTCCAGAAAGGCGACGCACTCGCCGCAGATGTGCGCCGAGGCGATCGCCGCACCGAGATTGAAAGCGTATGGAGTGAAGCGGTTGTTCGTTGGCGACTGGCCGCACACGTCGCAGTGGTTGGATGACCACGGCTCGATCGGCGCGAAGGTGTAGACGCACTCGCGGCACGCCGCCCAGCCGCCGGTCAGGTCCACGATGTGCGGGATCGTCAGGTCGATCAGGTGCGGGCACATGAGCCCGCGCGGTTCCTGCATCCGCTCGAAGAACGCGTAGCCCGCGGCGAGCTTGAACGCGTGCGTGATCTCGTTGTCGGGCAGCCACGCGCTGTGCGACAGCGACTTGGCCTCCTGCATGAAGCGCAGCATCTCGGCGCTCTGCGCGTTGAGCTGGTCCGCCGTGGCGAGCAGGTCGGGGCGCGCTTCCTCGCCCGCGACGTAGCGGGCCTCCTCCAGGCAGTCCGCGGGTCGCTTCACTCGGCACCGACCTGGCGCGTCACTGGCGAACCGGCAGTCCCTTGCGCGCGCTGAACATCGCGGAGACGAACACGCTGATCTGCGGTTCGAGCGCAGCTTTCGCCACGGCGGGAGCAAGATCAGGACGCACGCGCTGGCGCGGCACTTCGATCATGCGCTCGATCAGCAGCGAGCGCCGGTTCATCCGCACGAGATGCGCACACGTCCCGCAGGCGTACAGCGGCCGCGTTATCGGTCCCGGCGTCGGCGGTGGTGAGTCGATCGGGTGGCGCAGGTTGATCTGGAACTCCGTGGGCACCGTCTGGCAGAAATCGCACTCGCGCAGCTCGCGCTGTTCCTGCACGAGTTTGTCCAGCTCGAACACGCTCAGGCGCGTGGAAAGGAACTCATGCTGCATCGTCCCAGGCGTGCGTTCGATGTAGCCGTGCTCCAGCAGCCAATCGCGCTGGAGCATCCCGAACGCGCCGGTCTTGCCGTCGGCGTCGGTGACGACGACGAGCTCGTGTGTCGGCTCAGCCATCGCGGTGCACCCTCAGCAGCCCCCTGCGCTCGCGCGTCACCGTGACGTTGCCGCCGAGCGCGGTAATCGTCTCGATGCCGTCCGGCCCGTTCGGCGCTTCGATGATTTCCTCGGTCAAGCGGCAGCGCACGCGCACCGGCGAGAGCCGACGGCAGTGATCAACCCATACGTGCGTGGGGTTGTCCAGCTTGGCGTCCACGCGGATCGCGTGCTTCGCGTGGCCGACCGACAGGAATGCTGCCGCGAGCAACGCGATCACGAGCTCACCACCTCGTCCATCGCCCGTACGTACGCGCCGTAATCGTGCAGCTCGTGATGCACGCGCTCGGCCAAGCCCTCCGCGACGTTGGCATTGGTGTCGCGCTCCTCCACGATCTGATCGACCTCGGCCTGGCGTTCGCGTTTGCCGATCTCGCGCCCGAGCTCCATCGCGAGGATCATCAGCATCACCGCGCCTTCGCCGGGGCCTTGCGTGCCGTCGGGCACCTCGTCGTGGCCCTCGTAGACGATCGGTGTCCACGGGTCCGGTCGCGTCGCCGTCACCGCTTCGATCATCGAGCCGCCGATGGAGCCGGAGGTCAGCTCGCTCGGGTTGCCCATGGCGCGCAGCAACCCAGCCTGCGGCGAGGGCATCGGGTCGCGTCGCTCGCGCTCCTGCACCGCGACCAGCGCCTCGGTGACGATCTTGTCCTGCGCCTCGTCGCTCATCTGTCGTCGGCTCCGGGGTCCTCGCCGCCGTCAGCCCCGTCCACGCACTCCTCGCAGACCCATTCGCCGTCCACGAGGCCGATGTTGTCGCCCTCGCGGATCGTGCGCCCGCACGCGCAGCGGTTCTCGAAGCGGGCGCGGATCACGATGTGCCGCCTGGCGGTGGGAGCTGGCGCTGGGCCAGCGCGGCAGCGAACGTCCGTGCGTGGCGCTCCTGCGTGGCAGCGATCGGGGCCAGCGCCGCGGTGAGCTGGCGCATGGCCTCGCCTGCCGCCACGGTTATGCGCGTGAACTGCTCGTTTAGGGCGGCGATGGCGCGCACGATCTGCCGGAACGACTGGCGGCGGCGTGCATCTTCGCGGGCGCGGCGCACGTAGAACTTGTCCTCGATCGAGCCAATCTGCGTCCACGATGCACTGCCGCCCCACAGGCAGAAGCGCCGCGGGCGCGGACGGTCCCACCAGCGGAGCGCGTCATCGACGGTGCCCGAGAGCCACACGCTGAGCGCCTGCGCTGCATCCTCCAGTTGCTCTCGCACTCGCATCCTCCAGTCGGTTGCCTTGCGCTGTACAGCTTTGCACGACACGCGGTAGTCGTGCCGCTACGCGCCTCGTTCCTCTTTCGTGCCCCATTCGATCGAGTCGATGCGCGCCCACGGGATCAAGCTGTCTACCTCGACGGCCCACCAATTGTCGTTGATCATCACCTCGCACTCGGCCCGCGCGTCTGCGCGCACCCATACACCGAACGTGTCCAACACCAGCTCACCGCGGTAGCCGGGGTGTGGCATGGGCGGATCGTCAGTGTCCGCGACCACCAGGAACAGGCGGCCGTAGCCCGAGAGCCTCGGCTTGTACGTGTTGCCGGTGGTGTGCACACCGCGCGGGTAGAACCTCAAGCCCATCTTCATCACCCTACGCGCCCATAGGCGAACAGGTGGTGATAGCCCAGCGTCATCGGCGCTGCCTTGCAGCGTTCGCCAGCATCAGTTTCTGCGCAGCGGCGAAATGCGACTCGCTCGCTTTCGCCCACAGGTCCGCGCCCTCGCCGTCCTCGGCCGCGATCGCCGCGGCTGCCTGGGCCGCGCATTCCTGGCCCTGCGAGATCAGGTTGTTGTAGGTCTGGAACAGCGTCTCACCGTGTGCCATCTACGAATCCACCCCCAATCGGCTCATCGGCACTCACGTTTGCGTCAGCATCGCGTGCGCAATCCGAGTGCACCCACTTGCCCTCGTACTTGACGATCTGATCCAGCGTGTCGTCGGGGTGCTTCTGCGGGAACGCGGCCTCCAGGTCGCCGTCGCCCACGAGCACTTCGGCTTCCTGCTGCGCCGTCGGCACGCCGCTTTTCCCGAACCGGCCGAGGATCATGCCGCCGCACAGGTGGCAGCGGCCGTCGCTCTGCGCGACTTTCGGCATGAGCTTCTTAGCCACCTTCGCCCTCCAACCGGCCGAGCACGTTCTTGACGAGCTCGTAGCGGCGTTTACGGCTGCCCTTGTGCACGTCCTGCGCGAACATGCGACCCTGTTCGCGCAGGGCATCGGCATCGGTGTCGGGCATCTGTGTGATGTCCTGCGTCGAGTCCACGACGAGCACCGCCGCGGCGAGATCGTCGCTGCTGTACTCAGCCATCGAGCCGGTCCAGTTGCCAGCGCAGGCGCATCCCGAACGTCAAGGCTGCGCCGATCTGCGCCTCGACCATCAGGTTCACGGCCTGCGCGGGGTCATTGCCGTATTTGATCAGCTCGGCGCGCGTCTTTTCAATGCGCCGCGGCATCGTCGCCATGACCCACTGCGTGAAGTCCACCACCCGCTCCATCAGCAGCTCTTGGTCGATGCCGCCCAGCTCCTCCTCGCTCGTCCCATCGACCTTCTGCGTGAGCTCGAACGCCTTGCGCAGCTCGCTCCCGGTGAACTCGCGCTTGACAGCGATGACCTCGATCGACTCGCCGCGCGGCACAGGTGGGCCGCTCGACGCCTTCGCGACCTCCACCATTGCCTCCTCGGGGTGCATCAGCGTCCATCGCAATCTCGTCATGTGCTCTCTCCCGGCGTCCAGGTGTCGTGGTCAGGCTGCACGTCGGCGAGGCCGCACTGGAACGCCTCGGGGTAGCCCGGATCGCCGATGTCAGTCGGTTGCAGCAGCCGCCCGCATTTGCACAGCGGGACGTACTCGGCGATGCCCGCGCCGAACGGGTCAGCGTGCAGGATCGACTCGGGCGGGAAGCCCACCCCCCACTTGCGCAGCACGCGCAGCGCCGAGCGCTCGCCATCGTGCACCGCGAGCGCCCCGCCGAGCATCCCGTCTGGATCGGGACCGAGATCCACGAGCGCGGTCCCGTGCGGCAAATCGTCACCGTCCCCGGTGTAGCGCGCGATGCGGCAGACCTCGTATTCCGCGCCGCGGGCGAACAGCGGCTCGTCGTCGTTTGGCAGCGTGCTCTCTTTCACCTTGCGGTAGAGCACGACATAGGCCGAGCGCGCCGCAGGCGTCGGGATGCGGCTGGCGGCGGGATTCGCAAAGTCCCACACCAGCGCGTTCGTGCCGTCCTCGATTGTGCTCAGCAGGCGCGGCAGCGGCCAGCCAAAGCGGTCGATACGCACGGTCATCTGGCCGCGCAGGCGGCCGATCCGTGCCATGTTCCCGTCCTTGAACTTGATCAGGTGCACGCTAGCCATGCGTCGGCTCCTCGCGCCACTCGGGCGCAGGCGTGCCGTTGATCTCCAGCACCCTGTCGATCGGCACGGCGACCGCCTCGGGGTCGGGCTCGCCTGCGACCTCCACCCAAATGACCGCCGGGCCGCACTCGATTGGCCCCGTCCAGCTCCGTTGTCCGCGTGTGAGCGTGAAGGCGCGGTGCTCGCGGTAGTCCTCGCTGCTGAGCAGGCGATAGATCAGATCGTTCTTCCACGGTTTGCTACCCACGCTGCATCGCCGCGAGCATCGCGTCCTTCTCGGCGTTCAGCGCTGCCTCGTCAATCCCGAAGTGCTCGCCGAGCATCGACTGGATCGTGCGGTGCGTGGGCACCCATTCCTCGACCTGCACGCGCCCGTCCACGGCGTTCGCGACCTCCTCCTCTGTGTGCATCCCGTGCACGGCGTCGCTCACTTCGCAGTAGCGGCATTCGCACGGGCGCACGATCCGCTCGTAGACCGCCATGCCTTTGCCCAGCCGCGGCAAGCCGTAGTCCAAGAACTCGCCGATCGCCTGCGCCTGCTCCTTGACTTCGCGCAGCTTCATGTGCAGCGGGTAGTCCTTGCGCTCCTGAGCGATGTGCTGGAGATGCTTGCGGATGTTGCCGATTGTCTCCAGGTTGCCGATGCGCAGGATGCTGCTCGTGCTGTTCCAATCGGGCTCGCTGCGCGAGTGCCACTCGCTCGCTTCCTCGATGCCGCCGTCGATCGTCAGGATGAACGCGCCGTGCAGCTCGCCGCAGCGCAGCTCGATCCAGTCCTCGGGTTGCTCGGTGACATGCTCGATCAGCTCGGTCTTGGGCGTCGCGCGTTCGCGTTTGATCTCGCGAGGGACCATCCTCTTCACGTCAGCGAGTGATGCGCCCTCGAACGCCTCGACCGAATCGCGGTAAACGGGCCATGCACCGCTCGTCCTTTGGTGCGTGTGCCAGTGCGTGCCGTACTCGTCGGTTGTCGAGTAGCGGCCGCGCCGCTCTTTGTGCCACTCCAACTCCATCGTGATCCTCCATCAGCTAGGTTGCGCAGCAGATGGTAGCACCTTCGCAAGCATATGTACAGGCGCAGAATCAGGCGCGCAGAATCCGCTGATTTTTCGCCTCTACTTTCCGAGGATTTCGACCGCTCGCGCCAAGGCGTCGCGGTCCTCGGCCATGCGCTCGATCGCGGCGCGGCGCTCGTGACGATGATCACTCCCGGCCGGTATGCGGATCGCATGGCCGAGAGCGCGCGCATCGGTGCGGCCAAACTCGAACTGCTCGACCGTGCCGTCGAGCGTCGTCAGCTCGACCTGCGTACTGCCGTCGGCGTCATCCCACACGCGCATCGACTTGACGCGCCGGATGCTGCGCCCGGTCACACCATGCGCACCGGCTCGTCCACGGGACCCTCGTCCACGGGCTCCGCGGACACCGGCACGATCGCCAGGTGTTCCAGCGCGTTGAAGCCGCCAATCATGGTGTGCTCGTCGTCGCCCTTGCAGCGGTGCGTGCTCATGCGCCCGGCGAAACCGACGCCGACGGTGCCCGCTGCCAGCCCCTCGCGGATGCTGTGCGGCAGTTTGTCGGAGTCCAACCGGCAGGTGATCTTCACGCGCGGCCAGCCGTCGGCCGCGATCACCATCTCGGACGAATCGACAGCGCCAACCTCCTCGCCGAGCTCGTCCCCGCGCCGTGTCAGGTCGTTGGGATCGACGCCGAGCACGATCGGCACGCTGCGCACCATCTCCTTCAGCTCACGCGCCGCGGCAGGCACGAGAAAGTGCCTCTCCGGGCGCAGCGGCAGCTCGCACTTCCACTCCATGCGCGGTAGTCTACCCGCGCCGTCAACGCCATCAGGCGGCGTCGCCTACACCGTACCGTGTAGCCCGCTACATGCGCTCCAGCACGATGCGCGTGAGGACCTTATTCAGCGCAGTGTTCGTTCCATGCGGATCGAACGTCTGGCTGATCTCTACCACTACGGCCACGACCCTTCTCAAGCGGCGGCGGCGACGGTATTCACGGGCTCGGCGGATCACGAGAAGCAACACTACAGCAGCGGCACCTTGGCGTTCGAGAGGATTTTCGGCGCGTCGCCCACCAGCATCGGCCACGACGCGAAGCACGTCTCGCTGCCCGGCTCGACCTCGGTGTAGCCCTCGTCCACCATGACGACGCCCTCGACCTCGGCCTTGACGCGCTCCCACATCGTCGGCGTCTTGGCGACGCGCGTGATCGTCGTCGTGTGCTTGCGCCACGCGCCTACCCGCTGTAGGTGGTCAACGCGCTCTCCCATCGGCACGTCGTAGGAATCGGCCGCTCGAAACAGACGCTCGGCGAGCTGGAACGCCTGCGCCGTCATCTTGCCCGGCGACATGCCGAGCGGCCCGTTGAACACGATGTAGACGATGGGGATCGTCGGGTCAGGCATCGACCCCTCCCCCGTGACGGCAGAGATCCAAGGCCGCCACCGTCACGGGGGATGCGCCGGGGCGGGATCGAACCGCCGACCTGCGGCTTGAAAGACCGCTGCTCTTCCCCAACCCGAGGGTCAGGTTTGACCACTGAGCTACCGGCGCGAGCGGTGTGCGATGCACGCGCCGCAGCATAACGAGTGAAGCTGTCAATGCGCCCGGCAAGCCTCGACACTTGCGACCTCCGCCTTTCGCGGCCTTCGGAGCCAACGGGACGGTGCTCTCCACTGAGCTACGGGCGCGCGATCAGCAGCGGCGGCAGTGTAGCGCGCGGCGCAGCCGCCGGTGCTCTACCAACTGAGCTACGCGCGATGTGCTCGCGCGGCCCGGCTTGAACGGGCGACCTCCGGCGGCTACGCCTGGCGCGACCATTCCCACGTCCGCGACCATCCCCACGTCCGCTGGCGAACGATCAACGCCATGCAGAAGAGGCTACCGCGCTAGTCGGGCGTTCTATTGCAGCAGCAGACGATCCCACCACTCGTCGTTCTCGCGGCTCCAGCGATCCCACATGTGCGGGCGCTCGACCAGCAGCTTGTTGACCATCTCCGCGCCGTAGAGCCACTGCACGAAAGATTCCGCGAACGCCTCGCCGTAATAGTTTTCAGCGTAGGCATTGATCGGCTCCATGCGGGGCAGATGACGACCACCGGTGCGGTCCCACAGCGTGTAATCGATGATGTGCGCCATCTCGTGCAGGACCGTCACCACCTCGACCTCTTCAGGAATGCAGATGACGCGCCTGCGATCACGCGTAATGCTCTCATTTACTGCGTGAGCACGCAGCTCGACGGTTTCGCCGTTATCGGCCTCACGCAGATCATGTACTCCAGCAAACCAGGGATCAGCGCAGAAGATGTCGCAGCCCGTCAACGGCAGCAGCCGATCAGGGATGTAGTCCAGCGCCGCGGCGATCGCTTCCGCCTGGCGCTGCGTACGTACGCGGTTCACGCCTCGCGGGCTACACGCACCGCATCTTCGAAGCAGTCGTGCAGGTCCGCATACAGCTCATAGAACGCGCGTCGGCCCACGCCCGAAAGCTCTACCACGTCCTGCACCGAGGTATGCGGCAACCCGAACCGACGGCAGGACTCCGCCATGGCCGTCACGAGCCGGTGGCGCTGGTTCTCCTTGACCTCCTCGCGCGTCAGCCTCGTAGGACCGGGCGGCAGCGACGCCTCGCGCTTGTAGGGCAACCGCGTCACCACGTCGCGCTCGTCCGCTGGCAGCTTGGCGAGCGCCCGGTGCTCCGCGCAGTTGCAGCTCAGCAGCGGCTCGATATCCCGTTCCCCGTCCATTCGCACCGCAAGGATGCCGTCCGTTGCCGACAGCTACTCAGTGGGGTACTGCGTGCAGCGGCTGATGCGCCGTCGCAAATGCCACATGAACCATCGGCGGATCGGCGTTTTCCACCACCACGGCAGCGGCCCGAACGAGGAGAGCTCGTTATCGTTCGTCACGCTCATGCGCGGCGACTTATCCACTCACCCAACGTCACCGGCACGCGCTTGGCCGCAGGCAGCGGCGGCCCCGTGTCGCCGGTACTGCCGAGGAACCCGGACTGAGCACGAACGGCCTGCTCGTAGGTGATCGCGACGCCTTCCTCAGCGCAGCGCGAGCACTCATCGAACTGGCCGTAGAGCAGGCAGCGGGGGCAGGTCACGTCGGCCCTCACTGGAACACGTCAGAGACGCGCTCGCAGTCGATGTGCTCGGCCTCACTGCCGTAGAGCAGCCGCGCGATCTCAGCCGAGTGCTTCGCCGAGCTCGTCGTGAACAACGCGGCCGTCGGGTCGGTCGGCCACAGGAACGACAGCACCACGAAATCGCGCTGGCCGTCGCTGCGCGCGATCCAGCCGTAGACAATGAACGTGCCGTCGCCTGGCCGCACGCACCGATCCCACTCGACCATCGGTAGCTTGTCCATCACTGCACGCCGCTCGGCCAGCCGATCAGCGAACGCTGCGGCAACCTCACGGATATGCGCTACGCCGTCGGCGCTCACGCCCGCTCCCAGCACGCGTACTCCGTGCGTAGTGTGTCGATCGACAGTTCCAGTGTGGCTGCGCCGCCTTCGGTGTGCGGATAGTCCGCGCGCAGGCGCACATGCAAAGATCGCCAGCTCGCGCGCTGCACGACGAAGCGCCAGCCGATCATGAACTCCATCCATGGTGCAGGTGCGTGCACCATGCGCACGAACTCGCCCTGCTCGAACAGCCTGGCGCGACCGACGCCGATGCTCGCGCCCATCACGGATTCACCACGAACGTCGCAACGGCGATCACGGCGATGCACAGCAGGATCAGGCCGATGATCGCCCACTCCTGCCAGGTCATGCCGCCGCCTGCGTGTCGATCACTTCCGAGTCGCCGGTGCGCATGTCCAGCTCCAGTCGCCCGCGATCCCGCCTCGTGTCCATGTGCACCAGCTTGGCAATCTCACTGGACACCACCTCGGGCACGTCGTAGCGCTCGAACACCTCGAAGATGGAGGAGACGAGCTGCATCCCGTCCCACTGGTTGTGCAGCTCGGCGAAGTTGCGCGGCACGATCCCGCGGGCCTGTTGCAGTTCGAGTAGTTCGCGGCGCGCGTCAGCGATGCGCCTGGACGCGCCGAGTGCCACCGCCCAGTTCTTGTCCTTGATCGCGCCCTCGAAGATCAGCGCCGCCTGCCCCACCGCGGCGTCGAGCTGCGCCAGCAGCCGGTCCACGATCTGAAGTGCCGAGAGCGGGTGCGCCACGTCCACTGTCGCGTCGTAGTTGACCGCGCGCAGCTCGTCCACGATCTGCTGCACGCGCCGCGGCGTCAGCTCGTAGTCGGCGGAGAGCGTCGCCACGTCCACGCCGGTGCGCCAGCGGTCGTAGATCGTGCGGTACGTCTCGCCGCGCTCGATCGCATCCGCCGCGGGTGTCGAGCCGCCTTGCTTGGCCTTTGCATCCGCTTTGGTGCGCCCGCGCTCTCGCGTGCCAGGAGAGCGTTTGCGCGGCTCTTTGCGTTGCCGCTTGGGCTTTGTCTTGCTCTCCGCCCCCTGCGAAGGCTTGCTTCGTCCCGCCATCCTCTCCAATCTACCCGCGTCGTCAACTGATTCTCACGCCCGCACGACGTTCGATCAGTTCGTGATCAGTCCCGTTCGTGCTGTAGGCGCGTCAATACCGTGACCACTGCGCACTCGCTCACGCCCCGTCCACGCGGTCGCGCCAGCACGAACACCACGTCGTTGTCGATCAGCAGGCAGCCGGGCGGTTCGCGCGCTCCGTGGCGTGCCGTGTCTCCACACCACGACGGTACGCGCGGCCGCCACGCCGCCGTCGCCATCGCGTAGCGCATCTCGCGGCGCGCAGTTGCGATCGCCGCCGAGCGCTCCAGCTCAGCCAGCTCGGGGCGCACGCGCTCGATGTAGCGCTCGGCGGCGTGGCGTTTGAGGTGGTAGCGCAACTCCGGTAGCCCCGGCTCGCGGCGGCGGCCGCGGTTGCGGCACGCCTCGCATCGCGGGCTCACGCCCAGGCGGCCGTTGTCGTTGAACACGTACTCCTCGAACGGGCGCTTCGCGCCGCAGAGTTTGCAGCACTTGCCCGGCGGGATCTCGGTCAGCGTGATGGCCGTGTCCTGCTTCACGTCGGCATCCTACTCTTGACCGGCCAGCCGCGCTCAGCGGCTATCTCTCCTAGTCCAACGTGAGCTGTTCGGCCGATTCGGGCGCAACCTGCTTGGCGCGGCTGCGCTTGAGCGAGACCTTCACACTCTCCGCGCGATTGTCGCTCCACCACGCGATCCGTGACTCAGCGATCTTCACGTACTCCTCCTCGCGCTCTATGCCGATGAACTCGAAATCTTCCTGCACGGCGGCGCAGCCGGTCGTGCCGCTACCGGCGAATGGGTCGAGCACGACGCCTCCTGGCGGCGTCACCAGCCGCACGAGCCAGCGCATCAGATCGACGGGCTTCACGGTCGGGTGCGTGTTGCGCGTGAGGGCGTCGCGGCCAGCGTTGCGCTCAGCACGCGATGCCTTGGCGCAGTAGAAGAAGCGGGATGCGCCGCCCCTGTCTGCGTACTCCACGCTCGCCCCTGTTCCCATCCCCGTGACGCCTACGGTCTTTGATCGGCTCGCTCGCGTGCGAGGGTCTTGTGAATGAAGCTTGCCGCTCTGCTCGTCGAGCATTCGCACCGGGCAGTCGGGCACGCAGGCCCACACCTCCGTCAACTTCAGGCCGCCGTCGTTCGAGTCCTCAACCGCCGAGCCGTAACCGCACGCGCCGCACGTCGCAGGGAAGTGCCCATCGCTTGCAACCTCTCGCGTACCCACCATCCGGCAGTCCTCGGTGTGGCCTAGGGCGACGTTGGCGGGCCAACGGCCGAGCGCATCGCTTGGACGGTCAGCGCTGTATTGCTCAGGCGAGCGCCGATCAACGATTCGGCCTTCAGCCTCCGTCTCTGCGCTCACGCGCCCGTTCGCCAGATGCGCCGTCGAGCCTTTGCGCCGCGCGATGGTCGGATTCTCGCCTATCGCCGCGATCCTGCACCCGTCCACGTTGATCGCCCCGGTGCCGTGCGCAAGCACGTTCGCCGCGACGGTCCCGCTCAGCGGCTTGCGCGCGACGACGATCGGCTCCCATGCGGGCTTGAGCGCGGTGCCCCAGCCCTGCCAGCGCTCGGCATCGGGGGTTGCTGGGCCGCCGTCCCGCGAGCAGACACACGGGTCGGCCGAGAACGTGAACTTGCCGCATGTCTCGCAGAGGCGGTTGCCGTTGCCTTCCCCGTAGATTCCGGTGTCATCGCCCTCTACCGGTGCCAAGCGTTGCACCCCCGCGCCGCGCTCGGCACCCGCAGCCTTGTCGATCGCCTTGCTCACGTTCAGTGACTTCGGGAAGCCCGAGCCGTAGAGCCAGCTCAGGCAGTCGCGGATCTCGAAGCCCGCGTCCTCGATCCCGCTCGTCATCCGGTGGAAGGTGCGCGTGCCTCCGCAGACGAGCATGTGGCCGCCGGGCTTCAGGACTCGCAGGGCCTCTCGCGCCCACGTCTCGCACCACGACTGAAAGCGCTGGTTAGCGGAGAGAGAGAGGTCGTACTGTCCCGCGACCATCGCGCCGCCACGCTCGCGGCCGAGCCTGTGATCACGGCCGGTACGCGCCATCGACGGCGCTTCCTTTGCTCGATCTGCGCCATGCGCGCCCGGCTGATCCCACTCATGCCCCATGAAGCCGATGCCGTACGGCGGGTCGCAAACGATCGCGTCGATCGAGCACTCCTCCATCGCGCGCATCTGCTCGATGCAGTCACCTTGAATGATCCTCATCGCGCGCGCACCGCCTCGATGTCGTGCACACCGGCCATGTAGTGACCCATGTGCAGCAGCCTATGAGACGAAGCGGCTAGGGATAGCCGATGCCGAGCACGTCAATCATCGGCACCATCAGCAACTCGTCGTGCTCGTCGCCGAGCAGCACAAACGCGTTGGTCACGGCCACGCGCCGCACGCGGCCCTCGACGGTGCCTAGCGGCCGCTCGTCCTCATCGGTGCAGCGCTCGGAGAGCACGAGGCGGACCGGCTTGTGCTTGGCCCATGCGGTGCGCAGCTCCCACGCTGTCGCTGACTCTGATCGCTCCAGCGAGTAGCCCATCGGTATCCCAGTGGTATGCGGGCGCGGCCTCAGACGCCCGCAGAATCGGCCTTTGCGGCGCGTGCCTGTACACCACTGGCATACCGTCGGGCTACTCGCCGGGCTGCGTTCTCGCGCGCCGTCTTGTCCCTGTGACAGCGAAAGCAGCGGCAGCACAGGTTCTCGATGCTGTGCGCGCCGCCGTCCTCCAGCGCGAGCTCGTGATCGGCCTCCCAACGCGCGCGGAACATGCGGAAGCCGCCGTACCACGGTTGATCCTCGTTGGGCGCGTGGCACGCTGTGCAGCCCTCGACCTCGCAGACCAGCTTCATCGCGGCCACGCGCGTCTCTGTCCCATGCGCGTGCTCGCGGCGTGCATGGCCACAGATGCAAAGCGAGTCCGGTCCTTCGGGGCCGAGCTGTTCGCAGACGGTGGCGCAGTCCGCGCATCGCAGCTCGGTCAGCCCTTCGTTGCGGGCCTTGGCGATGACGGCGTGGCGTGTGTCATAGCTGTAGCTGTCGGAGTGTTCGCGGCGACAGTCGTGCTCGCCTTTCTCGGCGTTGTGATAGCTGCGCGTTTTGTCGAGCACGCGCTGGCCTTCCTTGTTCTCGCGCCACATCGGATGGCCGCACCACGAGCAGAACCCCGGCCGCTTGCGCTGCTCGGGATCTCCGGGTGCCTCGCTGAGCTCGATGCGCGAGCCTCGCACGCTGGCGCGATCGCGGGTCTTGGTCTCGCGCGCGTCGCACGCGGGACGATCGAAGCAACGGGCGCGCACGCTCACGAACGCGCCGCGCCGTTCGACCTGATCGCCCAAGGTGCGCCGTTGGATCGGCGGGTGCCAGATGTGGATGCACAGCAGGTTGCGTTTGCGCCCACAGGTGCCGCACTCGCGGCCCTCGTATATCGCCCTCCAGTCGCTCACGAGCGCCCCAGTCCGATCTCGCGGCCCTCGGCGATCATGCGCGCGTGCGCCTCGACGCGTTCCTGCATCGCGCTCTTGCCGGTGCGGCGGCGCTTGCGGGCCTTGGCGTTGCGCTCCTCACGTTCAAGATTCTTCAGCTCGGAGCGGACCTGGCGCAGGCGACGCTGGGCCGTCTTACGTTCTTCGATCGTCCGCTCCGGTTCGCGGGCGATGCGCTCCAGCACCTCGTAGGCGTCGATCTCGACGTTGCACTCGCGGCAGTAGACACGTCGAGCATCGGCGTCGAGCCGAGCGCCGCGGTGGTGGCAGCGCTGGCGCGAGGTATGTACCGCCAGCTTGTCGTGTTCGTCGTCGGTTCCCTTGGCCGGTGGGAACAGCTCGATAACGTTGCCCTCGTCGCTCACTGCATCGGGACCTCGACCGTTCGGTCGCGCGCGATGCGCACATGCCCTCGCACGACTGCGCGTAGCGATCGCAGCGGAGGGATGCCCGCGACGATGGCGAGATGAAGCGCAGCTCGATCAAGCGCGTGATCTCGATCACGGCCGCCCAGCTCGATCCGCGAGCTCCCGATATGCCAGCGCGGCGGCACGTCGTGCTCGCTCACTTCGACCGTGTACATCGTGATCTTGCGGTTGAGCGGGTTAGTCATTTATGACTATTCCCACAGCGAGCCCTGTCCCGCCAGCTCGCGTGCGTGGACAGCGAACGTCATGCCGAGCGACGCCGCCGCGACCGCCTCGGCACACTCGGTCCCATACGCGACGAGCGCCGATGGAGCGCCGCTGTTGAACTTCCCAGGTTGGCGGTGATGGTCCACGAAAGTCAGCCTCCCGGCGATGAAGCAAACGGCGTCAGCGCAGCCTACCGTCTCGTGCCACCACCGCGTCTCGGTGCGTGCAAACACGAGAGCGATGCCGTTGCCGTGCGCGGCCAGTCGGCGCAGCCATGTCTCGGTGTGCGGCCCGTACGGCGGATTGAGCCACACACGCCCGAACCACGGCTGCGCAAGCCCTTCGTCCTCGGCCGTGTAGAAGTGGGCCGCAGGGACCCAGGACAGGCCGCCTACGGGCGTGCACGGTCCAGGTCGAACTCCAAGCCGAGCGCCGCGAAGATGCCCGGCGGCGTGTACCACTCGACCGAGTTGCCCTCATACGAGTGGTGGTGGCCGCCCATGCCGCGCCCGCGCTGGCCGCGAACTGAAACGGTCGGCCGACTCACGCGCTGAGCTCGACCGTGCTGAGACTCTGATCCCCGAAGTAGTCCCAGCCGAAGCGGGCGCGGCGCGCGAACATCTCCAGGCGCGGCGCAGGGAACTTCGCCTCGATCATGTCGAGGAACGCATCGGGCTTGGCCGAATGCTCCCCGCGTGGCCACTCCCACCACTGGCGCTCGACCGCGTGTTTGCGCGGCTTGGGTTGCCCGCGGCGCGCGTACAGGATGAACTCGACCGTGCTCTGGAACACGCCTCCTGGTCCCCAGCCATGTGGTGCCTTGCACCACACCAGCGCACACGACGGCTGAAATCCCCACGCGCGAGCAATCCCGTAGGTGGCCTCCAGGTGATGCTGCGTCGTCCAGATAAACAGGTGGGCGTCATCGGCGGCGTGCTCGACCACGGGCAATGCCGCGATCTGCTCGATCGTCATCTGCTCGTAGTCGAGCACTCGTCGCTTGCCCGATGCACGCCCCTCGCGCCATGCGTACTGGCTGCCGCGTCCTTTGCCACCGGGGAACCGCCATGGCGGGTCGGCGACGATCGTCGCGAAGCTCATCGCACGCGTGGTTCGCTGATGATCGTGCGGACCACACGCGGACGCTCGACCTGAATCTCGATCGTCTCAGTCGGCCATCCTGGACCTATGACCGGGGCCAGCTCGACCTCGTTTGCCTCGCCCGGCTCCGCGAGCCCGAGAGCGACACCGACGGCGTGCGCCTCCTCGCGCTCAGCCTCGGCCTCCTCCTCGTGATCGCCGGTGCACAGCACGCGGAAATTGCCCGAGACTCCGGTGTCCGTCTCCACCCGTACACCGGGCCACAGCTCCTCGCCCTCCTCGAAGTCCAGGCGCTCCATGTCGTGCGCGCTGAGCCCGATCCCATAGGCTGGCTCGTGCGTCGGATTCTCGCGGTCGTGCGCGTTGACCGCGATGATGAACGCTCTGAGATTCTTGGCGATCTTGTCCGTGCTCACAACGTCTGCGCGCGGTACATCGCGTCGGCGGCCAGCAGGTGCGAGCACATGCCGCGCGCCTCGCACGGGCAGTTCCCCGGTGTCACGCCCAGGCGCTGTGCCTCCTCGCGCAGGTCGGGCGAGAGCACCGTCACCAGATAGCTCATCGTGTCGCCCTTGACGGCGTAGACGCCTACGCCGTGGTCGATGCTGATCGTCAACTGCGTGACGCTGCTCTCGCGCAGCAGGCGTTCGGCCTTCTGACTTATCGTTTCTCGTGGCATCAGCACTCACGCTCCAGTGCGCGTTCCATTCTGCGCTCGAAAGTGTCGAGCGAGATCCTACCGTCGGCGTATTGGCTGCGCAACGATTGGCGGATGCGCTCGATGCGCGGCAGATGATCGTTACCCACGGCAGGCTCGAAAACCAGCGTGAGCCGGAAGTGCGCAGGCCATGTCCAGCGCCATTGACGGCGGCGTCTCATCGCATCGGCCACCGCTGCATCTTGCCGAGCGCACCGGACCCTACCTACGTCGCTTCGCGTTTCTTGATGACGCGATGCCCCGCACGCGCCAGTTTGCGGTCGCGCCCCGGTTTGCTGCTAGTGCCCTTTGGCTTGCCGGTGAAGGGAACAGGATCACTGGAACCCCCCCCCCCTCGAACTTTGGGCTCCGTTTTCGGCCGTCAGCGCTTGCTGCTGCTCAAACGCACTGCCCGCTGTGACCGGACGCACGTACTCGTACATCGGCTTGCCGTGGAACCTGCGTCCTGTCGCGCGGACGATGCGCCGTTCGATCAGGCCCGGTAGCGCCTTCCTGACATCCTTGATGGGCACTTGAAGCACCGCCGCCAGCTCCGGCTCGGTGAACACGTTCAGGCGCACCGCAGCATCGCGAACGGTGGCGTCGCTGAGCAGCGGTGGGATCGGCAACTCCTCGGGAGCCGCCGGTGTAGGCTCGCCGTCAGGTGTCGCTACGGGAGGCTCCTCGCCGATCCGGGCCTCTTCTTCGCCCACCGCCTTGTCCAGCTCGTCCTTGAGCCGAGGCAGTAGTTTGTCGTTGAGGTAGCTCACGCGCTGTTCCGTCTTGTCCACTTCCTCTTGAAGACGTGCGATGCGCGTGCGGCGACGCTGGACGATGGTCGCGAGCTCAGCGTTCACGACCGACATGTCTATCGGCCTTTCCGGCGGTAAGCGTCTTGGATCACTTCGCCCATAAAACGGGGCGACGATCCGGTCAGCCCTTTGGCCTCGCGGTGCATGTCAGCACGGCGATTGAGCTCCGACGGGGTCACGTCTTTGAGCCGCTTGACGAACCGCTCCATGTCTAGGTCTTCGGTGCTCTGGACGAACCACGCGATGCCTTTCAGCATCTGATCGCGGCTGGCGAACGGCACGCCGTCCCACGTCATGCGCACGAGCTGGAGCACCGTGCGCAGCAGTTCGGGGTCCTCGGCATAGATGCGCTCGATCCCGCGCACGGCCTTGAGCTCGCGCATCGTGGAGTCGTTTGCTGCCATCTCGAAGCCCTCCTCCGAGATCATTTTGTTGATCGCCATCGACACGGGTACTTTCGCCACAAGGTCTGACTTGAAGCGCTCGAACGGCGTGATGCTCTTGCGTTCGCGCTGGAACAGCGAGAACAGTTCGGCCTCTTGCTCCAGCGTGAGGTCTTCGAACACGCACGCTGGGACCGGCGAGTCAAATTTGACCGCGAGTATCTTGTCGCGGCGGCGTTGCCCGTCGATGACCGAGAGATTCACGCCAGCGCGTGGCCGTTCGTTGACGGTGAGGCAGCCGACCAGCCGTGGGTCGAATACCGATTTGATCGGTTTCAGGTCGCGCTGGTAGCGCGCGTCTATGAACGTCGCCCTCAGGTCGATCACCTCGAAGCGGAACGGCCACTCGGCGATGTCGATCGCGAGCTTTGCCCCGTCAGGGGCTGTTGCGGTTGCGGTCACGTCTGTCTCCCTTCGCGTAGTCGCTCGGTCACGAGATCGAACTTGCCGAGCGCGTCGCCAAGGCGCTCCGCCAGGGGGTAGTTCCCCTGGATGTTGAAGCCCTCCATCCCCTCGGCGATCGCACGGCGGATGCGGCTTTCGTTGGTGCCCAGGAGTTCGATGATCTCCTCGGTGCGCTGCAAGCGCTCCATGTTCAGGCCGGACTCGCCCATGTCGAATCCGGCCTTGTAGAGCACGAATCCAAGTTCCAGCTCCAGCCCTTTCGCCACGCGCACGTACACGTCGATGGCGCGGTTTGGCCGCAGGGTGCCCTGCTCCAGCTCGGTGATCACACCGCGCGCCAGCCCGCACTTCTCGGCCAGCTCTTTGCTGCCGAGGCGGCGCGCTTCGCGGCTGCGTTTCAGCCACGTCCCGAACGACCGCGACTCTAGCGTGGTGCGCTGGCGGGCATTCACCGGCTGCTCAGCGTCCATGGTCAGCCGCCGCTCGGCACGAACGTGAGCACCACGGACTGTTCGTGCAGCAGGTAGAGGATGGTCGGGTCGAGCCAGTCGGCGGCACGGTCCTCGTCGGGACGCAAGCCGATGACAGGCGACCCTTCGGCGTCCTCGTAGAACACGGTGCCCTCGCCAAGCGTGTACTCCTGCCCAATGGCAGCGCGGTCCTCGTCGCTCCGCGGCGGGGCCAGTCCTCTGAACAGGTCGCCGATGTGCTGTGACTGGCGCGTCTCGGTGACGCTCGCCACAAGCCGTCCATACTGGCCGTCAAGTCCCGTCGCGAGCGCCATCCCGGTGCTCGCGGGACCCGGCACGCTGAGGAGGATGACCGTGCCGTAGCGATCGGACACGCGCTCGTGTCGAGGCCATGAGAGGACGCCCCCCCCCCACGATCTTTGTTGCGCTCTCCGTCTCAGCCATTTCGCACCTCCAGTTTGATCGTCACGCACGATCCACGATCAGCCCTGTGACCGTCCAGTCATCAGGCGTAGTGAACCGTACCCAGTCGCCATGTCGCGTGGCCGTGCCGGTGCGCCAGCCGATGTCGTGCGGGCTACTGCGCCACTGCGCGGGCAAGAGGGCTGCCGCGCGGGTGCGCAGATGCCCTATGCGGCCGCTGGGCAGCAGCACGAGCACATCGAGCTCGCCCACTCTCTCGGCCTCGGCCTGCATCTTGTCGAGCCGGGCCTGCGTGCGGGCGTACAGGACGTGAGGCCGCTCGCGCTGTAGGCGCGCACGGGCCAGGTCCAGCTCCCATTGCATAGGCCGCTCTGCTACTGCCAGTCCCGCCAACTGATGCCTCCGGTCGGTTGCGCCGGGCAGTCTAGCAGCGTTTGGTTGCTCTGTCTAGCAGCCGAGCAGCGCAGCAGTTCGCCCGGCGTCGGGCGCGGCCGACTGCCAGTGCCACCACTCGAACAGCGTGCGGATCATGCGAAGGGAGACTCGATGTTGAACACGCCGTTGGAAAGCGTGACCGTCGAGCCGGACACAAGATGCGCCACGAGCCGGTAGCGCCAGTCGCCCGGTACGTTGGCGGTGTCATCGCCCTCGATGTCCACGCTCACCGAGCGCGCGGGTGACGTGGCCGAGATTTCCACGCCCGCGGTCGTGAACTTTTCCCCGTGGGATTCATCGAACGCGATCAGCTCGATTGTCGCTGCCGCCAGCGAGGGCCAGCGCGTGCCGGTCGGATCAGTGAACACGAGCGCGCGCGAGTCGGCAGCGAGGTAGTCGTCGCCCGCAAGGATGGTGATATCGCCGGTGGTGCTGACCGGCCCGACGACCTGAAGCGTCGTGTTCGCCAGGTTGACGACGGTCGCACGCGAGCTCACCGCCGCGTCGAGGTATTCGAGGTTGGCTGCATCGATGTCCTCGGCGGCGTAGACCGGTTCAGCCTCGCCGGTGTCCCACGAGATCGCGCCCGACCATTTCGCGGGCAGCGTGACGTGCGCCATGTAGAGGCCGCCCGCGATGTTGACGATGCCGCTCGTCGTGCGCGCGGTGTGCACGGTGCCGTCGGGATTGAGCAGCGCGTAGCCCACAGTCGCGAGCCCGTGCTTGCGCGCGCCGAAGTCAACGAGCAGCGCCGTGGTGCGTCCGGCGATCGCGATCATGTGCGCCTCCCCACGAGAGTGATCATGCCCTTGGTGGTGCCGCTGACCGACTTGACGTTCAGCGTGAAGTAGTCGCCCGACGCCAGCGTCACCGGCGTGCCCCCGTTGGCTTCGGTGCGTTTGGCTTCGCCCGCTTTCATTTTCAGCGCGTTCAGCGATGTGACGGCGGTGCCGTTGCGCTTGACTTCGTATTCGCCTTCGCCTTCAAGCCCGCGCACACGGACGGCCACGAGCGACAGCGATTCACCTTCCTGTAGCTCGATTTCGATGCCCGGCAGTTCACCTACGGCGAACGTCATCGCCCAGGCGTGGAGATCCGAGGTGGGGCCTTTGGGGCCGGTCGCCCCAGCCGCGCCGGTCGCTCCGGTCGCGCCAGCTTCACCGGCCGGTCCTGTCGCCCCGGTCGCCCCGACAGCGCCGCCAGCTCCGGTCGCGCCCGCGCCACCCGCGGGGCCGGTCGCTCCGCTCGCGCCCGCTGGCCCTGTCGCGCCTTGCGCGCCACCCGTCCCGGCCGGTCCCGTCGCGCCGGTAGCGCCAGCACCGCCAGCAGCCCCCGTCGCACCGGCTGGCCCCGTCGCGCCAGTCGCGCCCGAGCTCCATGGCGCGTTCAGGTCGATGACGTGCGCACGCGCTGCGCCTTGCAGGTTGGGCGCATGACCGAACTCGCCTTCATTGAACCCGATCGGCCCGACCAACGTGTTCTGCGTGTCAATGATGTCGTGCGTTTCGATTTCTTCGGCCTGAAACAGGTCGATGACCAGCGGGAACGTCGTGCCTTCGGCCGCCTGCACCTGAATTCCGTGTTCGCTGGCGACGATCGAGAGGTACTGGATTACCGCGCCCTGCGAATGCAATCCCGGTTCGGCGACGAACATCCCGTACCTCGTCCACACGGTGAGGATGCGCTGAGCGACAACGTGATCGGATATCGCTAGGCCGTAGTAGAAGCCTTCGCAGGTCCAGCTCCCGATCTTGGCGTTGTTGCCGTTGTTCGCCAACGGCATATACAGCCCAATCCCAAGTTCATTAGAGGGGCGCGATAGCGACAGTTCTTCCGGCGTGGCCGCGACCAGCGCCGCGCCGTTCTTGACATTGACTTCGGCGATCTTGCGAAAGTCAAAGCCGATGATCGACGGGTTTTTCGGTGCCTCGACCATGATCCCGTCCACCACCACCAGCATGTCCGAGTACGCGCCGCCGGGCAGCCCTTGAGGCGTAGGGCCGCCGATTACGCTCGGCGCACCGAATTCGCCGAATTCGCCGACGTGCGTCGTCTTGAGCCGGACGCCTCGGTGATGGACGTTCGAGGCTAGGTAGTAGCTGATCGGCGAGGCATCCGTGACGCCCTTGAGCACCAACGTGAACCCCGGACCTGCCTCGGCCAGGACGGGAAGCGGGACCTGTGCGTTGCCTTTGGTTGCGCCGCCTGCCACCGGCGCGGCCGCGAGCAGATAGGTCCCCGTCGTGAACCACACCTCGGCGTAGTTGCTGCCATCGGCGATGCCACGGGCGACAGCTTCATTGACGGCAGCGCGGATCGCCGCAGTGTCGTCGGCGACGCCATCGCGCAGCGCGCCGAATTCCTCGGGTCGCGTGACGACGTACTGCATGGGCTGCGCCGATCCAGTAGCGCCCACTGCGCCAGTTGCGCCAGTTGCGCCCGCCGTGCCAATTCCAGCCGGGCCGGTCGCGCCCGTGGCACCCGCCGCGCCGACTCCGGTCGCCCCGGTTGCTCCAGCTCCAGTCGCCCCCGGTGTGCCAGCCGGGCCGGTAGGACCAGTCGCGCCCGCAGCTCCTCCGCTCCCGGCCGGGCCAGTCGCGCCCTGGCTACCCCCGGGGCCGGTCGCCCCGGTCGCCCCGCCGCCGCCTGCCGGTCCAGTCGCGCCAGTGGCACCCGCAGCGCTCGGCCCCGTGGCCCCGGTCGCGCCTGCTTCTCCGGTCCCGGTCGTCCCTTTCGCGCCGGTCGCGCCGACGGTGCCTGCTGCGCCGGTCGCGCCGGTCGCCCCCTGAGATCCTGCGCCCGTCGCGCCCGCGCCGCCCGCGGTGCCAGTTGCGCCGGTGGCCCCCGCGCCGCCCGCTGGGCCGGTCGCGCCGGTGGCCCCCGCCGAGCCCGCGCCTGGCGGCCCCGTAGCTCCCGTCGCGCCCGCCGTGCCGACGCCGCTCGCCCCGGTCGCGCCGTTGCTGCCCGCAGGTCCCGTCGCTCCAGTCGCTCCAGCACTGCCGCTGCCAGCAGGTCCCGTCGCGCCCGGTGGTCCAGTCGCGCCGGTCGCGCCAGCTTCACCGTCACCGGTGCCACCCCGCGCGCCGATGAACGTGCCGCTCGTCTCGTCATAGACCAGCGCATCGCGGTCGGCGAACGGTCCCCGCACATCCTGCAAGTCCTCAACGGCGATCGTCGTAGGGCGTGCAGTCACACCCCGAAGGCTAAATCCGGCGCTCTGTCCTCATGTTCTCAGCGAACAGGTTGGCCGCAGCGCTGGCAGCGAAGCCCTGCCGGTTCGTGCCCGTAGAGCTCGCACGTTTCAAGCCCGGCCTGCGGTTGCCCCACGAGTCGGACGCGAGCGAGGTAGTACAAGTCCGAGAGCGAACGCCGGTGCACCTGGGCGGCGTAGACCATCGGCTCGCCCTCTGGCCCGCGGAAATGCCCGAGGTCGGCGCTGAGCTGCTGGTGGCGATCGCTCATGCCCGAAGCGACCGATGAGCATCAGCAGCGAGCGCTGCGCTCGTGCGTGGGTCGTAGCGCCGTAGCGCGTGCGCCCACTCCTGCTCGTTGTGACCGCGGCAGACGTGGCCGGTGCCCGTGGTGGACGATCCGACCACGGGCCGCTCGCAGCCCTCGAACTTGCAGCTCGGCGGCATGTCGAGCGCAAGCTGGCTCATCGCGTACTGGATGTGACGCGCGTTTCCTGAGCGAACTGCGCGACGTAGACCGGATCGACCGAGCGGATCGGGATGCAGCGGAACTCGACCTTCTCATGCTCGACCGCGCTCGACTGCTCCTCGATCTCCTTTTTCAGTTTCTCGCGGTAGCTGCGTTCGGCCTGCGACGAGCTCGATGCCTGGATCGCGCCGCGCCGCACCAGCGTCTCGCCGATCAGGTCGCCGTCTCCCGGCTCCACAACCTCGTAGACGATGTAGGTCGTCGCCTCGCGCAGCTCGCTGCTCGCCGCGCCGTCGCCACTCTTTGCCATCTCCGCACCTCCAGTCGATTGCCTTGTGACAGCGGATGGTAGTCGCTCCACAAACAGAAACGCGGACCACTAGGGTCCGCGCCTCCGGCAACCTACTGTTGGAGGCACGGAGACCTTGCGGTCCCGGTTACGGCGGCGTTTCGGCCACCGTGTGCCCTACCTTGGTAGGACGGTGAACAATAGCAGCAGCAGCGCGCCGCGGCAACAACCTATGCGTGGCGCTCTAGCGCCAGCAGCTCGTCTTGACGCGCTTCCGCCTCGGGACGGCCCAGTTCCTGGTTCAGGTACTTCAGCGCGTAGAACGCGGCCACGTACGGCTTGAACCAGTCGGTGTGCTCGAACGGGTAGATGCGCTCCATCTGCACGCGGCTCTGCACGCTCAGATGGCAGCGCTGGCACAGCGCCAGCAGGTTGAACCAGCGCAGGTCCGCCTTGCGCCCGTTGGCATGGTGGACGGTGAGGATGCGCCACGCGGCCTGCTTCTCCACGCTGTTGAGCACCGTCAGCGGCCCGGCGTCGCCGTCGTAGACCTGCCACTCCCCGCCGATTTCCCGCACGCGAATTAGGCCGCTATGCGTGCAGTGCTCGTCGCAAGGCGACCAGTGCACGGGACGTTCGCGCTTGACGCGCGGCTCGTCCGTGGGCTCCGCATCGAACAGCGAAAGCGCCGCCGTCTCCTGCACGGTGTCCTTGGGCGCGGGCTCGGACCAAAACGTCTCCTGGCCTACGCGGTATGGATGGCCACAGCGGATACAGCGATGCTTCGCAAACGCGCGCACTTCGTCCTTGACCGCAGGCCACACAAACGGATAGCGCGTCTTTGGATCAACGGTGTGATGCAAGCGATAAGCGGCGTCGCCATACATCAGGCACCCTCGCCGTCGAACACCAGCGGCTGATCCGGCCAGGGGTTGAGCACGAGTATGTGCTGGCCGTCTATGCGCTCCATTGCAGGCGAGCACATGACCCCGAGCCGTCGCCCCTCTCCACGTACGCTAGCTAGCAGCAGCTCGACCGTGTGCTCGTTCCACGGAGTCATAGCGATGTTCTCCTCACACCACACGCGCAGCTTCTCCAACGGCGTCTGCGGCTCGGCTGCACGGACTGTCTCGGCGGCGACGTAGCGACACTCTAATGACACTCCATCACCCCCACGCTCCCGCAGCCGCTACGTCGAGCGCCAGTCGTTCGACGTGCGGCATCGTCTCGGCCGCAGCCTGCATCCTCTGGCCCGCGACCGCGGGCTTCGGCCACGGCTCGATCGAGTTGGCGAGCACCTGCTGCACGTTCGCCACGATGCCCATGTCGCGCAGCTCCACCAACGCCGCAGACACGATCTCCAGCAGTTGGCCGTGCTCCTCGCGCGGCAGCAGCAGCGTCGCCGCCAGCAGCGAAAGCGGCGCGCTGTAGACGCTTTCGCTGCTGCCCTCGACGTTGGCCGTCGCCTCGACGCGCACGCTGAGGTAGAGCGCGTGGTCGCCCCCATCCCACGCGATCGTCAAGTGACGGTCGGGAGGACCGACGACGCACGCGCCCCACCGCTGCGTCGTCGGCTCATACGTCCACTCGACGTTCGAGATCATGCCGCCTGGGCAGCCGCTTTGCGCGCAGCGCGGTCGTCGTTCTCGCGCTTCAAGCGCTCCACATCGCACCGCAGGTAGAGCGGCGATGCTGCCGTGTGCGCGACGGCCGTGATGCGCCCGGCCTGGGTCCACCGCCAGACGCGCGCACGCTCGACCTCCAGCAGGTCGGCCGCTTCCTTCGTGCTGAGCAGCACGCCCGAGCCCAGCCACTCGCGCACGCGCGGGTCGCTCTCCAGGAAACGGTTCAGATCACGCTTGCGCGCCGCGCGCAGCGCCTCGGCTATATCAGCAGCCGCCATGTAGTGCACCTCCCGATCGGTTGCCACCCGATGGTAGCCCACGACCCTGTTGTTCGGTCACGGCGGCCTCCCAAATGCGAGCGTCCATTGCATAGACGCGGCCCTGGTTGCGGACGCGGCGAGTCGCGGGCCACACTTCCCACGCGGCGTGCAGCAGCGCGACACGGAACGCTGCATCGTGGTGGCGATACGGCGGCCTGCCGGTCGGGTTGACAGCCAGGTGCGTGACCTCGTGCAGCGCGAGCTCTTCCGCGCACTCCTGCTCGACGGGGATGCCATAGCTCAGCATCAGGCGGCGCGTGCGATACCACGCGCGCCCACGGGCATAGCCCGCTGGCTGTTTGGATCGCCGGTAGACCGCGACCGGCCCGACGCGCACGGGTCTGTTCGCAATCGCGACGAGCGCAGGCAGGTGGCAGAAGCGCTCAATGCACGCGAGGATGTCGATCGCCTCGTCCTTGCCGTCGGCCGTGACAACTTGGATCATCTCGCGCCTCATCGACGCCGACTCCAGTGGCATTCGACTTCGCGCGCCTTGATCCAGCGATCGCCGTTAATGCTGACCGAGCGGCTGAGCCAACTGATCAGCAGTTCGCCGCGGCGCTTGTCGCGCACCAGCGCGTAGCTTCCGTCGGCTTGCACGATGTCACCCGCCTTGACGTTGGCGAGGGTCATGTTCTCCTCCTGCGTAGGTTGCTTTTGTTCTACACAGCCTATCGCGCGTGTCAAACCAAACGCTGCTCGTTTGTCCCGTGATGACGGGCTAAAACAGGAAACGAGCGCCATGCAGACGCCCGTTTCCATAACCTATCCATGATTCATATTTGAGTAAATATCTAACTTACATATTCCGTAAGTTGGGTATTGCGATCACCGGCAAGGCGTGATCGACGGCCAGTTGTCAGGCGTCCATTCGCCGAGCGCGCCGAGCCGCCGGAACACGCGCGTTTGATCGCTCGGCGACGCCAGCCACGGATGCTGCGCGTAGAGCAAGCCACCGCCGTGTCGCCATTTCGACGGTTCCATCGAGTAGCCGCCGCCGTAGACGCCCTCCTGCGCGCGCCAGTTCACGTAGCGCAGGTCGGTCGATCCTGGTTCGCCCTGCTCGCGGTTCGCGACGCACGCTTCAAAGCGGCCGATGCGAAACGGTCGGGGGCGCGGCTGCGGCGCACGATGCGCCAGTGGTGCTTCGTTTGCTGCGGTGCCGCCGGTGAGCGACAGCGCTGGCGATGAGCCAGTGTTCGGCGCTCCGATCGCGATGAACGCGAGCGCGAGCGTCACGACGACTGAGCGTCGGAGCATGCGGACCTCCGATTTCGCTTACAGGTCTAGCCCGACCTGCGCAGCTACCGCACGGGCGGCGATGTATGCACGATGTATGCAGAAACGCGCATGCTCGTCTTTGGCGGCGCACTCACTACGGGACTTCGTTCAGCGCAGGCCATCCGGGTCAGGCCGTGGCGCATCACCTCCTCCAAGTCGGTTGCAGCGCCGCAGGCTAGCAGCGGACGCGGTTAGGGCAGGTGCGACTCGATGATCATGCGCGTGGGCGGCAGCGCGGCGACGGCAGCTTCGTCGCGCTGGGCCTGTGCCTGTTCCTCGGGTGTGCCTGCGCCGAGAAAGTCGGCGTTGGGCACGTCTTGCGGGCGCATGTTCATCGGCAGTCCCTGATCGCGCAAGCCCGTGAGCGAGCCGAACGCTGGACGTTGAGAGGTCATGCAGAAGAGGCTAAGGCGCGATGCCTATTGTCCTGCGCGCCGCCTCGGCGATCCCGTAGGCATCGGCGTCGTCCCAGCTCGCATTCTCAGCGAGGCCGAGCGTGCGCGCCCATCGCCAGACCGGATAGGCGTCGAGCTCGGGGCGCGGCTTGCCGCGCTCGCGCTTGGGCTTGGGCAGGTTGCCGCGGCCGACAGCTTTCAGCTTCCACGAGCTCGGCGGGATCGTCTCAACGCGCGGCACGTAGCCGTAGCTGTCGGCGATCGTCTCGTAGGCGACCTGCGTGGCGGTGCCGACGGCGTACCACAGCACCGGCTCGACGTTCTTGCCCGCGGGATGCTCCACGAACACGACCGCGGGCGGCGCGATGCCCTCGCCGAGCATCGTCTGGAGCAACAGCCGCAGTTGGCGAGCAAAGCGTGTGAGCCGCTCGCCCACGTTGTCGTTCGCCTCGCCAAGGCGCACGCTGTGCACACCGCGGTCCATCGACTGGGTGACGTAGCCGACGTTGTAGCGGCGCGTGCTCACGTCGATGCCCCACCAGCCCACCACGTCGCGCAGCGCCGAGGGCACGACGACGTGCCGCTCGGGTGCTACCTCGATCAACTCCTGCTGCGCCAGCAGCGGCATGGGCGGACCCTACGGTCGCACGCGGACACCGTGTACGGGGAGGGCGGCGTGCACACCGTTGATCCCTCCTCGCCACCGGAGTCGAACCGGATTGAGGGCACCCGCGGGACAGGTGCTCTCCTGCTGCGATGCCCCTGGCGGCGAGTCTAGCCCGAGCTCAGCCGCGGCACGAGGATGAAAAGAATCACCGGCGGCCGTCCTCGCCGCGGATCTCGTGGATGGTGCAGTGCCCGATGAGCCGCGAGACGATCGCGCGGGCAGCCACCTCGCGCTCTTTCGCGTCATCGCCTCGCCGCGGCGTCTTGAACGCCTTGTAGAGCGCGTCGGGGCGCAGGTTGCTCGTCGCGATCAGCGGCGTCCCGGCCTGCACGCGCCCGTCGAGCGCGATCAGCAGGTTCGACAGCACGTTCATCGTCGGGACCACCTTGTCGAAGTCGTCCAGCACGAGCGCGCCGCGGTTGGTCAGGATGCGCATCGCCGTCGTGCGCTCGCGCTCGCCGTAGGCGCTCAGCTTCACGATCAACTCGGCGACGTTGACGTAGCGCACGCTGATCCGGTCGAGCGCGGCCCACATCGCCGTCGCGGCCAGGCGCGTCTTGCCGACGCCGACAGGGCCGACGAGCAGCAGCCCGCGCTTGGAGTGCGTGCCAGCCGCCCACGCCTTGGCATCGGCCAGGGCGGCCGCGGCACCGGGGCGGGACGTGTCGTAGCTGTCCCAAACCAGCCCGCGCAGCAGCGGCGGCAGCTCGCAGCGCTCGATGCGGTTGTCGCGATCGCCGCGCGCTTTGCGTGCCTCGATCTCAGCATCTTCGGCCTCGGCGCAGGCGGTGCAGGTCACGACCATGCCGCGCAGGTGCCGCGCGATCTTTACCGAGGAGCCAGCAGGGATCGTGCGCTTGACCTCGCGCCCGCAGCCGGGGCACGGGCTTGCCAGCACCTCATCCTCAGTCGTCAGCTCTGGGGCTATCGTCGTCATGTCGTGCATTCGAGTCTCCGCTGATGTGGCGGTCGAAATCCAGCTCCTGGTCTACCTCAGAGTGTACAGACGCTGCCTCCTGAGCTTGCGCCATACAGCTCTCAAACTGCGCGTCTGAGCCATAGATGATGCGTGGGTCGGGAGTGCCCGACCACCAGCGTTCGCCGCTGAGTATCCGTTCGATGATGCGCCGGTGATCGTCCAGCGATAGCTCGGGGTGCTCTCGCATCCGGCGCAGAATCTTTTCGAGGAACGACTGCGCGCTCAGCGACTGGCAGGCAGCGGCGTTCCAGTGCTCCAAGATCGAGAGCGCCATCTCGCCCTCTGTCGCCGTCACTCGACGGTCCCCGATGGTTCGCGGGTATCGGCTCTTGTTCCCCTGAGTTTTCTTCCTCTGCGTCTTGGTTACAGGGACCGGCACCTCGTGCCCCTCCTGATCGGCACCTCGTGCCGATCCAGGCGGCACGTCGTTCCTCTCTGGATCGGAACCACGTGCCGGTCTGAACAGGTTGTCGATGTCGTGGAGGATGTAGACGTTGGTGCGCCCGAGGCCACGTCGGATGACCTCGACCAGCCCGGCCTTCTGGAGCTCGGAGAGGAAGTTGCGCAGGCCGCGGGGCGAGCATGGAACCTCGGTGTAGAGCTTGTCCTGGCCTGGGTAGCAGGACTCGTCCTCGCGCGCGTAAAAGCAGAGCAGCCCCCACAGCACCTTTGCTCCGGGAGACAGTTTGCGACTGCGGAGCACGGGATTGTCCAGCATGGTGAACCCCTCGCGCCGAGAGCGCGAGTGGAACTGGACGGTCTTCTCAACGGCCATCGCTCAGTCGGCCGCCCCGGCGGCGGTTTGTCCGTCATATGCGCCTGTACACTCCCCCATACGTCAACACCCTTCGTGGTCAGTTGATCGGTTACTCGGCCCGGCACGCCCTCCAGAGCAAGCGCCGGGCCGAGCTGCTTCTTGGGCTACGCCTCCAGCAGCGCCTCCAGCTCGCGGATGCGTGCCAGCGCGCGCTCCAGCTCCCCGTCGTCCTCACCGCGGCCGCGGCCGTCGAGGGCGGCGAACTCCTCGGGCACGTCCTCGGCCTGGTTCAGCCGGGACAGCTCGATGACGTGCACGCGCGTCACGTCGAAGCTGCCGTCGCTGTTGGCGCGCGTCGGGAACTGCAAGTCCTTCACGCGCCCGACGAAGGTGCCGCGCACCGTCTCGCCGAGCTCGAACTGGCCCGGCAGTTCCTGGCGCTTGGCGGTGAAGCGTGCCGCCGAGGCCGTGACTTTCGGGCCGCCGACCTTGCTGTTCAGCCGCGAGCCGGTCCCGAACAGCGTGAACTGCTCGATCTCCGCGTCGGCGTCGGGCTCCTGTGCCGCCAAGTCCTCCAGCGAGCGACGCTGGGTCTCGCCGTCATCCGGGCTCTCGCCGTTGCTCGCACCGTCCGCACCGTCCGCCATCGCCGCCTCCGCCTCTCTTGTTGCTGTTGCGCTCATCTGCGCCCTCCTGTCCGATGAATGGAGCGAGGAATCGGCGCGGCATATTGCCAGCCGATCAGCCCGCCGCGAGACGTGCGTCTCGCACTGTCCGGGGTATTTCCTCACACGACCCGGACAGTCCTGCAAGAGTCGCTAGAGCTCGTTGCAGACGGCGCTCGCAAACTCCGCGGTGAGCGTGATCGGCTGCCCTTTCTCGATCAGGTCGAGTGTGCGCAGCTTGCCCAGCGCGTTGCGAAAGCCGCCGCTGGTCGGACTGTAGCCCGTGAGCTCGGCGGCGCGCTCGGTGCTCATGGCGTCGTAGCGCACGGTGTTCAGGATCTCGCGTTCGGCACGCTTCAGCTTGCGCAGCCAGTAGTCGAACAGAGCATCACCCGTCGGCATCGGCTCGAACTGGCCGCCGATGGCCTCGACTCCCGCTTCGGTGATCCGCACCGGATGATCGCGGCTGATGTACTCCGCGGTGCGCAACTTGCCGAGAGCATTGCGAAAGCCGCCGCTCGTGGCCGAGTAGCCCGTGAGCAGTGCGAGCTGCTTGACCGAGCGACCGTCGGGGAACTGCGCCAGCACGCCGAGGATCGTGCGTTCGGCCTTCTTCAACGTGGAGTCGTCCTGTCCCGTCTGCGGGCGCTGCTGGCCGTTCTGAGCCGCAGCCGCTGCCACGGGTGCAGAACCACCCTTGCGGGCCACGCGGCGGCTCATACCGCCTGCAACGCGGTTGCCTGCGGCCTTGACGAGCAGCACGTCGAGCGAGGCGATCGTGTCCTCTTTGGATTCGCGCCACGATTTGAGGACGGTGTGGAGGCGGTTGAGACGCGGCTGGTCCTCGCGCAGCTCGCTGCACATGCCTTCCAACGTCGCGATCGTCTGCGCCACGGCCTCGCGCGCAGAGCCGTTGCGCGCCATTGCTTGCTCGGCGTCGGCGATCGCATTGTCCAGTTCCTCATCGCTGAACGGGTAGACCAGCTCGTACTGGGCATCCTCGGGAGCATTCTGCGGCGATAGCATGCGTTCCAGCTCGCGCACGCGCTCGCGCAGTGCCTTGGGATCGTTGGCTTTGGCCTCCTTCGTCGCAGCCTCGATCTGCACCCGCACGGCGTCGAGATTGACCTCGGCACGGCCCGTGGGCTCAGCGCGCTGCTCGCCGGGCGCAGGCGTGCGCGATGCGTCGAAGGTCCGGCGTGTGCGGAATTTGATCCGCTGGCGCAACCGCAGCCAACCGGGCGACCACACCCACGCTTCACCCTGCTGGAGGCTCGGCAGCGAGGACATCACTTCCTCGCGTTCCTCGGCCGTGGCGTTGGACTTGACCCACTTGTCGATCGCGTCGCGGTCCTGGCTGCCGATGATCTGCATGACGACGACGAGCTCGGCCTGCGTGGTCAAGTCCTTGTGCAGCGCCGCGGCGCGCTGCGTGATCGCCAGGTAGCCGATGCCGCGCGAGCGACCGCGGCGCGCGATCGTCGTGTACGCGCCGACCATGCGGCGCTGATCGGGCATCGGCGACTGCGGGGCCACCGTGTCGGCCTCCTCCAGCACGAGCATCATCGGCCGCTTGTCGCGCGCCTTGCGGCGGTACAGGCGTTCACCGAACGCCTCGGCGAAGCGATCCTGTTCGGCGTTGGAGTCAAACAGCGACGTGTCGATCACGAACGACTGCGGCCACGCGTCGATCACCAAGTCGGCGATGATCGTCCCCGAGTCGCCGTTGATCGGAAGGTCGCCGTGTTCGCCGCCGAGCACGACCACGGGCAGCCCTGCGCCTGTGCCCTTGGCGTTCGAGCGCAGGCCGTAGTGCACGCCCACGGGGTCGAGCACGACCACCTGCTGGCCGTGGCTGATCAGCTCCTCCTCGATCACGCTCGCGGCGTAGGTCTTGCCCGCGTTGCGCTTGGCGAGGATCGCCACGCTCTCGCCAACCAGCGCCAACGGCAGCGCGAGGTTGCGCGCTACGCGCAGCTCATTCTCATCTGGCATCTCGCACCTCCGTTGGGATTGGGGTCTATTGTCGCTGCATCGACCCTGCGCTCGTGCTCGCGGCTCTGCGCGAGGCTAGCTAGACCGCGGGCCACTCGCCTCTCCACAGCTTCTGTCTTGGTCGATCGCCCCACCGCGCCTCGTACAGCGCCTCAGCGAAGCGGGGCTCGCACGCCAAGAGCTCTGCCTTTGTGCACGTCTCAACGGACCCATCCCTGAACGTGATCTGCTGGCCTTCGCAGCGGGTGCAGTAGTCGCGCTGGCCGTGAGGCAGGTTGTAGCCATCGGAGCGCGGCTTGCCATAGGGCCGCCAGTGGTGGCCGAGCCGAGCGCACACCTGCTGGAGCAGCCCGTTCCAGACCTGGCCGCCGACGCTCATCGTCACCGGCGTTTTCCGCGTGAGCGTGTCAGCCATCGAGAAGCGCCTCGACTCGCGGGTCGGTGCCTGCGTAGCGGCGTTTCAGGTAGTCGTGTGCGGCTGGGCCAAGTAGCTCGTACGCAAACTCTATCGCCGCCGACGGGATCGCCGTCAACGGCAACTTGCCCTTCGTGCTGTTGTGGTGGCGACTGTGGCAGCCGTTGCCGAGCGTCATGCTGTTGCGGGGGTCCCAAATATCGCCTTGCGCCCGTTCGACCTTCTGGCGATACACGACGTGGTGCTGGATCAGCCTGCCGCAGCGTCCTTTGCAACGCGGGTCCTCGCATCTGCGGCCGCGTGCTGCTCTCCATCTGCGCTCACCCGCGCGATCATGTACGCCTGTCCGTCGGCCGTGTCGATAGTTGGGGTTGCGTTCGCCGCACCTGTCCGCGGGCTCGGCGGCTTCCGCAGCACGCCGCGCATCGGCGCGTCTCGCTGGCGCGTCGGCTTTCCAACAGGCACGCGAGCAGTAGGGCGCTGTGGCCTTGCTGCGCGAAAGGGGACGCTCGAACTCTGCCCCGCAGTAGGTGCACTTGCGTTTGGCGCGGGATCGGCGATCAGGACGCGGACGTGAGGCTGACTCTCGCTTTGCGTTGCTGCCGCACTCGCGCGAGCAATATCGAGCCACATCCGATGGGAACCGAACACGGAAAGGCGTACCGCATCGCGCGCAGCGTCTATCGAGCGACGATGAGCGCAGGGCCGTCTTTCGCGCGAGTCCCTTCGAGCGTTTCATACGCGCCGTGCGGTTTCCAGACGCTGCATCGAGTGCGCGAGCGCTATCTCGATCTCAGGACTGACCTCCTGCGCGTCGTCCGTCGGCACCGCAGGCTCGACCAGCCGCAGCGTCGAGGAGGCGACCTCGCGGTAGTAGTCGTCCAGGTTGATCGGCACTCCCTTGCCCGCGGCCATGATCAGCTCCTCCACCTGCTCGCGACTGGGCGAGGATTTGCGTTTGCCCTCGACCATCGCGTACGCCTTGTCACCCTTGGCGTTCTTGACAGGTACGCCCTCGGGCAACCCCGGACGCCGGTCTTTGTAGGTTTTCAGCCCCTCGCTGCTCTTGCGCAACGGTGCAGCGCGCTCGGTGTCGGTGCCTCCTTTGCCGAGGTAGCCCTTGAGCGCCGTCTCGCGGTGCTTGACCATGCGCTTCGCCACCGTCATCTCCCCGGTCACGCGTTCGGCGTCCTCCAGCGTGTGGATCGTGCCGTGCACGCGCACGCTCTCGGCGATCGGGCACTGCGTGGGCTTCGGGCAGTAGTTGCAGTGCCCCCCCGGCGTCGGCCGGGTCAGCGCGCGGGCGCGACGCGTGATCTTCGCCAGCCGCTCCGCAAGCTGCTCGCGCAGCTCCGATTCGCCGTCCCACTCGGCCTGGACCTCGCGCTGCTCCTCGAACGCCTCCCACGCGCGGTCAAAGCTCTCGGCGACGACGGCGAGCTGGCGTTCGATCAGCGGCAGACGTGAACGCTCGATCGTGGCCGAGCGGTGGTTCTCATCGCCCTGCTCGCCAGCTTTGAAGCGGACGTAGACCTCCTTCAGCGTGACGCGCTGCACCGTCGGGTAGGTGCGCATGACCAGCCACGCGTAGAAGCGCTGCTGCCAGTAGCCGTCGGTGCTGATCGACGTTGCGCCGGGGATGGCCCAGGTGTCCTTGTAGTCGATCACGACGGCGTGGTCGCCGTCCTCTTCCTCCTCCACGAACAGAGCGTCGAGCTGGCCGGTGAGCACGCGCTGGACCGCGCCGCCTTTGGGGTTGGGGTACTCCAGCGTGGACATCAGCCGCTCCTCGGCCGCAACGAACGTGCTGATGCCGAAGCTCTGCTCGCGCGCGAACTTGGTCACGATCCATTCGAGATCCTTCTTTTCGTGCTGAGGCACCGTCACGATGTCCTCGGGCTCCACGTCGGCTTGACGGCTGACCTCGATCAGCAGGTCGAGCGCCACGTCGGTCAACGGCTTGCGCACGAGCCGTACGTCCTTCTCGGGACGGACCTTGGCGCAGTGCGGGCAGGCGTTGCCCTCCTGGTATTCGGAGTCGCCCTCGTTCAGCTTCAAGTTGGGCTCAAGGCCACACTCGGGGCACTCCACGTCGTCCTTCAGCCGGTCGCCTCCAAGCGAGGCGAGCAGATTCAGCAGTCGCGCGGCCCAGCGGTGGAAGAGCGTGCCGCGGCCCTGTTCATGCGTAGACCACTCCATGCGCAGCGGATCGTCCAGGTCGCCGATGAAGGCGCTTTCGGACTCGAAGATCGCCTCCAGCGCGCACAGGTCGAAGGACCCGAGCAGCGACTGGCGCAGCGTGGGGAAACGGGTCATCGCGCGGGGGAACGGGACGTCCTCCGCGCGATAGTCCGTGATGACGCTGGTCATGCGCCGCCGTCGGCTTCCTCGGCCTCCAGTTCGCCGTTGAGCTGCACCAGCTCGGCCTCAGCCTTGCGCCGGTCCTCGGGGGACAGGTCGGGATCATCCAGTTGCGCTTCGATGTCGGCGACCGCGCTTTTCAGGCGATCGGCCGTGGTGGTGATGTCGCCCGTGGGCGACTCGCCCTCGGCCTGCTCGCCGTCCTCGTGCTCGCCGTCCTCGGGCTGCTCGACCTCGGACTCATCGACAGCGACTGTCTCGACCACGACGAGCGGATCGTTGGGCTCGCGCTGGGCGATGAACTTGCGCAGGCGCTCGGTGAACGCATCGAGGCGCTCGTCATCGCCGGTGCCCAGTTCCAGGCGCACCTTCGCGGCACGGAACGCGCCGGGCACGAGCTCATTAGCGCGGTTGACCATCGCCTCGATCAACTGGCCGCGCTCATCCTCGGGGTACTCGACCGTGGGAGCTGCGCCGCCAGCGCTGCTCAGCGCAGGCCGCTCGTTGGCGGCGGCGATCTGCTGGGCAAGCTCCTCCTCGGCGTAGAGGCCCGAGAGGCCGCACGCCTTGCGCAGCGCGATCGACTCGGGCACCTTGACCATCATCTGCTCGGGGTAGCCCTTGTCGTTGTCGAGCGTCCAGGTGCCGGGCTTGCCGCCGGGCGCTTGACGCTTCTCGCCGAATTCCTCCCACGGCGCATCGGCATACCACGGGTGCTTCGAGGCAGTCGTCCACACCATTGCGTACGCGCCGACGATCTTGCCGCGCTTCTCGGTGCCAAAGCCCTCGGCGACGTGGCGGATCGTCAGGATCTCGCGGCCCTCTTCCTCGCTGGCCGCGGTGTCGATCATCTTGACGAACTCGTCTTTCTCGCGCACGACGTGGCTGGTCATGCGCACGAATTTGCCGCCGTGCTTGGCCGCCTTGAGGTAGCCGTCGCGGCCCGTGAAGATCGCGACCGGGCCGTTGCTGCCGCTGAACTTGGCCGCGAAGATCTCCTTCAGCAGCGGGTCCAGCCCGTAGCGCGCGCTGACCTCCAGGAACCACGCCATCTCCGCAGGCGTAAGGTCTTTCGCGACGGTCTGTTTGATGACCTCGACTTGCGTGCGGTCGTACTGATGGCGCGCAGGCAGTGTCGCGTCGGATGGGTCAGCGAGCGCGGCTGCCTCGCGGGCAGCTCCCGTCTCGGCTGCATCCTCGGGTGAGCTCTTGCCGGTGATCAGCGCCTCGTCGGCTGACTCGTCGGTTACGGCTGCATCGGGCATTTCGCACCTCCAGTGGTTGGCGTAGCGCGAGCGAGCCTATGGCAGCGTTCGGACGCTTTTACGGACGGCGGCGCGCGTGATAGCCCTTGGGATTCCAGTCGCCGCGAGCGACGAATCCGCACGGTGGGCCGTTGGTGTGATGGGCCATCAGGAAAGCGTGCGCGGCCGGGACGCCCTTGCGAAATTCGATCACGGTGTGTTCGGTGAACACCTCGTTGACGATCCCGTCCACGACCCACCACGCCAGATACTCGCCCCAGCCCGACGCACCCCACTTCTCGATCTCGCTCGTCGTCAACGGCAGCGGCACGAGCTCGGGCAAGCCCGCGTGCATGACCTTGCTCGTGAACGAGCCGCAGTCGTAGCCCTTGACCGACCCTTTGGTCAGCCCCACCGAGGGCGAGAACGTCGCGTTGTGGCCGCCCCCATAGATGTAGGGCCACTCCTGCTCGCTCAGCCGGACGCCCTCGTCGTAGACGGCGACGTACCACGGCGGCAACGTGATCCCCAGTGGATGCACCAGCTCCCGGCTACGCGCAGCGCGATCCTCAAACGAGTCGTTCATGGCGGTCACAGATGGCTGAGGGCCATCTTGATCGCATCGTCAGGCGTGACGCCGAAAGCGTCTACGCCGTCGGGCAGCAATGGCGACTCGACTGTCCAGTTCTCATACGAACCCTGCCTGAAATGCAGCGAGAGCTCGACAAACGGCACCTTGTCCGTCACGCGCTCAGCGAGCTTTGCTTTCAGCGCCTCGATCAGCTTGAGGTCGATCATCGGGTGTGCAGTTCGTGCTTCAGCTTGGTCACGAACGCATCCTCGCGCAGCCCACGGACGTGATCTTCATCCCCTTCGCGCTTCCATCGTTTGCATCGAGGACCAACACGCTCATGGGATTTGATCCGGCGGTAGCAGCCCTTGTCACGCATTTCGCGCCGCAGCACAACGATGCGCTTGCGCAGGTCGGTGAGAATGACCTCGTGTCCTGCCAGTTCGCGGTGCAGGCGCGCGATGTGCTGCGCAGGGGTCTCGGAGGATGAGATATGCAGCGAGAAAGCCACATCGAGATCAACCTGCCCGCTCACGCCTGCGAGGTAGCAGGTGCCGCAGGTCTGCTGCGCGATAAGTCGTGCAAAGCAGGAGAAGCGATAGCCGTGTGTGCCCCACTCTGCCGCCCACAGTTCAGTACCCGCGCACGACGCATCAGGCCAAAGGCCAGGTGCTGTGTAGGTCACGACGCCATAGCCGCGAGCGCGTAGATAGCTCGCCATGGCTGGCACGTTGTAGTAGGAGCCATGGACCTCGACATCGAGCGCGACGGGCAAGTCCTGGCTGATGCCCGCGGCGCGCATCTCGCGCACAGCCAGATACGCCTGCCCAATCGGATTGCCAGCCTCCACGAAGATGTAGGTGCCAGTCGCGACGTGACAGCTATGGGCCTCTCGCGTATTGGAGATGAAGTTGCTGTCGGCGTGGCCGCCATCGTTCGATTGCTGCCAGACGAAACGCAAGCCGTGCGAGCGCGCGTAGCAAAACGATGGGTGACCCTGATACACCGAGATGTCGATGCCGCGCGAGCCAAAACTACCGCCGAGAGGTGCGCTGATACCGAAGTGCTTGGCGATGCACGAGCCCATTTCGTGAATGCCATCGAGGCGCGGGTGGGTGCAATTCGCGGCGGGGTTGCTAGGTGCGGTGAGCTTGGCGTGGTGGATGCCAAGTAGGCCCTCCAACCGTTTGATGTCGCGGTTGACCTGTGCGCCGTGCGTGCGCCATACAGTGCATTTGCGCTTATGCTCACGCGTAAACCTGCGATAGCCGTGCGAGCAGTTGTAGCGGTGGATGGTCGAACGCAACGCGCGCCTCTTGGCGTAATCGGCGTTGAGTCGCTTGCGTCGTTCGGCGTGAATCTCAGCCGGAGTCTTCGGTCGCGGTGCTGCTGTGAGCAAGCGCGCTACCTCTAGGCGGCGACGCGTGACAAGCCCGGCCAGCGTCACATGGCCTGCGTGCACATAGCTGAGCATGATGCGGCTCGCTGCGTAGATGTGCCCGGCCCGTAGGTCTGCTCGCAGCGAGCCGACAAAGATGTATGGCCCGAGGTTGTAGGCGAACGAGTCCAGGGCATCGACCTCGTTCTGGTTGAACGGATAGCCGATCGCACGTACTGCCCACTCGTAGTTCTGACGAACGCTGTTGGCGAGGTTCGCTTGCGCGGCCGCCTGGTCGGCGAAACAGAAGCCGCGGTAGACGCCGTGCGTCTGCCCATAGCCAGCCGTCCACACACCGCCATAGGGGTCCCAATACGCGCAGCGGCTATAGCCCTCGAACTGCTCGATCAAGTGCAGGCCATTGGCATCGATCGTCGGGATGTGGACGAGTGTCGGAAAGAACAGCGACGGCGGTTCGGTCATCAACGGTTGACCTTCGGGCACCGGCGCACCGGGTGCACCGCCGGTGGGATGCACGCCTGCCTTTTCCAGCTTCCCCTTGCCGCCAGGTGCTTTGACGAGCGAGAGCGGGATACATTCGCCTTCGTTGGAGCGCAGTTCGTCGGCCTTGCATGGGTCAAGCCACGGCACAGAGCGCGGCGTGTGGATCGTGACTGTCTTGGTGCTCGATCCACACGCGGTCAAGGCGAATGAGGAAATCGCGAGCACGAACAGCACGAAGCGGCGCAGTCTCACTTGTCCTCGCTCTCCTTCTCGCGCTGCTGCACGAGTGCTGTCAGCTCAATCATCTCATCAGGGTACGCCGCCGCCAGACGGTGCTCCTGCTCATCCAGCTCCTGCAAGCAAAGACGGTAGCTGTTGACCGTTCCATCGGCGCGCGTAGCTGCCATCCCGGGGACCGGATCGTCGCATCCATGGTCATTGGCCACGCGAGTCATTTCGAGCTCGCGGCGGCGTGTGCTGCTCTGCGTGAGCAGCGCATGGAGAACATGGACCGAAGCCGCTTTGCCGCCGATGTCAGGAATGTCCATCGGCATCAGTAGCGAATCCAGACATTGCAGACCGTGACGGGCTGCAAATTGTTGTGCACCGCACCACCGCCTTCGGATGGGATCGAGCTCGCGATCGGCGTCTGTAGCAACGTGTCGGATGTGACGAATCCCGGCTGAGAGTGATAGGTGGGCGCAGCTTCACCGATCAGGTGGCCTCCCACGCTGTCTGGCAGCCAAATAGACGGCGATGTAGCTGTGCCTCCGTGCGCGTGCGCAGGCATCTCCGCAATGCTCAGTTTGTGCGTTGCCTCCCCAGTTTTTGCTCCGAGCAGGTTCGTTGAGCCGGGTCCCATTGGGGCGCGTTCGCGGTAATCGGGCACAAAGAACTTGCCCGATTCTGCCCCCGTCGTGAGCGCGGCGTTCGATGCGCCTCCAAGCGCTTCATACAGAAGTTTGTAGGTGCTGATCAGCACCTGCTGGCCTTCGCATGGCAGAACGCCATCGAGCAACGCCGTGCTCGCGGAAAAGATCAGCCGCCCGGGCCAATCGATTGCTTCCCATGCAGACCCGGTGTCTCGGTAGAGGACGCCCGTGTTGGTCGCCTTGAATTCGCGCCCCAGGACTCCCGCAGTCGGCCGCGCCGAGAAAAGGCCACTTACTGGCAGCGGCCGCAATGCGACCCACGCACTGCCAATGTCGCGATAGAGGACGCCTACGTCGGTCGCTTCGTAGAACCGGCCTGCGACAGCCGGGCTCGGGCGAGCCGCGAGTGTGCCTGAGAGGTTAGCCGTGTAGCCCGCGACGACCCATTCCGATCCTGTGTAGCGATAGAGGACGCCTACGTCGGTCGCTTCGTAGAAAGAGTTTTCGGCCGCGGAGCCGGGACGCGCAGAAAGAACGCCCTTGGCACCGATGCCGAGCGCGATGTCTTGGTTGGCTTTGAGATCGCCGAGATTCGTCATGCGCCGAGCAGTCCGTAGGCTCGCAGATCGGTAATCAGCGTCTCCACCTTGTCGATGACGTTCTTCAACGTCGCCGAATACGTAAGTGGAGTGCGGAACGCGCCACCTGGCGGCGACGGCGTCCCCCATCCAGCGCGTTGCGAAACGGCAGTTGCGCCGAAGAATCCCAGCGTGCCCCCCACGTAACTCGTTTCACCGGTGACTTTCAGGCCACCCGCAACGATCAGTTCGCCGTCGGTCTTCAGAACACCAGCGCTTGCCCGGTACAGGTTGGTGTCGCCTGTCGTGCCGAACAAGAGCGCGCCTGTGTTGGTCGTCAGGCCCAGGTTGGCCCCGACCTGGAATGTGCCGGGCGTCTTGAGCGTGTTCGCGGCGCTTCCACGTTCGAGCTGCGCGTCGAACGATGTGCCGCCTGAGATCCCGAAGTGCAGAACGCCACCCACGTAGGCGCTTTGATTGGCCTGAACGTAGCCGCCTGCGGCGATCGACCCCGGTGTGGCGAGCACGTTCGCTTCGGCACGGTAGAACTGCGTGTCGCCGCCGAGTGTCATGCCCGCGGCCGCGCCGGGCAGCGTCAGCGCCGTGCGGTCGTTTTTCGAGAGCGCGATGTTCGTTGCGGTGATCCCGGCCATCGCCGTGACTGCGCCCGTCGGGCCGACCGTGAACACCGGCGAGGTTCCGACCGCGACCTGGAACGGGTTGGCGGTGGAGGAAGCGGGCATGATCGCCTCCAGCGCGGGCACGTTGACGCTCGGCGAGACGGCCGCGTGCGGAGCATCGTCGCGCCGCCCGAACGTCTGCACCAGCCGCGTGATCGCGGTGCCCGAGTAGTCCAGGTAGCCGACGACCTTGTGGTACGGCGTCGCTGGCGGCGAGCCACCTTCTTTGACGATCGCGAGCTGCCAGGTGTAGTCGGTCGAATCTTCGTCGCCGCTGATCTCTGTTGCGCCCGTCGTGACGTAGATCGTGTAGCGCCCCGCCGCGCTGCCGCCGGGCATCGACTGTTCCACGTTGGCCGTGACGACGCGCAACTGGCCGCCGACGCCCATCGCGGCCTTGTCAGCGCCGGTCCCGGCGTAGGCACGCAGCGTCGTGGAGTTGGCGAGCGTGAGATCGAGACGGCCGAGGGTGCCAAGCACCTCCTGCGTAACGTCGAAGAACGGGACAGGAACAATGTCCCCTGAGCTCAGCGCGATGAACTCGTCGGCGCTCGGGTAGAGAGTCGTAGGCACTGGGTTTCAGGCTACTGGCGACCGTCTATCAGACTGCATCCAGCCCGGCGCGCGAGACGCCTGCGATCCAGCCCACGTCATAGCGTACGATCAGTTCCAGATGCGCCGGTGTGACGCGTTCGGCGAGCGCCCGGACCTGCCCGGCCGAGTACGATTCTTCGCCGTAGGGGATCGTGATCGTGAGCTGGCCGCGGCCGGGGTGGTTGCGCTGGTAGGTCCAGGGATTGCCGCGCATCAGCGCATCGAAGCGGCTGACCCACTGCGAGGCCGAGCCTACACGCCGCGACTGCACCGCCGACTTGGCTGCATCCTGGCGCTGACTCAGCGGCACACCGAACGGTTTGATCGGAATGCCAAGCATCCGCTCGTGGATCGCCAGGAGCCCGTAGCTGTCATCGGCCTTGTGCGGCCACGCCTGCTGGCGAACGATTCCCATCAGTTCCTCGATCGCGTCGAGCTCATCCGCGCCCGCGCGCATGATCGCGACCGAGCTCGGGTCGGCCTGCTCGGGAGCCCAAAGATTGCTGATCATGCGTTCGCCGCGGGACGACAAAGTATCGAGGGGACCGCTCATCAACGACCTCGCAGAAATGCCAGCAGCGGTTTTGTGTGCTTACGCTTGTTGCAGTTGGCGCACGCGGCCGTGAAGTTATCCCACCCGTGTTCCCCCCCCTGTGCCAGCGGCTCGATGTGGTCGATATGCGCACTCGCCCCACCACAGTAAGCGCATGGATCGGCCAAGACGATTTCCATGTACTCGGCCGCGAGCGTGGGATTGCCACTCCGAGCCTTCTGTCGTCGTGCTTCGCGCTCTGCTGCATAACGTCTGCTCAGTTGGCGCGCGCGTTCGGGATTGGCCGCTCGTTCACGACGCTTTCGCGCTCGACTACGTGTATTCCGCTTGTCGCGGTCGCGCGCGTGGCGGGCGGCATCGGCCCTCGCCACAAGGTCCCGGTTTTCCGATCGCCATTGACGCATGTAGGCGCTTCTGTCGCTCACGGCGCAGCTTCGGCGGCCAGCGTGACCGTCCCGAGCTGTGCCGAGTGCAGCGCCGAGACGAGCAGGTCTTCGGGTTTGCCGTTGATCTCCAGCGTCCCCGCTTTCACGTCGTACACGCCGTCGATCGCCAGCAGCGCGGCGAGCACGCGATTGATCTGCACGCGCTCGCCCGCCTCCAGCGAGCGGAAGTAGGTATCGAGCGCGAGCTGCACCGATTCGCTGACGTTGACGGTGCCCCCGACGCCGGTCAGCGTGAAGCCCGGTTCGAGCTCCAGCGTCGCCGCGATCGGCACGGTGGTGATCGTGACCGTCGCCACCGTCACTTCGGCGTCGATCGGCGCGTGGCCCGCGCCCAGCCCCGATTCGCCGGGCGGGTCCCAAAACTCCTGCACGTTTTCGATGACGCCTTCGGACAGTGGGCCGTTGTCGTTGTCGCTGATGATCAGGCGCACCGTGTTGGGGCCGTCCCAATGCGGTTGCACTACGACGTTGCCCACGCTCGGAAGCGCCAGCGTCTCGGCGATGTAGTCGTCGCGCGTGCCGCCGCCGCGGCTGCCCTGGAACTCCAGCAACAGCCGTTCCTTGTACGGCTGGTCGAGCTCGTCATCTTCGCCGCCCGAGATCGGTTCCTCGTTGTCAACGGTCAGTTCCTGCGACGGCGAGGTGATCAGGTTCACCGCGTGCGCAGGCACGTCGAACGACGAGCCGGTTTCAGTCGCGACGACAGGAACGATGCGGCTGTCTTCTGCCGGGATTTCGACCGTTTCCGCGGTCGTGAACGTGATCGGTTCATCTTCGGGCGCGGTCGCGGGGGCTGCGACCTCCAGCCCCGTCGCGATGATCTGCGGCTGGTCTGATTCGTTGGTCAGCCGAACGACGCCGGTGGCCGACACCGGCGTCTTGCGTGGCACGTCGAGCAGTTCGCCCCAGTAGTCGAGGTAGATGCCCCAGGAGAACGGCAGGAAGAACGACGCGGGCAGCTCGGTCGAGGCGAAGTCCCACAGGAACTCGGCCTCCAGCGCGAACGACTGCGTGTGGTCGTAGAAGAATCCGCCTGGCGTCGTCTCCTGCCAGCGCGGGTCCGCTTCATCGAGCCCGGCGTTGACGTTGGCATCGACGCGCTGGCGAATCGTGTCGATCGTCTCCTGGCGCAGCGGTGTCCACTGAGCGAGCGATGGCATCAGACGATCCCCTCTCCTACGTCGAGCCGGATCGAGAGCAGTTCGTCTTCATCCAGCGGTGGTTCGGTCTGGACCTGGAACGTGCAGTAGCCGCGGTCATCTTCGCGCGTGAGCTGCAAGTTCACGACGGCGGCGATGCGCGGGTGGAACGTCAGCGCATCCTCGATCTGGCGTTGCAGCTCCTGCACGCTCAACTCTCTGATCGGCCGCCCGAAGATCACAAATGGGTCCTGCATCCCGTACTCGGGTGGATGGATCGGCAGCGCTCCGCGGGCGGTGTGCAGGCACTTGTCGATCCACTGCAAGAGCGTGATCGCACCGAAGATCGCCCGCGGCCCACGCGCACCCACGCGCACGAATTCATCCTTCTTGAGGTCGAACGCCCAGGTGCGCCCGAGCGGCGGTAGCGGTTCGTCCTCGACAATGACCGTCGCGAGCGCATCTTCGTTGGTCGGCTCGACTACGCCTTCCTGCTCGGGTTCCGGGACAGGTGGGATCGGTTCGGGTGTCTGGCTCTCGGCCACGTCAGCCATCTTCCCATCGGGAATCTGTCGTCACGACTCGCGCACGTCATCGGGGCCGTAGGCAAGGAATCCGTCCTCGAACAACCCCAGCAGGCGCGTGAAATACTCCTCGTACTGGCGGGCGATGACGCCGGTGGAGTACAGGTCGATCGCGCGGGCACGGATGAACTCGCGATCCAGATCGCCAGCGGCGCGGGCGGCGGCGGTGAATTGCTCCATGGTGCGGCAGCGAAAGCCCGAGACTCCCTGCTCCACCGTCTCGGTGAACGCGCCCCAATCGGTGGTGATCACCGGCGTCCCGCACATCTGCGCCTCAACGGCCACGCCGCCGAACGGCTCAACGTAGATCGTCGGGCAGAGCAGCGCGCGCGCCCCTCCCATGAGCTCAGCGCGCCGCTCTGGACCGACGACGCCTACGTGTTCGCCATGGGGTGGGGAATCTCCTTGTCCTGCAAGGATCAGCTTCATGCCGGTGCGCTTGGCCGTCTCCACGGCGATCTCGACGCCCTTGCGCTTGATGAGGCGACCGACGTACAGCAGGTAGTTTCCACCTATTCCGGATGGAAACTGCTCGACCTCGAAGTAGTTGGGGATCACCTCGTCGTAGAACTTGCCGTTGGAGCCGAGCGCGCCCTGCTGCGCGCCGTAGACCGTGTGCATCCAGGCGTAGCTCTCGAACACCCGGTAGGGCGAGAACGTGCCTTCGTAGCCGATGCCGAACTCGACCGACATATGGTTGGGGAATGCCTGGGCGATGACCTGCTGGCAGTTGCCGCCGATGATGCAGATGAAGTCCCGCCGCTCGATGCGCTCGGCGATCGCCGCGATCGCGCGGTGGTTCATCGGAGCCCAATACTGCTCGGTCCACTCGGGCTCGGTGACGCTCGCGTCGGCCGGTGGCTTCACGACGGCGACGCTCTCCTCGCACTCGGCATCGGTGACGCCCGAGTCGTACAGGTAGACCGTGTGACCGCGGCGCGTCATCATCGTGGCGAACTTGCGCACCTTCTCGGTGTAGGCGCACCACGAGAACTCGCGGGTCGTGGAGGTATGCGGCAGGCTGGCGACGTGGAATCTCATGGGCGCAGCCTACGTCGAGCGGCGGCAGCAGCCTGTACTTGCAGGGCACGCGCATGGCGAGCTCGCGCCGCCCTCGCGGACATGCGCGCAGGCGGCCGCGCTTCCGGTTTGGAGCCAGTCACCACGTCGTTGTCGCTGAACACGGCCGTGGCGTGCCAGACGCCGTCGCCGATCATCGTCACGACGATGTTGTCGCCCTCTTCGAGCCCGTAGTCGGCGTGGTACTGGCGCACCGCCTGGCTGAGATAGAGGTTGTCGTCCTCTTCCAATTCGATGTTCGAGTCGTGCACCTCGGCAATCATCGGTGGTCCCGGTGCGAGCACGTCGGCCAGGTGCGAGCGGCCCTCGTGGCCGTGGTAGTCCACGGCGTGGCGCAGCGTCGAGCGCATCGCATCTTCCATGCGTTCGCGCCCGCCTGGCATCAGAGCACCACTGCGATAGCGACGCTGAGCGCATCTGCCGACAGCGGAGCCAGCGCCATGAACGCACGGCGGTTGAGGCTCATCTCGGCGTCGAGCTGCGTGCTGCGGTGCACGTAGGCATAGACCTGGCGGCCCTCGAAGCTCACCACGATGCGCTCGCCCACCAGTTCGCCAAGCGGCCCGCTTTCATCGACCATCGCGAACGATGTGCGCTCGGGATCTCCGTACTGAGAGGCCCCGTGCCACTCGCAGCTCGCAAAGCGCGCGGTGCCACTCTGGCGCGCGCCGCGGAGGGCTTCCTGGGCTTCATAGAACGGCAGCCGCGCCAGCATCATGTCGTCCACCGGCCCCTTGAATCCCCATTTGAGGATGTCGCGTTCGGCTACGACACGCGAGACGGCGAGCGAGCCCGCAACGCCGTTGGCGGCGATCGCCCAAAGCTGGGCGCGGCCAGAGCAGTTGGACACCCATTCCGCGCCGGGGATGAGCGGGAACCCACTCCCCGCTTCGCCGTGGGGGTCATCGAGCAGTTCAATGACCTGCTGGCCGACGTTCACGATCGTGACGTTGATGCGCCGCTCCGAGCCCGCGACGAGCACGCGCACCGGCTGCGTAGGACCGACCGCCAAGTGCTCGTACATCACGACCTCCGTTTCGACTGCGAGCTGCTGCTACCCGCAGGGGGATTGGAGCTGTCAGGAGTGCGGCCGCGTTCCTTGGCCTTGGCCGCACGTTTGGCGGCATCGGCTTCCTTCTGCGCGTCCTTGACTGGATCGGTGAACGCCGCGGTGATCGTCGTGGTCATGTTGCCGGGCGCGACGTTGTGCGAGAGGCCCGCGACATAGCAGACTTGCGTAACGCCCTGCGAGGCCCAGCCGATCTTGAACGCGTTGCCGCGTTTGAGTGTGGGACGCACCGGCACCGTCACTTCCAAGATGCGTTCGGGCTTGATCACCTTGTTCAGCAGGTTCTGGCCGTACTTCTTGGCCTGGGCGATGGTGTGCGCATCGGGGGCTGTCACCTGGCGGTGCACGTAGCCGTAGAGCTTGATCCCGGCGTTGTTCTTGACCGTGACGCTGATCTTTTTCGAGGACCGCTTCACTTTCGTTTTTTTGCCGGTTTTGGTCGTGCGCTCCTTGCCCTTGGTGGTGGCGCGCACCGTGATCGCTGTGGCGAAGTCCGAGCGCAGTTTCTGCTGGAGCTGCGCGTCGATCAGCGCACCGGCGAACAGCAAGAGGTCAGCCGAGTGCGTAAGCGGCACGATGTTCAGGCGGCCGTCCCAGTAGAGGAAGAACAGGCGGCCGGTCGCGACGCGCTCGGCGCGGTAGGCACGCACGATCACGTCCAGTGGCTTCGCGCCATGCACAACGAGATTCGTGATTTTGTGTGTGCAGGTGGCGAGCTTGCCGATCGGGATGTGCGTGCGCGACTCGACGTTGCGCGCGATCTGATCGGCGGTCCAGCCCTTGGGGTGGGACTTACCCTTGCGGTAGGAGTAGTTCTCGGTGCCCTTGTTGACCTCGGACAGGTCGCTCGCGAGCGAGCCGCTGATCGCCTGCGCTTGCAGGCTCGTGCCCGGTTCGAGCACCTTCAGCGTCCAGAGCTTGCCGAACGGCCCATCAGCGTGTTCGGAGAACTGGCACGCGATCTGCTGACCCTGGAGCAACTTGACCTTGCCACTGGGATCGGTCAGCGCGATCTGCCCAGTCATTTCCGCGTTCTGATCTTCCCAGCTAAAGCTCGTGGTGAGATCATCGAGCGGCGTTTCGTCGCCCTTGCCGAGAGGCTTGGCCGTGAGCTTGAAGCGCTCGTCGCCGAGGATCAGCGGCGGCGCTGCGAACTTGTACAGCGACGATGCTGGCTCCGAGCGCCGTTGTGATTGCGAGCTCGCCATCAGGGCAGCACGATCGCCGTGGTCTGACGTTCGCCGTTGGCGCTGATCGTGGACGCGCTCGCGGGCTTGGCCGGAATCTTCAGCACTTTGTGCGACTTGACGTTGCCGACGAACAGCGGCTGCGAGGGCGGATAGCTCGTGAGGTGGTTCGCCGCGGCGATGAGCTTCCACAGCGTATTCGTCTTGTAGTAGTGCTGGCTGAGCGTGTAGAGGGAGTCACCGGCGACGACCTTGTGGCTCCACGGGCCGATCGTGTTTTTCAGCGCCTTGCGTTCGACCTCGGTGGGGTCCCATTCCTGAAAGCCGCACTGGATGTAGCGCGCGTCCGGCTCGCCCGCTTCCTCGGTGACATCGGCCTGCGTCATCGCCGCGAGCATGTTCACGTCGTCGTAGTCGTACAGTTCGGCGTTACGGATGCGCAGGCGGAACTTGATGCCGCGCTTGACGAGCTCTTCTAGTTCGGCCGCGGCAAGCTGGGGCTCCAGTTCATCGGGCGACCACACCTGCCAAGAGGGCTCCCAGTTGAGCACGATCGCCTTGAACGTGACCGTCTGGAGCTTCGGCCCTTCCGAGCGCGAGCGTTCCTTTGGCCCGTCTGCGCCGCCCGTGACCATGTAGCCCTGCCAGTTGTGCCCGCGCGTCTTCTGGATGTTGTCCAGCGGCGGCACCTGAAAGCGGAACGGCACGCCGAGAAAGCCGGATTTGGTGTAGCCCGGTTCGGCCTGCAAGGTGACTTCGGTGCCTCCGCCTTCAAACGGCGTGTCTGAGCGCTTGAAGATCGTCGTCGGCTTGGAGACTGCCGTGAGCGGCAGCCCCTTGTCGTTGACCAGCACGCCTCCGACCTTCACGAACGTCATTGCGAGACTCCTATCTCGGACTCAAGGCCCATGTTCTCCAGCGCCTCGGCCAGCTTCTCCATGACGCGCTCGACCATCTCATCCGCGGCTTTGCGGTCGGTGCCGTGCACCACGATCGAGCCGGGGCCGAAGGTGATCACCGCGCGTGCACCGCCGCCGCCCTTGCCGCCTGCGCTGTTGACGCTGCCTGCGCGCTCCTCGTGGGGTGTGATGTTGACGTGCTCGGCGTTGTGGCCCTCGCCGAGGCCGAGCAGCGTCGCGCGGTTGAACGTCCCGCGACCGCCGCGCTGGTTCCAGCCGCCCCATGCCGGTCGGCCGCCGAGCCCATACCAGTTGTTGGACGTCTCGTGCGCCCATGCGCCCGAGGGCGAGCCGTAGCGGCCGCGGATGTAATTCAGTCCCCAACTGATCTGCGCGCGCGCGTCTCCGAGCGCGAACGGGTGGCCGTGGCCGAGCGCCTGTGGGATGCCGTAGGCACCGGAGCTGGAGTTGACCGAGTTGGCGTTCCAGCCCGACTCCTGCGTCCACAGTTTCTGGAGGTAGGGCCATTGGCTCGCGGGCCAGCCCGAGGCGACCATCATCGTGCGCCCGAGGCGTTCGTTGGCCGAGGGCGAGCCGCCGCCGCCGTGGCCGCCGGGGATCATGCCGCCGCCACTGCCGCCGAGCGAGGAGTTGATCCGCTGTTCCATCCCCCTCGCGATGCTGTTGTACGCGGTCGCCGCCAAGATGCCGGGTGCGCCTGCGCCGAGGCTGGCGCGGCGCAGTTTGATCGACTGCGCGAGTCCACCGCCAACGCCCCCGGCCGATGCGGCGACGGCCCCGGCCGCCAAGCCGCCACGCGCGACCGAGTGCAGGAGCTGCATGTGGTCGGCCTCGGCCGCGCCCGGGAACGGCCGCGTGATGCCGAATTTCTCCAGGACTGACTCGGGGACGGTTTCCGTGCCGATCGTGTCCGAGGCGCGTCCTTCGGTGTGCGGGTCATCGGCGAAGCCGCCGACTGCGACCGAGTGCGCAGGCGAGCGGTAGCCCGAGATCCCCGTGAGCGTGCGGTGCAGATAGTGACCGAGGCGGTTCAGCGCTGACGCCAGCGCGGGCTCTTCCCCGACCGAGTAGTTCGTCCCAGGTCCGGCGACGAAGCCGCCGGTCTGGAACATCGGCGCGCTGTGCGGCCAGTTCTCGCGCTCGACCTCGTGACCCAGGCTCGTGCCGTAGGGGCGCAGTTTGCGATTGATGCGCGACTCGGTGTGGCGGTTGACGATGAGCTCGCCGGGCGCGGCCATGCCCATGAATAGCGGCACCGAGTCGTGCAGTCCCTCGCCCATGAGACGGCCTCCGCGTGCTTTGCCTTTGTGCTTGCCGGACGCGGGCAGGATCAATGCCGAGGTGGCCTGGTTCTGCTTGGCGTCGGCGGTGCTGAATTCGCTGGTCTTGGAGGTGCCGTGAGCGACGTTCTTCATCATCGCTTTGGCTTCGGCACCCGTGTAGCCCATAGTTTCGAGCTGGGCCACAGCGGCCTTGAAGATGCCCGAGAACGCGCCCCGGACGCGGTATTCGGCCTTGAACGCCGGGCTTTCGATCGCTTCGCCGATTTCTTTCCACTTGGCTGCCGAGCCCGTGAAGATTTCGCCGTTGACGATGCGGATGTGCTGACCGAGATCGTCAAAGCGCGATTCCATCGAGCGCAGCATCGAGTTGATCGGCCCGCGCAGTTTCGGTTCTGAGCGCTCCAGTTCGCGCGCCCACGACAGGACACCTTCGGCCATCGCGGTGCGCCCGTTGCGCCCCAGGTGGCTGATGTCCCCGAGCATTTCGTTTGCGGTCAGCTTGAACGCCTGCTGCGGGCCTTTGGCGCGGGAGTAGATGTTGTACGCCTGGGAGAAGCCCTGCGCCATGCGCGTGCCTGCGTCACGGGCTTTCTGGACCTGTTCCTCCTGGAACCGTTCATAGTCGTGCAGGATTTCGCTCGTGGCCGCGAGCTGCCCACGAGTGAACGACTGGGCCACACCGCTCATGTTCCCCGGATGGGCGAGCTGCTGTTCATCGCCCTTCTGAGCCGCGCGCAGGGTGAAGGTTTGATTGCCCGCGATCCGGCTGTTCAGCCCCTGCCCCGTGAACGCTCCGGTCGCCGCGTTGAATCCGGGCAGCTTCGCTCCCGCGAACGAGCGCGTCTCGCCGGTGCTCAGCCGCGCGGACTGGGTGCGCCCTGTCGCCGCGTTGGAGAGGATCGAGGCTCGCCCGCGTTCGCTTGCTTCGGCGGCGGTGAGGTGCACCGGATTGAACGCGCCGCCGAGCAGTTTGCTAAGGCCGAACGTCATGCCGCCCAGGACGCCAGCCGCGCGGTCTGAGACACCGCCCTGCGTGCCGAAACCTCCGAGCAGCCCGTTGATCAGCATCAGCGGGATGGCGAACTCGGCCAAGCTGCCGAGCGCTCCCAGCGCCATGCCGGGGACCGCTTTCGCACCTGCGACGAGAGCCGCCGTTCCGGTCAGTTTCAGCCCCGCCATGGAGTTGCGCAGGCTGCCCTCCTCCGCGGCCGCGCCGCCGACCGGCACGACGCCGCCACCAAGGCCACCGGCGCGAGCTGCGCCCGCCGCGCGCTCCTCGGCCGCGGCCGCGCCGTTGGCCTCGACCGCAACCCCCCGCCATTTCGCCGCCAGCGAGCCGATCGGTCCACCGAGGCTGCTGAGCTTGCCCGCGAACGCGTTCAGCCCTACGACGGTGAAAGCCGCGCCCAGCAGCGTGCCCAGCGCGGGCACCGCGTGAGTGATCCCGTTGATCGTGCGCAATACGCCATTCAGCAGGCGCAGGAACATTGAGACGGGACCCTGCCCGCCGGTGAGCGTGCCCAGCAGCGTCACGACGTTGGCGAGCCCTTCGACGAGCTCGACGCCGATGCCGCTGGACAGTTCGCCGAGCCCTTTGGTCAGCGTGGGCAGCGCTTCGTCCAGGGCGTTGATCGCTTTGGTGAAGCCGCCCCCGACCGAGAGCTCTCCGAGGGACTTGACGAGATCGCCAAGGAAATGGGAGGCATCGGCGAACACGGGGCGCATCGCCGTGAAGTAGCTGAGCATGTCGCGCTGGCCCTGGGACCCTTGCAGGAACGCGGCCCAGCCCTTGGTCGTGCGGTCGATCGATTCCCAAATCGTGTCGCCCGTCTCGCGCGAGGCGTGGCCGATAGCGCGGAAGATGTCCCACACGTTGTGCAGCACCGAGCCGAACGTGCTCACCGAACGCTCGGTGCGGTCGAACATATCGCTGAGCTTGCCCGTCTCGCGCGCCATTTCGGTCGTGCGGGCGGCGCTCGCGGTCAGACCCACGACGGTGTTGCCCAGCCAGTCGGTGAACGGCAGCGCCGCGGCGAGGAAGTTGCGGACGACGTTCATCATGTTGCCGAGCGCAGCGCCGAACTGAGTCGCGCTGCGCTGGCCGCCCGAGACGATCTCTTGGAAGTCGTTGATGAACCCCGGCGAGCTGATCTGCCCGGAGAGGTTCGCCGCCACGCCGCCGAGCGCCGAGCCCATCCCACGCGTGATCTGCTGCAAGACGGGGCGCACGCTCGCGAGCTGGCGGATCGACTGGTCGAGGCCGGGGAACAGGCCCTGTTGCGCCGAGCGCTGGATTTCGGTCAGCACCGGCTTGTAGAGCTTTAGCGTCTGCACCAACTGCCGCCCCTCCGGGGTCAGTTCGGCGATCGCTTTCTTATTGCCGGACATCGCCTTGGACAGCCCCTCGAACGCGAGCTTGCCCGTGAGCACAGCCGCACCCATCCCGGTGAACGCGATGCCCAGCGGCCCCGCCAGGCCAGCGAGGTCCGCGAACTTGGGCAGCAGCGACGTGAGCCCCGCCAGCAGGCCGCCAATGCCCTGTGCGGCCAAGCCGATCATGGGCACGAGCATTCCCATCAAGCCCGCGCGCAGGCCCGGCAGCTTGGCCGACAGGCGATCGAGCAGGCTGCCTGTCTTCTCGGTGCGTTTGCCCAGCACGTCCATCTCTTCGTGCATCGCTTTCACATCGCGCTCGGCGCTGCGCGTGACCGAGGAGGTGTTCTGGATCGAGCGGTTGGTCGTGTCGATGTTCCGCGCGAGGTTGGGAGCGCCGACATCCTCCAGGTGCTTGCTCAGGCGCTCAGCGTCTTCGGCAGCCGAGTCTGTGTCAGAGCCGAGCGAGCGAATCTTCTCGCCCGTGTTCGAGAGCATCTGAATCTGGCGCTGGGTGCCGAGCTCGTCCAGCGAAGCGCCGAGCCGTTTGACTGCAACGTCGGCCTCGATCGCCGAGTCGCGAATCTGGCGGATCGGCCGCGAGGCGCGGTCAATGACGGCGAAAGCCCCAGTGACCGTCGCCGCCATCTACCCTCCAATCGCCTTGGCGATCAGCATCGCCTGCCGATCAGCATCCTCCCGCTCCAGCTCGCGCACGCGTAGACCACACGCGTAGATGAACGTCCGCACTCGCTCGGGGAACTGCGGAGGCCGCGGCTCAGCATCTGGCACCGCCAGCGGCCTGTAGTCGTCCCCGAGCGAGTTGTACAGCTTGTACGGGTCCGCGCCGGACGCCTTCCACACGTAGAACAGCATCGTGGCCTCACGCCCAGCGCGGATCAGTTTCCCGCAGCCTGCACGTCCGACTCGTCAAAGCCGGACAGGGACATGATCTCGCCCGCGATCTGCGCGACGACGCCGACACGCATCGCGAGACGGCGCTGGAGCAGTACGGTCGGGTCAGCGATCCCCGCCTCCTGGGCCGCCTGCTTCAGGTCGGGCTTGACCGTGCCCTCCACGATCACGCGCAGGTTGGCCTTGAGCTCGTCGTAGCGCGGAGCGCCTGCGGGCCGTCGGCGGCGCTGCTGGCCCTGCTGGTTGCCGGTGGCGTCGCGCTCGGCCATGCGGATCACGTCGATCGGGATCGCTTTGATGATCCAGGGCATCATGCGCGGCTCGTCATCGGTGCCTCCGACGCGAATGCTCAGCTTGCGCGTCATCGCTTCCACGGTGTCGCCCAGCAGCCACTCCGTCACCGAGTCCCAGTCGTCCTCGCTGGCGTTGCCCGACGCGGCCGCCTCGCGTGCCTCCAGCGCGTCGTCGTCCACGATCAGCACGTCGCTGTCGTCGGACTCGCGCATCTCGCGCGCCTTGCGCCCGAGCTCGGCCAGGTGGCCTCCGGGCGCTGCCTCCTCGCCCTCCGCTGTTGCATCGGCCTCTGCGTGATCTGCCGCGCTACGCGGCTCGGCGGTTGCCTCCGACATTTCTGACCTCCCGTGCCGTCACCTGACGGCCATCGTTGAGTGAGCGACCGAGGCATCGCGGTCGGCAATCGAATCGCCGCCGCCAGAGGCTGGTCCGCTCTCTGACTCCAGGTGCCCAAAGAAGCTGGGCATCCGGTTGAACAACAAATCGAGCGCCGCGGGCATCGTCAGCCTCAGCGCTCGATCAATCTCGTCCTCGGGAACAGTGTGCTCGACCTCCAGCTCAGCCATGAGCACCAGCAGCTCCTGTCGCCCCCAGTTGGGCTTTGCGGCGATGCGGCCGCGTAGCTCCGTCACAAGGACAGCGTGGTCGATCACGCTGGCCCGTCGAGCACTCCGACGTACTGCACCGCAGGCAGACCGTTCGAGGCGATCTGGCCCGTGCGTTCGAAGGCGTGCAGTGGCGTCTCGCGCTCCCAGGAGATCGGGATTTGTTTCTGGAGCAGTTCTTCGCCGATGTTCATCGCGATGGACATCTGCCAGATCAGGCAGCCGTCCACCTGCCACTGCTCGTAGCCGAGCGCGCCGGGGTCGTCGTGTTCGATGATCAGCGAGAACGGGCGCATGAGCGCTTCGTCGCTGCCGCGCAGCGCACGCTGTTCGTCCAGGCTCATGTTGAGCCAGCGGTAGATGTTCAGCTCCCACGCCGTGTCGAGCTTCTGGACGGTCAGCGTGCCTTCTCGCGTCTGCCGCCCAGGCTTGAACCCCGTGCGGTCGGTGCCCGCGAGGGCGACGCTGATTTTCGCGACGTTCACGTCGGCCGACAGCGAGATCGCCTCGTGCAGGAGGTTGCCTTTCAGGTCGAGCACGCGACCGTGCATCCCGCCGAAACGCCATAGCGCTTCGTTCAGCGAGGCGTTCGTGTCGATGCCGATGGTCCCTGGATTTGCGCCCATGTGTCTCTGCTCCGATCTGAGTAGGTCAGCTCACGGTGGCTTTGAGGAACAGTTGCGCCAGCGCGCGCCCAAAGGCGATTTCGACTTTCAAGATCACGAAGTCGTCCGAGTCGGACCCCGGTTCCGGCGTCACCTTGACGCCGGGCTGGAACGCTCCTGTTTTGATGCGCGGCTGAGCGAGCTTGAGTACGCGCGCAGCGATGATGCCGCGCGTGGTGTTGTTGACGACGACCTTGCCGATCATCTCCACCGCCATGTCCTGCTCGGCTTCGTTGGCGAACTGCTGCATCGACTGCACCATCTTGGGGTTGCCGTAGATGTTCCGCGGCCGTTCTTCGTTCTGCGTGGTGCGGTCTGCGGGCTGCCAGGTGTTCACGTCCTTGACGATGCGCGTCGGCGCAGCCGCGTAGCGGTCGCGCTGGAGCGCGATGACGCCTGCGCCGACCATCTCCTCGTACTCGTTGAGCGTGACCGCCGAGCCGCTGGCCTTGGGTAGCGGCAGCGTGCCTGCGAGACGCGCGAAGTGAGCGTTCTGCGTCTCGCCGCGCTGCGCGCGGATACCAGCAATGCGAGGTGCGAGCTGCGAGCTGGAGAGCTTGCCGAACACTTCGTCGGTGAGGCCGGGGCCGCCCACGGTCATCACCACCGGGTCTTTCAGTTCCAGCGCGCGGCTGACAGCCGTGGTCGGTTCCTCTTCGAGCGCGCCGCCGAACACGATCGTGAAGCGGTGGCCCGCGTTGCACTGTTCGTCGCACCATGCCTGGAGCGAGCTGATCGTTTCGCGCACGGTTTTGCCGGGCGTGCCGGGTGCCCATGGCAGGTCGAACGGCGCGAGGTAGGCGAAGTCCACGTCGTTGAACGCCTGCACTCCTGCGAGCCAGTCCGCACCGACCAGCGTCGCGCCGTCGTTGCCGGTCGCGAGCGCGAACGTGCCCGCGGCGAGGCCCGTCGTGCCCTCGGTCGTGAGCGCGGCTTCGACCCACGGCGAGACGGCATTGATGAGCGCGACGAGATTTTTGAGCGCGCCCGTTTCGGCGACTTCGAGGGGGAACGATTCCAGTTCGGCCGTGCCGTCGAGCAGCGTGATCGTCTGCTTGCCTTCCACGATCGGCGAGGCCGTGACCTTGAAGCGGTTGCCGCGTGTGCCTTTGTAGCGCGCGCTGACGGAGATCGCCGCCGTGGCTGCCGGGTTTTTGAGCGCGATCGTGGCAGCGGCAGCTTCGGCGCTCGCCATGCGGTTGACGTAGACCGCGCTCGCGCCGCCTGCGCCTTCCAAACCCTCGCCCTGGAACGCCATGTAGACGGCTCTGCGCCCAGCCGATTCGTCGGTGCCGAAGACTTTCTCCCATTCGCCGAACGAGCGCAGGAGGATCGCTTGGTTCGCGGGACCCCAGTCGTGGGTGAGCGGGAGCGAGACGATCCCACCGGGAGAGGGCGGCAGCGTCGTGTTCGGTGCCGCCTCGTAATCCGTGTAGACGCCCGGCAAATCGGGGAGCGCCGAAGGGTTGAAGATGCCGCTCATAGCGGGACTACGCCTCCTCGTCGTCGGGGTTGAGCGCGACGACGCCGGTCAGGAAGTCCTCGATGAGCTTCCGGGCGTCGGCGATGCTGATCGGGTCTGGCGCGTCTTTGAGGACGCCTCGCACCACTGCCGGGTCGTAGCTGCGCAGCGCGTCGCTGCTGCTGAGCAGCAAGCTCTTTTCGATTGGTTCGGTCAGGTCTTCGACCGCCTCTCCCGCATCGCTCGGCCCCGCGGGGTCCGGGTCGGCCGGTCCCGGCACGACGATCTCGCTGCCGGTGCCCTCGCCCTGGGGCTGCTCGTGCTCCTGGGCCTCGCCGTTCTCGGCCGTCTCCTCGGTGGTTGCCTCCTCGGGCGTCTCCTCGGTGCGATCGGGCTTGGCCTGCGTCCTTTTGGCTCGGCTGCGCTGCGTTGTCTCTGCCATCGAAACCTCTCAGACCGTGATCGTCACGTCGGGAACGGGGTCTACGAAAACCTCTTTGAGCACTGGCCCATCAGAGATTAGGCGAGCATTTCTAAACCACTGCACGCGCAACTCGCCGATGGTGGTGTAAAGCTGGTCATCGGGTGCCTCGGCGATCGTCTGGAACGTCCAGCCGGGGGCGACGATGAGGAAATCCCGAGGCGTGCGTTTGGTCGCGATTGATTGCGGCCCTTCGTCGAGCGGGAGCGGATTGCCTTCGGTGTCGGTGTAATCCCACAGCGGGATCAGCTCGCGGTGGCCGACGACGGTGGGGTCGTGCGCGTCGGGCACGCCGAGCAGCAGCGCGTCGCTGAGCAGATCGGCAGCGCGCTCGGCGAGAATCTTGCTCTCCGAGCTCGTCGTGCCGATCTCGGGGAAGAGCTGCACGGTGATCGCCGCGGTGCCCCGCACCGTGTCCACGCCGCCTGGCGTCCAGCCCGCGGGGTTGGGCAACTGCACGAGCGCGGTCGGTCGCTTGAAGCGGCCGTCCATGTCCATGCGCACGCGCCACGGCGGAGAGCCGAGCGCCGAGGCGATGTAGCGACGGGTCGAGCGGATCGCATCCTCGCGGGTACGCATCAGGCGTTCACTTTCGCCTGCTGCTCGCGCGCCCAGTGGCGCAGAGGCTCATCCACGATGTGATCGAAGTTCAACGTCGCGGCGTGCGCGGCGAAGCTCATCATGTGCTGTCCTTTGGTGCCGGGGTGATGCACGACGCGCGCGTAGACGAGCTCGCCCGTGGGCCATGTGCGAAAGCGCAGGCGACCGCCGGGGGTGCGCGGTCGGATGATGTGCGGGCGCGTGTCCCACTCGACGTAGGCCGCGATCGGGTCGTGCGTATCGACCTTGACCTCGAAGCCGGGGTCGATGCCCCCGACACGCGGCTCGACGGGGCCGCGTTTCCACGAGCGCTTGAGCGTGCCGGGTGTGCGCGCTGGCGTGAAGCCGCCGAACTGGAGCGCGAGGCCGGTGTAGCTGACCGGCGTGTTCGCGATGACGCGCTCCAGCAGCCAGTCGCCGCCCGCGTCGGCCATCTTGTAGGTCGCGCGCCGCGAGAGCTCGGGGTCGAACATGGCGATCAGATCGCCCTCTTGCTCGTATGACATCAGCGCGCCCCCTTGCGCCGATTGCAGGTGGGATGCGCGACCTGTACGTTTGCGTAGCTGTGCTCGCCGCCGCGTGCGAGCGGGATCACATGATCGACGTGGTAGTCAGCAACATCGACTGCGCAGTGGCAGATGCCACAGATTCCCTCGTCACGCTCGAACACGATATGCGGATCAACCTGCTCCACGAACTGATCGCGTTCACGAGCTCGCCGAGCTTGTTTGCGTTGCCGTACTCGCGCCCGACGCTCCTCGGGGGTATGGCATGTAACACGCTGAATCGTCGGATTGCGTCGGCGATAGCCAGCACGCGCAAGCGCACGGTAGTGCTCGCGATCCGCCTCCCGACGCGCTTTCTCGGTGGCATTCTCTGCGGCGCGCTGCCGTTCGTGGCGTGCTCGTCGTGCGGCCTTGACCTCCTCACGCTTTGCGGCATAGCTCCGTTTCGCAAAGGCTTTGCGGGCTGCGGGATCGGCGTACGGCATCTACAGCCCCACCTCGCCGCCACGGTTCAGGGTACGCAGCGCTCGCTCGCGGAGATCCACAGCACCTACTAGAGGTGTCGGCCGCGGCGATCCCTCAGTTGGCAACGGCCCCTCGACCACGCGCGGCTCGCGTGCGCGCCGCAGACCGACCTCGAAGCCGATCACGCGCTTGAGCTTGCGGATCGGCTGGATGCCGGTGCTGACGTGCCACAGCTCGTCGGCGCTGGCCTCGGAGATGACCTGGAGCATCATCATGTCGTCAAAGGCCAGGAATTCGCCAACGCCGGGGCGGCCATCGGTCAGCGAGCTGCCGTCTTCATAGACCGGCAGCAGCAGCAGGTGCGCCTCGCCTTCCATGCGGTGGTAGCCGCGCGCCGCCATGCCTCGCATACCGGCGACGCCGGTGCCCTCGGTCGGCTGCTGGACGGTCAGGCGACAGCGAAACCACGGCCCGAGCTGCTGTTCGGCCCACGGTTCGCCCTCGATCCACGGCTGGGCCGGGTCCTCCACGTCGTAGACCGCGCGCGCTTTGTCCACACAGGCGCGTCGCAGGCTCATCAGAAGACTCCTGCTTCGCCGCCGATCACGATCGTGTCGTTCGAGCCGTGCGGCCAGCCTCCGTACACAGGCCAGCCGTCGATCGAGCCGCTGCCGATGCCGGGCATGTCGCCCGGTAGACCGCCGCCCAGGGCATCGGGGTAGCCACCCCAACGGTTTGCGCCCGACCAGTCCATCTCCACGACGCCGTAGGCGGGAATCCCGCCGTCGGAGAGGAAACCACGCCACCACGCCATCCGTTCGGGCGTGCACAGCGCCCACAGCAGCCTGTTGAGCTCAGCGTTGGGGTTGATCATCATCCCTTCGCGCTGGCTCTTGGACGCGTCGCCGGGGTCAACGTACTGCTCGGAGTAGCCCGTGACCGAGAACCCTTTCAGCGCCTGCCCGGCGTTGAGCGCTTCCTGCTGTTCTTCGGAGTCGAGGTTCACCTGTTGCTCGACGCGCAGCACGACGGCCTTCTGCGCCATGCGCTCGAACGCGGGCGGCATTGATTCATCCAGCAGCCGTCCCGTCACCCAGGCCACGTAGTCGCACGCGAGGCCCGTCTCCAGGTCGAGCGAGTCCGGCGTCGTGCCCGCCGCGTAGCCGAGCTGCGACCAATCGACCTGGGGTGTCCACTGGCGGATGTTCTGGCTCGTCGGCTGCTGCACTGGTTCCTCTCAGACAACGGGGCGCTACAAGAGCGCCCCGTTGACCCACGATGTGTGCGGCTCGGGGCCGCGCGGACTATTTGCGGCTGCTGCCGCCTGAGCCTCGGCTGCTGCCGCGACGCGAGGAGCCGCTGCGTGCGGCGGTGCGCTTCGCAGCAGCATCGCCGTCGCCGGGCTTCTCGGCCTCCTGCTCAGCCTCGGCAGCGGCGGCGGGTGCGTCCTCCTGCGCCTGCTCGCGGATGCCCTGCGCCTCGGACTCGGCCTCCTGCACGAGACGCTGAGCCTCGGCGGCTGCCTCCTCGGCGAGACGCTGAGCCTCGGCACGAGCCTCGCTCAGCACCTTCTCGGCCTCCTGCTCAGCCTCGCTGAGCACGCTGTCGGCCGCGGCCTGCGGCGTGCGCGCGGCCTGCTTCGGGCCATCGCCGAACACGTCCCCGTAGGGGATGATGTCCTTCTCGTAGGACTTGCGCGGGCTGAGGTAGATGTAGCTGATCACCGCGCGGCTGCCGCGGCCACGGACCACGGCGTCCTCGATGGGGTGCCCGATCGCCTCGACGAGCTCGTCCTTGAATTCGCGGTTCTCCGCGTCCGGCCCCCAGTGGATGTGGCCGTTCTCATCGAGCTGGACCTTCCGGTCGCCCTTGTAGAGCGTGCTGGTGAGCGCAGCGTCCACGCGCTGCGTCATCGCCTCACGCTGCGCGGGTGTGAACCGCGCTGCGTTCTGACGCACCAGCTCCTCGGCATTGCTCGTGACGCCGAATGCGGCCTCCAGCTCGTTCTCTGCCTTGGGGTCGAGCGTCACGCCCGGCAGACTCGTTGTCGCTGACATGGTTGGTGTGGCTCCTCTCTGTCTCAGTCGTGCCGGGGTTGACCTACGCGACAACAGCGCGAGCGACCGCACGCGGTTCGATGACCGCCGCGCCGAAGTCGTGCCTGATCTTGAAGTCCACCGCGTCGATGTCGAACTTGTACGGGTCGTCGGTGCCGCCGGGGAGGGCCGAGCGCGCCTCGGGGTTGCGCATCCCGAGGAACGGGTCGCGGTTGCCGTTGAGGAACGCCATGATGAACGCCGGGTTTTCGCCAGCGTCGGCGAACAGGTAGTAGTTGTTCGCGTCCTGGAAGTAGGGATCGCGGATGACGCCTTCCTGCTCGTCCAGCATCCCGGCCAGCGGGTTGACCGTGCCCTTGTCGAAGCGGCTGGTCCCGAGCCCGGCGCTACCTGCGGTCGGCCCGGAGCCCGAGGCGGCGTACTGGATGTTCGTGCCCGTCTCCTGCGAGCGCACGATGCGCTTCGCGATGAGCTGGAGCGTGAGGTTCTTGACGGCCAGCACCTTCGGCGTCAGCGTGATCTGATCACCGTTCTCATCGAACTGGTTCTCCATCGCGGTGAACATCGCCGCGATCGATTCCTCGGAGAGCGCTTCGGTCGTTTCGTTGCCGCGTTCGGTGGAGAACGTCGCTTTGCCGTCGGGCGCGGTCGGGTTGCCTTCGATCAGGGCGACGCCGGTGCGTGCGACGAACCGGCCCATGGCCTTGCCCATCTCTTCGGGCGTCGTGGACATGATCTGGCGCATGTCGTCGTTGATGATCAGGTGCCGGGAGATGCTGTAAGTCGCGCCGTAGGTGTCCACCGCGTAGCTCGCGATGGGACGACGCGCGCGCCGCATTTCCTTGTACTCCCCGATCTCCCCGACGTGGTGGATGCCGCTCATGCCGGACAGCCCCTTCGCCCGGTGTTCGCGGAAGTCCTGCGCGGACTCGACGCCCATGTATTTGTCCCACTGCGGGGCCGCGTACTGGTAGCCCTGGAGCATCGTGGTGCGGATCGCACCCATCAGGAATTCGGCGAAGTCGGCGCGCGTCTCCGTCTCCTGAATGGCGGCCTGGATCTCGGGGTCCTGGCCCCATTCCATGAACGCCTCGAAGATCTGGAGCGGACGACCCCAACGGCCGAACTTGCTCCGCGTTGGTGTGGCAGTTGCGGTCATTTGCGTTCCGGTTCCTCTCTTGGTTCTCGCGGTGGGCTTGATCGAAAAAGCGTCATCACGGCCTATTTGACCGTGATGTCGTCCTTCAGGTCCATGTCCACGCGCATCGTCGTGGAGTTGAGCCCGAACGTGCCGGGCAAGTTGGTGACGCGGCCGAAGGGCAGCGTTTCGCCGGTGCCCTGCGTCAGCGTGAGAGCATCGGTGGTCGTGTTGATGAACACGGCCTGGCCGACGGTCGCGCCCGCGAGCGCGGGCAGCTCCGTCTCGCCCTTGGTGATCAGGAAGTACTTGACGCCGTTCTGAACCTGCGTGCGCGAGGCAAGCGAGTCGAACGCTTTGGGCTCGTCCTGCTTCTGCACGATGCCGACGAGTCCGCCCTGATAGTGCGGGGCGGCGTGCGTGAGCAGCTTGTTCGCGACGATGTGGATACCGCGGCCTGGGCGGATGACGGTCATGGTGGTTCGGTTCTCCTCTCAGAGTCTCCTGGTCGTGTCGCCGACTACGCCGCCGCGCCCTCGGCCTCGCGCTCCTCGTCCTTGCCGCCCTTGTCCTTCTTCTCCTCGGGCGTCTCCTCGGACTCGGTGACGCCGTAGGCGGTCCTCCAGTCGATGCCCGCCTCCTGGAGCTGGTGGCGCATGTGGCTCGTGTCGGGCTTGTCGCCGTTCTCGGTCACGTCGTCCTCGCCGCCGCCGTCGCCGTTCTCGCGCACCGCCGTCGGGTTGACCGAGGCGACGAGCTCGCGAGATTCCTTGATCTCGGCCTCGACCAGCGCGTCCAGCTTCTGCTCGGCCGTCTCCGTGACATCGCCCGACTCGTCGTCCACCGTGTCCTCCAGGTTGACGCGCTCGAAGCGGCTCAGCGCGGACTGCTCGAAGCGCTCGGGCAGCTTGGCCTCCACGATCTTCTTGTGCGCACGCGTGGCGAGCTGGCCCTGGCGCACCTCGGCGCTCGCGGCGCGGCGTGCGCCCTCCTCGATCGTCGCTGCGGCTGCACCGATCGCCTCGGGGAGCACCTTCTTGATCGTCTCGCCGACGCTTGACTCCACGGCCTCGGCGACGACTTCCTGTAGAACGGCCTTGCCCTCGTCCGTGCGCAGGGACTCGATCGCGGCCTCCTGAACCTCCTTGCGGTCCATGTCTGTCTCCTCCTCGCCAGAGTCCCCTGGCTCGTCGTTGATTGCCTCGGCCACTCGCGGCCGGTGCTTACGGATGTGCGCGGCGAGCTCGTCGTCAGACAAGCCCTCCAGCAGTTCGTCGGGCGTCGTGTCGTCGTCGGCCTGCTCGATCGCGGCCTCCAGGAGCTGGACGACGCGACCGCCCGCGCCGGGGAGCGTCACCCAGTCGGCGCTCCCTTTGTCGGCGAATCCCTCGACCACGTATGCGGGCCTGCCGCCGACGCTCTTGGGGCGCACGCCGGTGGCGAAGGTGTTGAGCGAGACGTTGACCAGCTTCGGGTCGTGCTCGATCAGCTCGTGCACCCATGGCACCGGCTTGGCCTCGGCGACGACTGCGCCCTTGCCGAATCCTTTGCTCGTGTCGGCCTCGACCGTCGGGTCCCACCACGTCCGCACGACGCGACCACCAACGTCGCGTAGCGAGCGCGGCAGCCCTTCGGCCTTCTTGCGCGCCGCCGGTGACTCGTGGTCCACGAACATCGGCCAGTCGTTGAAATGGCCGCTGTCGGCGTGATGCTGGAGCATGTCCGCCTCGTAGATGTGGCGGCCGCGGCCCTTGCCGAGGCACGGGCGCATCAGGTGGAGCAGGACGGTGCCGTCTTCGGTGCGGTCCTCGCCCTCGGCGAGTCCGAGCATGACGGCCGACTCGCTGATCCGAAGCTGCTCGCGCTCGGCCTGTGACTCATTCGGCATGGGACAAAGGTAAGTGCTGTGCTCTAAACGCATGAACCGACGCAGATAGGCGCGTCGGGAAACGTCAGGCCAGAGCGCAGTTGACGGCGGCGCGTGCGGCGGCTACGACGCTCTCGCCTACCAATACCTCGGCCTCGATGATGCCCTGCTTGGCCCAGCGCTGCGCGCGTTCAGTGAGCGTTTCGAGGAGCTGCAACGTCTGCGGTCCCACGATGCCATCGGGCTTCAGCCCGTATTCGCGTTGCAGCACCTTGACGGCAACCTGAGTCGATTTGCCGAACTTGCCATCGACACCGGCGGAGCCGACGTTGTAGCCGAGCGCCTGCAACTTGGATTGCAACAACCCCACCGCGGGGCTCGCGGGCTTGCCCGCTTCCATGCCGACGCCTGCGTGCAGGTCTTCCTTGACGTTGAGCTGTCCTGTCCACGATTCGCCGGTGATGTCGTTGGTGATCTTGTTCGCAGCAGCTTTGCTCGCGCTCTTGCTCGCGCCCGAGCTGGGGAGCTGTTGGAGCTGTTTGCGCAGCGATTCGGCAAGCCTCTGATTGCCAGCGTCGTGCGCGATCTTTTCCGCTGCCTTCAGTGCGGAGCGTTCGCTGGTCGAGGACGAGCTGCCGCTGCGACTCGACGTTGACGACGAGCTCGGGGACTTGCCTTCGATCTTGCGTTTCGCTTCCCGTTTCTGCATTGATTCCCGCGTCTTTTGTGCTTCTGCCGCTGCGGCTGCGCGTGCCGCCGACGCTGCTTGCTGACCAATCGTCTGCTGCGGCGGCGCGGCCATCGTCGCGCGGGTGGCCGCGTCGAGCTTGCCCGTCTGTGGCAAGCCGTACTGCTTCTGGAACTGCTTGATCTGTGCGGGATCGCGGACGCTCGATGCTTGTGCCCGAGGGTGGCGGCCGCCGGTGGAGCGAAAGCGGCCATGCTGGCCGTGCGGGTGCAGCGAGGAGTTGAAATGGCTGGCGTTGCCCGTGCGCCCACGCTGGCGCAGCGGAACGGCCGAGCGAGTCTGCGCGCGAGCGATGATCGACTGATCCTGCGCGCCGCCGATCGCCTCCAGCACGCGCTCCGCGGCCTCCTCTGCTGCCTGTCGAGCGCTCATCTACTTGGTGGCTTTGACCTTGCTGAGATCGGCACCGCACTTGGGGCAGTTGCCCTTGTCGTCGGGCGTCACCATGGCGCGGTCCTTGACACAGAACTTCTTGCCGGGAGCGGCGTCCGCCTCGGCGATCGCCACGCGCTCGGAATAGTCGGCCTCGACCAGCTCGATCAGATGCTCGTCGGAGAGGAGCTGTTGATGCGCGGCGATCTCTGCCGCCTCTTTGACGCTCTTGGTCGCTTTGCTTGCGTCGTTCTTGCCTTTCATCGCCTCGAACTCGGCGATCGCCTTCGCGGCCGCGGCGCGGACTTCGGGTTTGACGTTGCCCTTGCCCTCGGCCCAATCGCGGATGCGCCCGATGGCGATCTCGGTCGCCTTGGACTCGTCCACGGGAGGTGGCCCCTTCATAATCCCGTTGCGGACGTTCTGGATGTAGGCGGGGAGCTGGCCCGTGTTGCCGGGCGCGGTCTTGGTGATCCAGTTCGTGCCGCCTTTGCCGATCGGCGCGTGCGTGACTGAGTACCCAGCCGTCTTGGCCGACTCGGTGACGCCCAGCGCGTCGGCGACGGCCTTGCGGATCTCCGCAGCCGCCGACGCCTCCACCACGAAGCCGTCACCGCCGTCGTCCGGCTCGGTCACGCTGAGCGCCTCCTCGATCGACGCTGTGACTGCCTCTTGCACGCTCATCGTGGCCTCCGTGTTCGTTTGGGTCGCGGCTTCGGTGACGGCACTCCCGTCGCCAGCATCGCTCGGATCAGACGGTCCAGGGCGAAAGCCTCGGAGTGCGTCCGTTGCGCCTGGTTCGGTGGGGTCGATTGTCGGCGGGGCTGATCCCGCCGGTGCGTCAGGATCGACCGGCGGCGGCGCGTCTCCCGGCGGCGCGTTGATCGGCTCGACCAGCACGTTGCGCCAGCCGCCGCCCTCCATATCGCGCCCGCGCCGCGTCGCGCCCGCGTGGCTCTCGTGCCAACTGACCACGCGTTGAGGACTGTGCCCAGCTAGCGGCTCGGCTTTGTGGCCGGATGCTGTCGTGACATGCGTGTAGTCGCGACTGGTGAACCGCGATGCGATGCTGCCGTCGGGCAGTTCATGCCTGAGAGTCCGCGGCGGACGCTCGGCGGTCGTCTTGGCCTCGACCGCCTCGCGCACTTGGCGACGAACATCAAGCTGAGCGCTGGGCACCATCGAAGCGTAAGCGGTGCCTCCTAACAGACTGAGGGCCGCGCTCGCCGCGCGGCCCTCAGTCCTGCCACCCCCTTGAACCGACCTTCCCCGGATCGGTCTCCCGATTTTACGCGGCGGCGAGCTCGCGCCACTCCGCGCCCGGCATGCCCATGACCTGCGAGCCGATCTGCTCCAGCTCGACCGAGCGGTCGTAGGACTCCACGTCCTGGGCCGCGCGCGTCAGCGCGTTGATCGCGCCGAACTGCGAGAGATCGCGGCCCTGGATCAGGTGCGTCAGCACGGATTCGCCCTCGGTGTCGGTGAGGCCGATCTTGCTCGTCAGCACCTTCATCGCCTCGACGGGGTGTTCGATCTGCGCGCTTGCGGTCGTGGCGGCGAACTGCCGGGCCAGCGCGTCGAACTTGGCCTCGTCCACCGCGTGCGTCACGGCGTCGCTCACCTTCATCATCAGCGCCTTGTCGTCGGCCTTGACCGTCTCGTCGGAGTAGATCGAGTAGTCCTCGGCGACCTCGACCTTGCGGCCGACGTGACTGCGACGGAGTGCCTTGCCGACGATCAGGCCGTTGGTGCACACGAGCCGGAACAGCATGTGCTCGATCGAGAGCGCACCGTGACCGACCTCGCTGTTGGTGATCACGAGCCCGCACTGCACGTAGTCGGGCGACTCGGGGTCGAGGAATTCGTGGTGGCCCGGTTCGACCAGCTCCTTGAGGCTGCGCTGCATCGTCGGGACGAGCACCTTGATGTACATGCGCGTCTCGGTCAGCTCGCAGTCGGTGACTTCGGCACCGTGGATGTTGCCGATGATCGGCAGCACGGCCTCGGCGAGGTCGATGTTGTCGATACGCCGGTAGCTGTCGGAGAGCAGCGCGCGAGCGACGCCCTGGCCGTCGATGCCGCCGCCGTCGCTGTAGGTGCGCAGCATCCGGCGCACGCGCTGGCCGTCGTTCTCCATGGGCATCCGGTCGAGGAGCCCGTTGACGAGCTGGTCGAACAGCATCGGGTGAACGTGGCGCAGCCGGTCGTACAGGTCGGCGCGAACCCCGAGGGTCTGCCCGAGCTGTCGGTGGAACAGCCGCTGCGGGACGAGCGCCGTGCCGTCGGGGAGCGTGATCTCGGTGCCGCTGCGATCGCTGGTCAGAACCGTGATCTCGGACGAGTCCACGACCACGTCGCGGCGGCGCTCCTTCTGCGCTTCGAGCTCAGCCGCCAGCTCGGTGAGTGATTTCGCTGCCTTCATGTCGCACCTCCAGTTGGTTGCCTAAGAGCAGCAGATGGTAGCACTAATACGCCGGAACTGCACGCAACCCTTGGTGCAATCCGGCGACTGCCGTCTCCCCTGGTGTCGGCTCCCAGCGTTCATAGCTCGCGCGCCACGTCTCCTGGACCCCCTCCAGCGCTCGCTCCCATTCCAGCGTCTCGCGCTGGGACTCGGGCCAGACGATGTGCCGCAACGCCTCATCCCACGCCTGCTCGAACATGAGCCCTTCCGCGCGCAGCTCGACGAGGATCGAGACGAGCTGTTCGGGCACGGTGCCGCGAGACGCCTGTCGGTGCGGGCGCTCAGCGACTGCCATGGCTAGGCGTAGCTCTCCCGGTCGTCAAACATCACGCGGGCGACTTCGGCAATGAGAGGCGTGCCGTTCTCGCCGGTGGTGCGCATGGCAACGCGCACGCAGTTGGCCCAGCGCACGCGGTCCTCGCGCGACTGGACGAACGACGGCACAGGCAGCCCCTGCACGCACGGTACGCCGTCCACGTCTTCGTAGAGCGCCAGCGCCTCGTCGGCGGTCCACTCGTCTTTGCGTGGCAGCGTGCGTAGGTGCTCGACCGTAGCGCTCATATCGCCAGCATACCCCGCATCAGCGGACGCTTTCGCCGATGCCATAGTGGCGACCCGTGCCGTCGTACAGCGCACGCAGTTGCTTGTAGCGCACGCGCCGTGGAGTCAGGCCCTGGAGCACTGACCACACGCGCAGATACATCGACGCTCGCTGATCGCCCTGGCGTTTCTTCACCGCGTCCTTGAAATTGTCGTAGTCGAGCTCGGCCGTCAGGCGTTCGAGCGCGCGTGCCCACTCCTTGCGCGTGACGAGCGCGCGGTAGGGATAGTCCGCGTCATGCGTCACGGACACGCGCAGGCCGGGGATCAGCGGCTTCAGCGCGTCGAGATCCTTGCGCACACGCGCGCGCACGAGCAACAGGTCGTGCTCCTCGCGATGCTGCACGACGCTGTAGAAACCGCGGTCGGTAAAAAGCCAGATGGCTACTGCCCACCCTTCAGGTAGACCGCCAGCGCGATGGCCCTATCGGAGTCGTCGCGCAGGAAGCCCGCGGCCACATTGCAGCCGTGGCACAGCAGCCCACGATTGCGGCCAGTCGCATGCACGTCAATTCGTTCCTGCTGGACCGAAGACATCAGCGCCTCCAGGCGCGCGATGCGCTCGCGTCGTGGGCTGAACGGACGAGCGGCTGCGGCCGACTGATCTCGATGCGCCGCGCTCGGTCGAATGGAAGATGGCGCGCGTTGATCAAGTCGGTGAGCGCGCTGAGCAACCATCGCGCGATCGGCGCGAGGGTCAAGCAGAGTGCTCCGAACGCATACAGCGCGATCCAGAATGCCAACTCCAGCAGCGCGCAGATGATCAGCGCGAGGAAGTACAGAGCGAGCACCATCAGTTCTGCTCGATTCGGAAGTTGGCGAGCTCGACCACGCCGGTCGGTCCCACGGCCACGAAGATGCACCGCCAGCGTGACTGGGACTCCTCGCTCTCGCGCACGACGGCCTTCATGCGCACGGGCTGGCGCGTCTCGCGGTTAGCGAGGATTCCGTACTCCCTCGTCGGCTGCTGGTCGTCGTCGTCCATGGTGCTCTCCAATCATAGGTTGCACCGCAAAGGCTAGCAGCGTTTGGTTGCTATGTCGAGGGCGGCGTGACGGCCGCGCCCTTGTCGGCAAGCGTCACACGGGCCGCGGCGTCGGCAAGCCGGGGTTCGCCCTTGTAGTCGAGTACGAGCGCACGGTTGAGCCAGCTACCGAGGAAGATCATCGCGTGGCCCTGACCATCGACGGCCACCTCGCCGTAATTGAGATGGCCGAGCCTCGGGTTGGTCGCCTTGCCGCCGGTGCCCGTTGCCGAGGTCGGCGCGTCAGCGACCTCCATCTTGGGCACGTTCTCCAGCGAGCCGTACTTGGCCGTCAGTTCGGCAACGATCGGCTTCAGGTGCGGTCCCGGATCGGGTGGGAGCGCCGTCGCCTTGACTCGGTTGGTGCTGGCCGTCGAGTGCTGCTTGCCGCTGCCGACGTGTTCATAGATGGTCTTGGCCGCACCATGGCTGATGACGCGATAGTCCTCGCCGCTCTTGTCGGTGAACATCTGCCCTGGCTGAGTCTCGTGCAGGCGCGGGTGCGAATAGACACCGCCCGGCCCCTTGCGCGAGGCAAACGGTTGCAACACATCGGGCTGCACATCGCCGTTCACGACCGGCTCGGGCTCGTTCGGCGCAAAGTCGGCTGGTCCTTTGACGGGAGGCTGTACCGCCGGATCGACCGCCTTTGGCAATGGTGCACCGCCTGATACGGATGGCTCCTGGGCGTAGACCTTTGCTGGCGAGCTCGCGCCAGGATGCCACTTGGTCAGCACGTTCGAGGAACCGGGCGCGACTGTGTAATGCGCGCCCACCGGCAGATCGGCGAGCGTCATCGGATAGGTGTAGAGCGTCGGTGCGGGGGCTTTCTCCTCGGGAACGACCTGCGGCTGTACGACATGCCCTGGCGAGATCATCTCAGGGACCTGTGCTTTGCTCAGGAGGAACTGCTGGCCCGTCTCGACCTCCTCGGCTTTGACGTACTCGTTCTGAGACGGTTCGATCTTCAGCACGTAGCCGTTGATCTGGACGTAATCGCCCTGCTTCAGCGTGAGCTCGCCGAGCGGCGTGTGTGCGCCGTTCGGCACGAGATCGCCCTTGGCGGCCACGAAGTCGGGGCTGTGCTGTTCGCCCACTACGGGAGGTGCCCAGTCGTGGAAGCTGCCGATCTGCGCCGGGTAGGCGTCCTGCGCGGTGTCGGCGACGAGCAGCGACGGGTCGGCCACCTCGTAGTTGTGCAGCGAGTTGCTGATGATCGGCTTCGCGCCGGTCTGCTTGACCATCCACTTTTTGCCCGTGGCGTCCTCGAACACCGCGCCGTTGGGCAGCAATGCGATCTGCGAGAACACATACGGCCCGCTCGACGGTTTCTCGAATCCGACCAGCTTGCCGTGCTGCTCAGCCTGTGGCAGCGTCTCGCCGTCGTCCGGGACGACCTTCGGCACCACGTCCTCGGCCTTGGCGTGCAGCTTGACCGGCAAGTCGAAGTGCCAGCCATCGGCCAGCGTGACGTTGCTCAGGTTCCCGTTGGGCAGCACGCGCTTGATCTCGGCGTTGCCCTCGGCGTACTCGTCGGTGCCCTTGACGTGGGATGCGGGCTTCACCACCTGATAGACCGTCGTTGGCTCGTTGGTGAGCTTGAGCTGGTCCCCCGCTTTCAGCGCGCCGAGTTTCGCCGTGTCGCCTTTGGTCAGATGCTCGTAGGGCGTCTCTTTCGTGACCTTGCTGTCGAGCTCGGTGCCCTCGACCTCCACCGGCGGGGCGGCCTCGTCCAGCTTCAGGCCCATCGCGAAGTGCTCGACGTTGTTGCTGAACATCGGCTTGGCGTCGATCGTGTGCACGTCGAGCCCAGGCATGAACTTGGGCGTGGCGTCCACGACCTCGTACTTCGATCCTTCACCGGCGTAACCCTCGGGCACCGTGAACTCGTCGCCGACTTTCAGCGCGCCGACAGTGCCCGGCTCGGGCTTGGGCGCTGGCTGTGCCGTCTCGCTCGGCGGAGCGACCAGCGGCGTCGCCGACCATTTCGGCTTTGCGTCGTAGACCTTGCCGGTGATGAGGTTGGTCGTGTGCTTGCCGTCGTCTGAGAGCTGGTAGTAGCTGACGCCGTTCTTGCCCTCGGTCTTGAACATCGTGCCTGGCTCCAGCTCGCCGATTTTCACCTTCTCGCCCTCGATGTAGCTCGACGGATCGAACGGCGTGGCCTGGCTGTGCTGGCCGCTGCCGGGGTCGTCCACATCGAGCATCGCGCTGATCGGCGCGTCGGCTGAGGCGATCGGCTTGTAGGTCTTCAGCGGCGTCGTCTGCGCGCCGTGGGCGATCAAGGTCGTCGTCGCGTTGGAGAGCAGTTCGCCCATGCTGTGCGTCGGCGTGTCCTCGACCTTCTGATTGATGTTGCCCTCGGTGTCGGCGAAGTAGGTCCCGACGGTCATGTTCTGGACGGTCAGCTTCTCCCCCGGCTCGAACTTCGCCGGGTCCCATGCAGGCCCGACGTGGTTGCCGCCCGTGGCTTTCACCGGCGCACCCTTGGGCATCTCCGCGGGCGGCACGTCGGCTGAGCTGGCCTGCGGCAGCAAACGTCGGTAGCTGACGCCCTTGGACATCTGCTCGACCTTGCCTGTGTCGAGGTTCTGGACGTGGACGATTTTCGCGGCCTCGTCGTTGTGGACGACCTGATACGGGCGCAACGTCTGATTGCCCGCCGAGGCGTGGAACACATCGCCCACGCTCATCTTGCCGAGCTTCATCTTGCGCTGGTCGATCGCGTACTTGTGAACGGGGATCGCCTCGTGCGCGTGCAGCTCGGCGAATTCGACCTCGGTGATCTTGACCTTGCCGGGTTTGAGATTGAGCTGGATCTCGCCGTTGGCGAGCAGTTTCGTGACCGTGGCCTTCTTGCCCTTGTAGGGGAACGTCGTGCCGACAGTGGGCTTGCCCGACACCAACGGCGTCCAGTGCGATAGCTCGTTGCTCGGGAACTCGGTTGCTCCCTTTATGCCCGAGACGTGCGTGACCTGGACGAGCTGCGCTGCGTGGGGCATCTCCTCGACGCCGGTTACGCGCGCCTTGCCAAACGGCGTCTGCACCCAATCGCCATCGGCGAACATCGGCGCATCGAGGCTCGGTGCGGGGTGGTCCGAGCCATCGGCCGCGATCAGGTAGTTCGTCTTGTAGGTGCCGTTGATTTTCCCCTTCAGGCCCGACTCCATGTCGATGACGGGCACCTGACCGTTGACGGGCTCCCCCAGCACCTCGTAGGCGGTGCCGTTCAGCTTGAACTTCTCACCGGGACTCATCTCCTCTACGAACTTCGCGTCGCTGGACTCGGCCCAGTCCGACGGCGTGAAGCCGGGGGCCTTGTTCTGTTTCTCCAGGTAGTCGCCGAGGTCGAAGTCTTTGTCGATGTAGTAGCCCGGTTTGGTCGCGTCGTAGCCAAAGTCCTCCGAGGTGAATGTGCCGTTCTCGGCCTTGAAAATGTGGAACGGGTAGCCGCCCTTCGCACCCGGATCAGGGCCGATCCAGTAGAGCGTGCCCTTCATCCCGAGGAAGTATTGGCCGACGTGGGCGCTGGCCTCTTCGCCTGTCTGCGCGACCGGGTTGCCGTCCTTGTCCACCTTGTGCCAGGGGACGCCCTTGGGCAGATCGCTCGGGGCGATCAGGTGGTCGTAGGTCGTCGGTAGCTTCGCGCCGGGACCGAACTGCGGATCGGCCGCTTTGGCAGGCGGATCGACCCACGTCTTGCCGCTCGCACCGTCCATCGTCACGTTCGGCGGCTGCGCGACGGGCGGCAGGTAGGTCCCGTTCTTCAGCGAGTCGCGCAGCGCATCGGCGATGTGGCCGCCGACCGGCACCGTCGTCGCGCCTGCGAGCCAGGAGAGCCCTTTCGACTGTGGGCCATTGTCGGAGATCGGAATCGAGCGCTCGTCGGGGACCCACCTGTACGGCGACGACACCTCTTTCTCGCCGAGGAATTTGACGCCGGTGCCCGCGTGCGCGCTCTGCGTGGACATGGTGATGTGGCGGATCGCAAACGGCGTCACCATGCCGTGGCCGCCGAAGCTGCCATGTTTGTACGCCCACGCCTGGGAGAGCGCTGAGAAGATCGCCTTCTTTTTGGCGATTTTCTGCTTCCACCACGACTGGTCGTTGTCGCTCTTGTGCGTCAGCGTGATGTCGGGCGAGCGCGTGCGGTTGTACAGGTCCCACTGCACCGCGGCGGCGTGCTCAGCCAGCAGCGCGATCGCGCTGGTGCGCAGCTCGGCATCGCTCGTGGTGATTTGGTCCTTGGCGAGCGAGAGCGTTTTCCCGGTGCTGGAGCCGTACTGCGAGTCGTAGGCGTTGCGCACCATGTTCTGCACCTGCTGAGTTGCCTTCGAGTACGCCTCGTCCACGAGTTTCTGCGCCACGCCCGGCTTGTAGGTGCCGAAGCGCTCCATGAGCTCGGTGTAAACGAGCTGGTCGGCGTGGCCGAAGCGCTGCCACTCGGTGGCGCTGAGCTCGGAGCTGGCCGGGAGCGGTATCGAGGGATCATGCGTGGAGGAATCGACATAGGGGCTGATGACCGTGACGGTGCCCGACTCGCTTTTGCTGCCGGTGGGGATAGGAGCGACCACACGCTCAACTCCAGGCAAGTGAGTGCCCCCCCCCTCGGGGTGCGGCTCGACCTTGAAGACGTGCTCGCCCATCGTGCTGACCTTGCCACCAGCGCGGTGCGCGATGACGTGCCCGTGAACGATGTGGGCGATCTCCCACTCGTGGCCGCCCGACATGAAGTGCTCGCCCACGCGCATGAACTCACCGCCGCGCTCAGGCGTGCCCTTGGGCCAGCGCGGGTGCAGATCGGATTTCCACACGGCCGCCTCGATCACCGCCTCGGGGTCGAGCTGGACCGGCTCGCCGCCCGCGATCAACGTCGGCACAGGCGTGTCCTCGTCGGGGTCGCCCCAGTCCTGTGCGTCGTCATGGTCGCGCGCTTCGAGCGGCGCGTATTCGAGGATGCTTGTCGTCGCGCCCGCGGGTCCGCCGAGCAGGTTGTCCGGGTCATCGCGCCCGGCCTGCCCCGGCGCGCTTTCAACCTCCAGCGTCGCCCAGTCAGCCATCGAGAGCCACCGCGTGGATGATCGTGCGGCCGCCGCGGCGCTGCACGCGCTTGACGCGCAGGCGCGACGAACGCGGCAGCATGACCTCAGTGTGCGGGTCGTCCTCTCCGATGTCCTCGATCGAGGGGGTATGCAGCGCGCGCGAGCCAGCCGGGACGTGAATCTGAAGCATCCCCGGCGCTTCGCGTGCGGCCGCCCGTCTCGTGGTCGCCGTGGCGAACGCTTTGTCTTTGACGACCTTGCCGACGAGCTTGTCCAGATCGGGGAGCTGGTCGGGGTCGAGCGTGCGGTAGAGCGTCAAGTCCTCTGGCGTCTGCGTGTGGTCGATGAGACGATCCAGGCCGTTGCGTGTCTCGCGCTGGACCGTGGACAGCTTCTCGCCCGAGCGCAGCCGCTCTTGCAGCACCCGCTGGAGACGTTCGTCGCTCGTGAACCGGCGCAGTGCCGCGTGCTGCTCGGGCGTCGGGTGCAGGTGCTCCTCCTGGTCTTTGCCGAGGACGGTGCCGACCGCTTTGCCCGCGAGCGGCTGCGGCACGTTCTCCTCGCCGCGCGAGAAGTCGTGCATCCATTGCACGCGATTGTTCAGGCCCTGCTCGATGCGCTGCGCCATCGCCTTGTCCGCGAACGGTGCGGCTTTGACGAGCGCGTGAACGTGCTCGGGGGTGAGCGTTTGCGCGATGTGCGCCGCCTGGTCGCGCATTTCCGGCTCGTTCACGTCCATCTTGTCGAACGCCTGGCCCTTGGGCGACATCATCGTCCAAACCTCTGTCGGGACCGGCCCGTAGGGCTTGGGTGCGCCCTGTGCACGGAACTCGAACGTGCCGCCCTGGTCGAGTCGCGCCGGGCTGCCATCGGGCTGCCAGAGCACGTTGTCGTCGGAGAGCCCGACGACATCCCAGTTCCCCACCAGCGCGTCGGCCATGAAGTGCTTGCCGAGCTCACGCGAGGGCTGCTCAATCTTGCGCGTGCCTCCCGGCAGCGTCGGGTAGGCCAGCGCCACGATCGGCTTGCCATGCTGGTCGGCGTAGTAGGTGCCTGCGGGCGCGACCGTCGCGCCGAGCTCCCGGTAGATCGCGTTCGCCAGCAGCTCAGTCGCAACGCGATCCTGGCTGCCCTTGTACGTCTTGATCAGCCAGCGATCGCCCGACTTGCTGAAGGCCCATTTCGCGCCGGTGGAACCGCCCGCGCCCTTGCCGAGCTCCAGCTTTGTGCGCGAGTAGTCCGGCACGAGATCGCCTGCGTCCTTCGGAGGCAGTCGTGGCAGCAAAGCATCGGTCGCCCAACCCTCCTGCCTGCCGCCGAGCGGCAGCGTCGGCGCGTCGGGCACGTCACCCGGCGGGTGGTATTCCTCGCCGCCGAGATCCTGGTGATCCTCGCTCAGCAGCAGCCCATCGCGGTATATCCGCGTGGTGCCCCACGGCGAGCTGTACGTGTGCGAGCCGATCTTGTGCTCCCAGTCCTCGGCCTTGGGAACGGTGTGCGCCTCGCCGCGGATCGTGACGTGGCGGCCACTGAGCCCGGCGATCGTGCCGTGCAAGTGGCGTAGTGCCTCCTCGGTCGATGCCACGCCGGGATCGCCCCCGAGCTTGGAGCGGAACTCACCGCCGTGCGAGCTGCCCTTGCCCCAGCGCAGCCACTCGCGCACGCTCGCCTCCGCGACATGCAGGTGTAGCCGGTCGGTCAATGCGTGCACCTGCTCCTCGCTCAGCCCCTCTTCGACTTGGGCCGCCTGGTCGAGCAGTGAGCGCGCGAGCTTCGCCGCGTCGTCCTTGTCGGGCACGTCGTTGGCGGTCATCAGCTTGCGCGCGATGGCCTCGTTCAGCGACAGCAGCGAGCAGCCGCAGTGCGGGTGCATCGGCAGGCGGTTGGCTTCCAAGACCTCCCACGGCCAGAACTTGCCCGCCATCGCCAGGCAGCGCAGGCAGTGATTGCGGATCAGCGGCGAGAGCTGCCAGTAGGCTCCCTGCGGCGACGCCTGCTTGAGCAGTTCGGCTTCGAGCGACGCGACCAGCCGCTGCGCCGCCGCCTGTTCACGCTGGACAAGGAAGCGCTTCTCGCGTTCGAGCAGCTTGGCGACGGCCTTGGCGCGTTCGCCTGGGTCCGCGATGCGCAGCGCCTCGGGCAAGTCGCGTTCGAGGCGCAGGCGTGACTTGCGCTGGAACTCGGCCTCGTTGCGCATCTCCTCGGCGGCGAGCAGCGCCACGCGGTCGTGTGCAACGGCTGGCATCTGTCGCTGCGCCGTCGTGGTGATGTACTGGAGAAACGTCGAGCGGCGTTCGAGGAACACCTGATTCATCGCGTCGACGAGCGTTGCTACAGCGGCGCGAACGAGCGCGATCGGCGGCGGCGTCGGGACTGTCTTGCCGTCGCCCGCGGCGAGCGCGGCGGCCGTCGCCGCGGCGGCGACAGCAGCGACGTGGCTAGTACGTTCGGGTGGCGTCGCCTGTGGCGGCAGCGGAGGCGGCGGAGTCGTCGGCCGAGCAGTCGGAGGCGGTGCTTCGCGAGTGCGGACGGCCATGGGTGGAGTCTACGCGGCGAGGTCTAACACTCTGGCGCAGCCATGCCCGCGCGCAACTGCTGAACGCACGACTCCAGATGCGCGATGCGCTGGACTTGCTCAGTCTCGCGCCGTTCGCCCTGATCGACGCGCCGCTGGAGATCGTCAACCTTGTTCAGCAGCTCCTGCCGCTCCTCGCGAGCGCGTGTGAGCACCGTGTCCATGGCGTCCACCGCGTCCTTTGAGGCGCGGCTGATCAGCTCCTGTTCTTCCTGCGGACCACGCTTGCGGCCGCGCACCACCGTGTAGATCAGCGCCGGTGCGCCGGTGCACACCGCCGTGATCAGCGCGATCAGGAGTGAGTGCGTGTTGGCGGTCGCAGCCACTCGTCCCCCCTGACCCGTTTGACTGCGAGCTCGACTGCCTTGTCGGCGGCCGCGCGTGCGATCTGCTCGTCGCGTCGTGCATTGCGATGAGCAAAGAAAATCGCGATCCCGGTCAAGACGGCTCCAGCGAGAACGATCAACAGGACTGTGAGGAGCAGGCCCAAGGGGCCGATCACCTCCCTATTTGCCGCGCGGGCGCGTTGCCGGTGGTTTTGTTGGTGCGCGAGATGTAGGCGTCCGCACTGTCGGATTCGGCAACTTCACTTCGGGCGTACGGGCTACGTTAGCGCTGCAATCGGTGGCAGCGATCGCCTGGAGGTTGGCGATGCGCACCATTTCTCGCCGTTCGCCTGCGGCGAGCAGACCTTCAAACTCGCTCTGGCTCAGGCCGAGCGTGTCGCTGGACTGATGCTCGAACACTTTGATCTCGGCCTGGGATTCCCGAAATGACGATTCCTCGACCTGGGCCAATTTGCTGATGTTTTTGCAGTTGCGCTTGGCGTTGAGCGATGCTGTATGCGCTGCATCCGAGCTCAGCTCCAAGGTCACTGGGATGGCGATCGCACAAGAGACGATCGCTGAGCAGATGGCGGCGATCGCGGCCATGAGCCAGCGGTCGCGCCGCGCTACGCGGTCGGTGGCGGCATCGACGGCCGCTGTGACGACTTCCGAGAGTTGTTCCTTGGTAAGGCTGATCGGCTGGCTAGGGCTGACGCTATCCATGAGCGCTTACCTCCCGGACGGTCGGAGTGGACTGAACGACAGAGAGCTGGAGGCGTTCCTTGCAGTTGATCGGCGGCAGCGTCTTGAGCAGCGGCAGCAGCTCGGCCAACGAGCTGACACGCGTGGGGAAGCCTTCGGGCAGGCGCTGCGGCACCGCAGATTCAGCCCGGAGTAGCGAGTTGGTGCGTTCGAGCGCCGTTGCCCGCTCGGCAGTTGGCGCGTGCCGCTCATCGACCAGCACGATTTCGAGGGCGATGCGCTGAAGCAACGTCCGTCCATTACCCGTGGGTCGCGAGTTGGCCTGCGCTTCGCAGTTGGCGAGCGAGTTGGCCTGCGCCTGCTGTTCGGGGCCGCGGCTGATCGCTTCGCTCAGGACGATCGTCGTCGGGATAGCGATGATCGCGGCCGCCAGAAAGGCCGCCAGTGCACAGGCCAGGATGAGGCGTACCGTCTGCCCGCGCGCAGCTACCGCCGGGCGCACGGTCGCCTCAGCCAGGGACTCAATCGCGTCTCGCTCGCTCGCTTGCGTCACGGGACTGATCGTAAGTCTGACCGTCTATTGGACTGCTCCGAAGGCGTAGAGCCGACGCTGGCGGTCAGGGGAGGTGCGAGATCCCGAGTGCCAGCGTCGGCTCCGAAGCTCGCGGCGGGAGTGCGAGCCACCCTGAAAGCTACGGCAGGAGGTCTATCTACCTGCTACGCGCCACGGATCATGACTGCTTTTCCATCCACTCGTACGCGGCGGTCGCCGGGGCATAGACCTGCTGCTCCATACCGCTGCTGCCCGAACGAGTGATGCCGGGTAGCGCGACGATCCAGCCTTCGCGGGCCAGCTCGCTGACGCGCTTCCACGGCCCGCGCATCTGCGGGTAGTGGCGACTGATCTCGTCGTTGGTGCGCCCACTGCGACCACCCGAGAGGATGAAGCGCAGGATTTGCCCGCGATTGGACGCGGCCTGCGGCGCGATGCGCTCGGCGGCCGCCTTGCTCGTGTGCGGGTCGGTGCCGCGCGCCCCTGCGGGTCGGTCGCCGTCGGGCCGCCCCTTCGCGCCGCCCGCGATTGGCGCGTGTTCGAGCGCTTCGAGCGCGCCGCGCAGCTTGTCCTCGTCGTGCTCCACGAGGATGCGTTTGCCCAGCACTGCGCGCGCGACTACCTGCACCGCCTCCGACTCCTCGCGCCCCATGACGGGCTGCACCAGCTCTACATTTGCCATCTCGCACCTCCAGGTCGTTCAGCGCGGCGCAGCCTACTCGGTGCTGCGGATGATCGCTACTGCTGAACGAGCGATGCAAGCGCGCTGGCGAGTGCCGGGGCGAGCACCCCATCGGCGAGAACGTCGGCCTGCTCGCCACGCGCGTCACCAAGAGCCGCCCCGGCGATACGAGCGCGATCCGACGGAGACATGCGCTTGAGCGCACGCTGCACGACGGCCTCTTGCACCTGCGGAGCCATGGGCTCACCCTCGCGGTTGTGCAGCAGCACGAGCCGTCGGTCTGCGATCTGATCGGCGACCTCGGCCTGCTGCATCGATTCGGCAGGATCGCGCGCGGCCTGCGGAGTGCCGTAGGGGTTGTTCGCCGGGTGGAACTGGCCGTCTGCGCCGATCGCGCCGAACGCTGGCGAGCCGAACCCCGGCTGATCTTCGGTGCCAAAGCTGCCAGGCGGCATTTCGGGTTGCTGCTGCGCCTGCGCCGCGGCGACCATCGGATCGACATAGCCCTCGGGGAAGATGCGCTCGACTGCCGCGCCGGGGTCCTCGATTTCCAGACCCTCGCCGAGCGCGATGCCGAGCAGCGTGCGGCTGAGCTCGATGTTCGAGCAGTTCGGGTCGAACGTCTTGGCGATGAGCGAGACGCCGGTGAGGAGGTCGCCCATGGCACGGCGCAGAGGTGAGGGCATCGACACCTGGAACGTGAAATCACGGGCGACATGCCCCGCTGGCGGTTCCTCGTCCTCTTCGGCCTCGGTGCCGCCGATCAAGTGCAATGCGCGCGTGCCGTTGCTGTTGGCCTGGGCGATCGGCGCGGGAGCGCCCGGCGGCCGTTCGGCCTCCTGTTCGGATTCGATGCGCATCCGCTCACGCTTCTTCTCCTCGGCCGTCATCGGCCGGAACTTCGACAGCCTGTTCGTTTCGATCGCGCGCCTGATCTTGTGGTTGATCAACGTCGTGATCAAGTCCTCCAGCACCTGCTGCCGCGCTTCGACCATCTTGAGCACGCGGAGCTCCAGCGTCGTCGCCGTGGACAGGTCGGTCGCCGAGGGATCGCCGAGGTAGGACTGGGGCCACCCGGTGCCGACGCTGTACTGCGAGCGAATCATCTGCGCGTCTTGCATCGCCGAGGACGAGCCCGAGTTGAGGTTGAACGCTTCGTGCTCCACGTAGTCGTTCTCCTCGATCACCGCACCGGGCTTGGGAGCCTGCCCGAGCGTCATCGGGTCGATAGGCGACTGCGGCGTCGTACCGGCCTGGAGCAGTGCCTGTGAGGCGAGCTGCGTCATCGCGGCCGCGCCGCCTTTGAGCTTGCGGCGCATGATGATCGACGCAGCCGCCTTCGCCATGTCCACGCGGGCGCGCATCAGGTCGTTGTAGGCCGTGAGCCAGCGGATCGTGCGGGCGATCTCGGGGATGCCAAACGCCTGCTCCATCGTGCGGTTGATCGCGACGTGCAGCACGCGCCCGCGCCCGACCAAGGTGGAAGGAATGTCCGGCAAGTCCTCGGTGCGCACGCCGTTGGCACGATCCTCTTCGGCGTCCTTGAGGTTGCGGAACTCCTCGTAATACCTGATCTTCTCGCGTTCTTTGCTCACCACGTAGGTGTGTTTCCGCACGTCCCACTGGCGGTTGTAGGACCTGGTGAAGTAGTAGAGGATGCGCAGACGGGCGTCGGGGTCGCGCACCGCCTGTTCCACCGTGTCGTGATCGAGCAACCCGAGCTTGACCTGTCCATCTTCGCCTTCGTCGTAGACGAGCGGGAACACGTTGCTCTGGAGCGAGAGGTCGGTGTTGAGCCGCACCTGCGCAGAGTGCGTCGTGAGGATGCGCTGGTTGTCGGCGTCGGCCCAGAACTCATCGATCTCATCCTGGACCTGTTCGTCTACGGCCTGCGGCTTCGGGATGCCACGGCCCAGCACGAACTCGTTCAGCAGGTTGATCGTGCCGCCGTACTGCGGGTCCTGCTGCCAGACGACGCGTGCGCGCTGCGCCAGGCGGCGGCGCTCCTGCGCCTTCATCTCCTGTGGTGCACCCTGCGTGTAGTCGAGGATCGAGTACGCGAGATCCTGGAGCTCGCGCTGTTTGCCTCGAAGCTCCTGCTCAGTCTCTTGCAGGCGGTGCACCTCGGCGAGCGGCTGCACGCTGAGGCCGGTGATCCGTTCGGCGGACTCGCGGATGGTGGCTAGGCGACTCACTGGCAAAGATCATGCCAGCGGCTGGCTATCTACCTGTCCACGGATGTGTCCAAAGATGCGTCCATATGGCCGCAGTTTGCGTCACGGCTCGGGGATGTCGTTCGTCGCCGAGCCGGTCAGGCCAGCGCCGTGCTTCTCGTGCATCCAGTCGAGGGCGTCCGCCGCGGCGGCGTCCGCCGCGTCCATGAACGACGTGTCGCCGTATTCAGAGCCGGTCAGATCGTCGCGCACGGTGCGCTCGTTCTGCGCCTCGGCCTCGCGCTCGTCCCCGAGCGAGTGCTGCCCTCGCTCGATGCGTTCCTTGTCGAACTGCCAGACGGGGCAGAGGTTGTAGCCGCCGTCGCCGCCGAGCTCGTTGCAGCACCAGCGCACCAGCGCTCGCGGATCGGTGTCAGCGCTCAGCGTGTCGTGCGTGATCCGGCAGCGGACGCCCGGCGTGTTCGGCAGGCGACTCCCGCGCACGTCGGCAACCTCCATCGCGGCCGGGCACGGCACCTGGCGGAACAGCATCGTGCTGTCGTTGATGATGCCCGTCTCCACGACCGCGAGTGTAGACGGCCGCTATGCTGGCATCGCTCGAAAAGACGCTGCGTGACGGCCGCAAGGCCCAGGAACGCGGAGATGCCCGAGGATGGCGATCGGGATGGCGGCGGGGCCGCACGTTCATGGGACTGAACATGCGGAGGCCACCATCGTTTCAACCAGCCCACACCGCCAGAGCTACCGCATCCCGCCGTTAGGCGGGTTGCAGCTCCTTCTCCTCCTGTATGTCGTGCATCGCGTCGCTGATCACTACGGCGTTCAGAACCTCGCACACCAGCTCAGCAGAGCTGCGCTCCTTGAAGGCGAATATGACCAGCGGCACCTTGGCGATGCCAGCTTCAATGCGCTTGGGCGTAGGCATCACCCACCAGCGCTCCTCCTCGTCGTCTCCCGGGACGCACTCGACGCACGTCAGGTCAAGGCTCGTGTCGCGCTTCTCGACTTCGCCAGTGCGTTCACGCCGTGTCGGCCATGTTTGGCCCTCGGCGTCCCCGTGCGGGCCATCATGGGTGCCTCGCACGCAAGGTGCTCCTGTCTTGTGGTTGGTTGCCTTGCAGTTCATCGCCGTTCCTTTCGTGGTTTGCGTGTGATGCTCACGAGCGCAGCCGCGCTTCCTCGAACGCCTCTGCGCGCTCGCGTTCCCATTCGTCCAGATCGCTGAACTCGATCGCGCAGACCGTCGTGACGAGCAGCGTGGCGACGCCATCTTCGCCGCCTCCTCCCGGCGTGATCATCGGCTGGATCAGCGCCTGCGCGTCGATCACCTGGGCCAACCTGTCCTCGATGTAGGCCGTGCGGCCGACCAGCTCGCCATGCGAGTCATCGAGCACGCGGCCGAGCGCCTTGCAGAGGGCCGTTGTCCACGCAGTCGAGCCGTATGGAATCTCCGCGGGCGCGTGTTTGTTGCCCGTGGCGTGGCAACAGTGCCAGAGCGCGTCTGCGGGCTCGTGCGCGCTGCTCACCTTGTCGCCGGGGACCGGCTCCAGCGCCCACTCAACTTGATCGCGCGTGAACCTCATCGGATGGGGTCGATCCAGACGCGGGAGCTGTCGCACCAGTCGTATAGGTCGGCCTTGGCATCGTCGTACATCTCTCCGTTGCTCGCTTGAGCCATGTACTCGACGGCCTCGTACGCCTCATCCTCGAATGTCGGCGCATCGATGTCGAGCTCGGCCGCGAGCTGCTTCCGAAGGATGGCGACCACGGCATCGCGCATTGCCTCGAACGTTATGTCGCCATCGCGGTGCTTCTCTTGCAGCGGCGCGATGCCAGTGATGTTCTTCCGCCACTTCGCCATGCTGTCCTCCAAGTTCGGTTGCACCGTGGAGGTTAGCAGCGTTTGGTTGCTCTGTCTAGTCCCCGTGCCCGGCCTCGGCGATCGCCTGCTCGCGCACAGCCGACGGCGGCGGCGCGGTCAGCCGTTCGTAGGACTGCCGCGCCATCTCGAACGCGGCGCTCACCGGCATCTCGCGTACCTCACGGCCGCTGCCCTCGCAGTGAGTGCACAGCGCGGCGCGGCCGCCCTCGGTTTCGCCCGTGCCGTCGCCGGTGCCGTGGCAAGCGGTGCAGTTGTCGCTGACGAGAAGCGCTGGTTCGAGGAGCGGTTCGGGCATCAGGCCGCAGCCGCGCGTGCAGGGCCGCCGCCAATGCTCGCGGCCGCAACGGTCAGGTCGCGGATCGTGATCGTGCGCTCGCGCCATGCCGACTCGACTGCCTCGTAGGCGCGCTCGGCGGCATCGAATTCCGCTTTGCTTGCGTCTCGCACCTCGCGCGCCTCCGCCTCTTTGGGACCACCCGCCATCTGTTCGACGCCGAGCTCGGCAGAGGCAAGCTGCTCGCGCGCTTGGAGCATCTTCCACATCGCGTTCATCCGATGTTCCGCGAGATCGAACGTGCGCCGGTGCGAAGCGATGACCGCCTGGACGAGTCCGACGGGCTTGGTCGAGGGGATGTGCTGAGTGCTCACCGGCGCTCCAGGAACCACCGGCGCGGCCTGCTGAGGCAGACCGTTGATCGCCGTGCGATCGGCGAACCATATGCAGCACGTCGCCTCGTCTATGAGCGCACCCGTCAGCGCCTGTTTGTCGCCCGCTCGAAGCGCATCCTGGACGGCTTTGCGCCGGTGCGCGAGCATCTGCGGCCCGACCTCACCCGAGTCCTCGTCTTGCAGGCGCAGCAGTAGCTCTTGCGCTGCGCCCTCGGGTGCCTCGACCTCGCGTGGTGTCGGCGCACCGCGGCGGTAGGTGCAGTTCGGTCCTTTGCAGTAGCGGTGGCGGTTGCCTGCCTTGATGAACCAGTTGGGGCAGCCGGGGGCTTGACACTTTGTCGCGCCCTCTACCTCGTGGTCCCAAACCTCCGCCGCTGCCGCCTCCGCCATTGACGGCAATGTAGCGGCCAAGTCAGAGGTTACGGCGCGTCAGACGCCTTCGAGCGCGATCAACGTGCCGATCCACCACGCAGAACCTTCCAACGGCCATTCGACCGGCCCGCTCGCGCCAACAGTGGTCATCACCTTGTCTGCGACCAAGCCACCTTCGTCTACGCGCTTGGTAAAGCCCGAAGGTGTTGATGTCGCCAGGACACCTGAGCTAGTCGCGCCGGAGTAAAGCAGCGTCGTGTTCGCGACAGTCGTCGTGAGGCTCGGAGCTTTCTCTGTCGCTGAGGATGTGGCGTTAGCTTCACCGCTTGTGACATTGACGGCTTTCGCCGTGTTTACGCCCGAGTACGCGACGATACGGTAATTGCAGCCGTGTTCGGTGCCTCCCCACGTAGCCACATAGTTCGTCGTCTCGCCCGCATAGACCTTGCTGAACGTCGCGAAGACAAACAGAGTGCCGTTTTTCTGTTCGAGCTGTGAGCCGACGAGCGACCAGCCAGACATCACCAGCGCCGCTTTCGACAGTTCGAGGTAGATGCTGCAAAACATCGTGTCGCCTTCTTTGACGCCAGTCGGGCGTGCCATCGACAATTCTTTGCGCACCGCGTACGTGCCGACCGCAATGCTGCGGAAGGCGGGCGCGGCGCGACGGCGAAAAGACACGCTCATCCGCCGCAGTGCAGCGAGCATCAGGCGAGATCCCCGGTCACGATCCATTCGTTTTCGGCGCGCTTGCGTAGCGCGCCACTTGACCATTGCGTGCGCGTTTTCAGCGATGCTCCCGTCCGGAGCGTGACGCCACTGCCCGCGACCAACGTCAGTGCGCCTGCGCCAATCTGACAAAACTCGATCACCGTGCCGATCGCAAAGGCGACCGATGAGTTGGGAGGAACCGTCACGGTGCCTTCCGAGGCTTTGTTGAGCTCAACCACTTTGCCCGCGTCGGACGCGACCAACGTGTAGTTCGCTGTCTGAGTGTTGAGCGCGACGGTCGTGCTTTCAGGTCCGGTCGCCCCAATGGCCCCCGTCGCCCCCGTCCCTCCGGCAGCTCCCGCTGGACCGGTCGCGCCGGAGGCTCCGGATACGCCTGTGGCACCAGCAGACCCGGCGGACCCGGCTGGACCGGTCGCGCCGGTCGCGCCACTTTCGCCGGTGGTACCCAGAGGTCCCGTTGCGCCTTGAATGCCACCTGCCCCGGTTGCGCCTGTGGTCCCGGTCGTGCCGGTCGTCCCTTTCGCGCCGGTCGCGCCGGTCGCGCCGACGGTGCCTGCTGCGCCGGTCGCGCCGACGCCAGCCGAGCCGGTCGCGCCAGCCGAGCCGGTCGCGCCAGCCGAGCCGGTCGCGCCGGCCGAGCCGGTCGCGCCGGTCGCGCCGACGCCGCTGACCGGCGTCAGCAGTTCCCAGGTCTGCGCTGTCGTATCGACCGTGACCGTCGCACCCCCGAGCAACTGCAACACCCACGTCTCGTGCTTGTGCGCGGTGCCGTCGAGGACCGAGATCGTGCGTGCACGAAGGACCGCCGCGCTGACGAACTCGGAGGGGCGCGTCCATGCGCCGCTCGCCGTGACCCACGGGCCGTTCTGAGCTTTGGCGCTCTGCCCCGTGAGCAGCACCGTCTCCCCGGCGACCAGCGCATGGCCATCGATCGTCGGCGTGCCCGAGAGCGACGCGACGTTGGCGGTGGCGACGCACGCGGCGGGGGTGAGCTGCGGCACTTCGATGTTGCGTCGCGAGCTGCCGATGCTTTCGACATCGGACAGGTTGCGCTCAACGCGGAGGCGGTCAGCCTCTTCCGTCTCGGCTCGCGTCGTCTCGGCCGCGACGAGAGGACCGGCGGCGACGATGTAGGTCATGCCGCAGGTACGCCGATGACCGCAATCGAAGCGGCCGTTCCGCTGTTGGAGATGACGTACAGTTTCTGCGTCGAGTTGACCTGGCCGCTCCAGGCTGCACCGGGGGCCAGCGGGAACCCTTGGCCGAAGGCCGTGCTTTCCGATTCGACCAATTCGACCGTGATCGAGGTCGAGGTGTTGAGGATCGTGAATTCGAAGAGGCCGGTGATCGTTTCGCCCGCAGGGGGGACCACAGCTTCGGCTTTGCCCGATTTCACCGAGACGCGCTTGACCACGCTCCGAAGCGTACGTCCGCGCCTCTATCTGCCTGCGCTCAGCGGTTGCGCTTGCGCGCGGCGCGCGCGGCTTTGCGGTCGCGGCGGCGCTTGTCCGTCTTGCGGATCGTGCCAAGCTGCTCGCGGGCGATCTGCTCGATACTGCGCGCGCGCCGACTCTCGTTGCGCGCCAACGCCTCGATTAAGCGCACTTCCTCGTCAGTCAGAGTCATCACCATACGGTCGGTACTCATCGGTCCATCCTGAAACATATGTATCACGCCAGGGCTCCGCATCGTGCTCCAGCGCGCGGCCGTCCCACTCCGCGAGGTTCGGAGTCGGGTCCGGCGGCTTGACCTCCTCCTGGCGCTGGACGCCGACGGCGACGGCCTGTTCCATGAGCCGCTGCTGAAGCACGCGCGTGGCCGCGTGGTCGTAGACCTCGGCCTGGAGGAAATCTTCGGGGCCGGTGTCCTCGTAGCCGTAGTATTCGCGCCCGATGCTGTCCTTCTTGCGCTGCTTGACGATGTTGCGCAGGTGTTCCTCGTAGGTCTTGCCCTCGACACCCTTGGGCAGCGGTTCGTTCAGCGGCAGTAGGTTGCGCTGCATCCTGAACAAGTCGAGCGTCGCCGTGATCCACTCGGTGCGCTTGATCGTGACGAGCGGTTCGGTATCGGTCGTCTTGGGGATTTTGATGCTCTCGCGCGCGCGGTAGTCGGTGTTGTAGGCGATGAGGTAGACGCGGCCAGGATGCGCCGCGGCGAAGGCTTTGGCGAACAGGCCGTCGGGCAGGTGGTCGATGCACGCCATGTGCACTTTGTACGCGGCCATCTTCTGCGTGAGCGCGCGGAGCGCCGACTGATCAGGAACGTCGGGGTTGGCTGTGATCAGCGCGTCCACGACGCCGACCCACAGCACGCGCTTTTCGTGCTCGTTCAGGTGCTCGGAGATCCTGACGTGCAGCCCGCGCGTCGTGGACACGTCGATCCCCATCGTCACCCAGTTGAACCCGACGTAGCTCTCGACCAAGTGGATGTCGGCGCGGCGGCAGCTCTGGATAGCTGGCACGCTCAGACGGCTCTCGGGCGTCTCAAACGGCTCGGCCAGGTCGCGGTTGTAGTGGGCGCGTTTCTCCTCCTCCTTCTCCGAGAGCCGCGCCTTGACGACCTCGCCGAGGTTGGCGTTGGGGACGATCAGCCGCGGGGCGTGAAAGCCGATGCGCGGCCGGTCGGGGTACTCGGCCACCCACTCACCCTTGCGCACGTCGATCGCGCGCTCGCACTCGATGCACACGCGCCACGCCTTGAATTCTTCGGGAGCCAGTTCCTCGTAGCGCATGTTCTCCCAACGGATGCGCTGCCAAGTCCCGCACGCCTCGCACTTGACCGTCCACCGCCGCATGTCGGTGGAGCGGTACTCCCGCTCGATGCCGTAGTTGTCGAGCGTCGGCACGCCGATGCGCCGGATCATCGGGCTGTCGGCCGCGCCCACGCGTCGCTCGACCACGGGGATATTCACCTGGGCGAGCTCGTCGTACTCATCCAGCACGAGCGCGTTGGCGGGCACCGAGTCCAGTTCCGATACCGACTGCGAGCCGACGAAATAGACGTAGCCGTTGCCGATCTTCTTCAGCCCCTTGTTGTCGGGGTCATCGAATGCCATGCGATCGCGCAGGTATTCGCTGCCGCGGATCACGGGTTTGACGCGCTGGTCGGAGTTGTGCGTCAGCGCGTCCTCTAGGTAGTAGGAGTGGCGCTCGGCGATGCTCAGGTCATACGTCTCGTCGTAGCCGTCAGGCTCGATCATCTCGACCTTTGCCCAGCCGTCGCGTGCAGCGAAGCGTGTCCCCTTGCGGTGCTTGCGCATCACCACCGGCTTGCCGGGGATACCCATCGACTTGATGCGTTCGCGCGCAGGACGCGATCCGAAGGCCAGCACCCACGATGGCTTGCCAGCGCGCATCGTCTTGTGATTCGTCGGCTGCTGCACGCGGACGGTCCCGAGCATCCCGTTCTGGGACGCCATCACGCGCAAGTCTCGGATCATCCGCTCGCTGGCGGAGGCGACGGTGATCTCTCTTGCCCCCACGCAGCCGTCGCACGCAATGTAGGTCCGCATGAATTCTTCCTGCACATCGCGCCTCGCGCTCATCAGCGCGGGCGGAATCTTGATCGTGTCAGTCCGCATGCCGAGCACACCCGCACTTCGCAGGATGCCCATCGGTGAGTCGTCTGCGCGCCGACGGCCGTTCATGGTCAAGCCGAACACATTGGGCGCGTACTCGCTGACGCCCCAGCCCCGCGCGAATGCGATCTCGCGCACGCGCTGCTGTATCTGCGGCAACGCGTTGGCGAACACGAACCCTTTGGCCGACTTCGTGCCCTCGGCCATCCACAGGGCAAGCAGAAACGCATCCTCACGCGAGACGTTCGCGGCGTGCTCGCTGGGCAACAGGCCCGGCACGCGCACCTCATCGCCGACACGTAGGAACTCGGCAGGGAGCCAGCCTCGCCTCGTCATCAAGCGATGACGCCCGGTGACCCTGATCCTGCGACCTCCAGCCATTCCGACGCGCAGCACCTCTTGCACCCCCGTCTCCCACACGCCCGTGACCCGATCAGCGACTGGCTTGCCGTCGGCATCCTCGGTCATCACGCGATCACCGCGCTCGACCTCGGCGATGCGCTTGATACTGCCATCGGCCATGAGCACGCGCTCGTCGGCAGCGCAGCAGAACTTGTAGACCTGATCCTTGACCGGGAACACGTACATGACGGTGCCCGCGAGCTCGTCTGCCACCCACAGTGCCCAGCGCAAGCACAGCGTCGAGAAGCCGACCTGCGTGCCCTTCTCCACCACGGCGTTCGGCACGCGGCCGAGCACGTCGTATGGCTCTCGCTGGTAGGGATAGCGCGTGAAGTCGAGCATCCCCGTCTGCGCCTCGGGGATGCGGATCGCCCAGTCGGGGAACTCCAGCGCCGTGTGCGAGCGCTCGCGCGTTTTTTCGGCCTCGCGCTGAACGAACGCCTCGCGCGGCGGTAGCCCGACCGTTCCCACCATGCCCTCGTATGGCATCGTCGTCAGCTTATGCGTTGGCGGCGAAGAAGTCCTGCGCATCGTGGTAGGTGACGCCTGCGCGATGCGCTGCGAGCTCGTCGCTCGCCATGTCGCCCACGAAACACGTCTCGCGGCTCGTCACGCCATGGTCGGCCATCGCGGCGTACAGCATCCCGTTCCCTGGCTTGCGCCAGGAGTCGCCCGCGCTCGTCTTGTGCTGCTCGATCTTGGCCTCGGGATGGCCGATGGAGAGGTAGGCCGCGACAACCTGGGCCGCGGGTGTCCGCATGCACTCGCGACCGCGATAGTCGATCAAGCACGACGGCCGGATGCGGATCAGGCCGCCCGGCATCCCGAGCGCGAGCTGCACGCCTTTGATCTTGCGCGCGACCTGCTCCAGCGTCTGATAGCCCATGGCGACGCCGCCCTGGTTGGTGACGAGCGCCATGCGCAGCGCTGGCCCCCAGGTGTGGCGCAAGCGCGCGATCTGCTGCACACGCCCAGGTAGCGGCTCGATCAGATCGAAGTCTGATCGACTGCGCCCCTCGCGCAGGAATGAGCGGCAGAGCGTGCCGTCGATGTCGAACAGCAGGAGCATCACGCCTGGCTTCTGATCTCCAGCACCGGCAGGCTCACCCGAACACCCCCGAGTAAGCGATGCCGAACAGTCCGCGCTCGCCGTTCAGGAACTCGACGGTGCCGTTGGCATTGAACAGCGCGTCGAGGTCTTTCTTGCTGAACGCGTGCGGATGGCCGATGTTGACTTCCGTCTCGATCCACTCGAACACCCGTAGCGTCGGCGCTGCTCCGCGAGCGACGGCTGCGACCTTCGCCGGGTCGTCGGTGTGCTGGAGCACGTTGTACAGCCAGCACTCGTCCGCGGTCATCCCCTCAACGTCCTCGGCCCTCTGGACGCGGAATTCGATCTCGGCGGCCGCGTAGCGCGCTGTGATCCAGTCAGGAAAGTGACCCGGGTCAACGACGGTGCGGCGACCGGCGTTGACCGCCTTCAGCAGCAGCGAGACGGGACCGCCACCGAGGTCGAGCGCGCTTGCGCCACCGAGGTCGTAGACCGGCCACTGACCGTCGGGCGTCTCGGTCGCGTGCAGACCCATGCGACTCGCGTAGACGAGCTGCTTGTTCTCCTCCCCGAACGTGTGCACGCAGTCGCCCCACCAGCTCGACTCCCACACCTGCGCGGCGTCCCAGGCGTCGCTCATCAGTTCGAGCTGCCGCCCCGAGCTGCGACCGACTCCATGGCATCCGCCATCTCGTTGAGCAGCGTGGTGGTCGCGGTCTGGAACATCTTGTTCGACGCGGCGACGAACTGCGCCATCGCCTCCTCCAGCGACTGCTGACGCCAAGCGATGACGCCGATCGCCACCCAGGTGAGCGCGAACAGCCGCTTCACGTCATCGGAACGTCGGCCAGCGGGTCGGCGCTCCCCACAGCGACGCTCGGCGTCAGCACGCCAGGGACGGCCGTGATCGCGATGCGCTCCGTCGGCCCAAGGTCGGGGAACGCCGTGTTCCATGCCGACCTCCACACGTCCAGCGTCTGCTCCTGCGCGTCGAGGCCGTTCTCGGCGTCGAACACGAGCTCGATGCGCAGCATCCCGCGCTGCTCGTCAACGCCAACCGCGACCGCAAGATCGGGGCTGTCGTCCGGGAGCGCGGCGAGGAGCTTTTCGCCCTCCTCCTCGGGCTGGCCGTAGCCCTTGGCCTCAACCGTCGTCGTGTACCGCATTCGCACCTCCTGTGATCTGGCCGTAGACACGGCCTTTGCCTATGTGCCTCGGTTGGCCGTCGGTGCCTGCCACGAACATCTCACCCTCGGCGAGCGCGCCCGCAGGCAACTCGGACTGCTGCTCGGGGTCATACACCGCGGCGTGGACGACATGGCCGCCCGACTGTGTGGCGAACGCGAGGAGAGGCGACCGGCCCTCGCGTGGAAGCTCCGTCCCGCTGACCGACAAAGACATGCTCGCTGACATTGTGTGCCCTCCAGATTGGGTTGTCTATCTACGGTGCGTGCTTGCGCGCCACGGCGCTAGCGCACTCTGCGAGACGGCCATCCCAAAGGGCGTGCTCGGCTTTCGCCTTGCGATACGCCAGCAGGCTGCCGGGGAGCCATCGCTTGAACCAAGGCTTGTCGCGATGACCCTGCATCGTGCTGCGCGCGACAGACTCTTCGCGCAGCAGCACGCCGATCCCGAGCCCGAACAACCGGCCTGACTCGACGTGCAGCTTGTCGAGCATCGGCTTGGACAGGCCGTCTACGTTCTCGATCCCGAGCTCCCGTTCCTTGCGCCGCTGCGCTGTGCCTGGGCCGCGTGGGCGCTTCTTGCGTGAACGGTTAGCCACGGTGGGACCACTCTACGCCAATGTTGCACTCGGGTGCCAGGCAACGCCACTTGCCGCCGCCGATGGCCGTCATCGCCCCGTGAATCGAGCACGCCGGGTAGGTGCCGCACTCGTATTCGGCCAGTCCCGGCTCGCCTGCGTTCGCGCCGCTGCCGCGGCCGCCGCCCTCCAGCTCGCGTGGCAGCGGTCGCCAGTTCAACGTAGCTCCGAGAAATCGACCTCGAAGAGGCGTTGACGGCCACGAAAGGGGACCGGGCGCGGCAGGCGTCGCACGTTGGTTAGTCCCCAAGCCCAGCGCCCCAGCGCGAAGTCACCAAAGGCTAGCTCGTGCTCGATCGCCTGCGTGTCAAACTTCGGCCTGCCGCTGCCGTCATCAAGGCGGTGATACTCCCCGGCGACGAGCCTCGCATCAGCGGGGTGATCAATGCGCCATGCGCCTTCGAGGGTGACGCTCCCAAGTAGCGCACCACGCGGAATGCTCGACGGCTGGCCTCCGAGCACGGATACAAACGGCTCCGTGTATGCGATCGGGTCTAGGCGTTGCGCGGCGTGGATCGCTATGGGTTGCCCGATCAATGCCTCGGGCGGTCGCCACGAGCGCGTCTCCACGCGCTTGACACCGAGCATGATGAGCGTCGCCCACGGCTGATGCAGGGAGATCGCTTTCAACGCTTGAACCGCCGCGTCGCCAGCACCGTCAGGCCCGACAGCGCGAGGCCGAACGCCGGGTACTGCCAAACCTCGGGCGTCAGCTTGGTGAGGGCCGTGACGAGCGCCGCCGCCCACACCGAGACGCACCAAGGGCAGATGCTCAGTTCATACATCCAGCGCCAGAACGGGGCCAGGAACGTGCGCCGCCGATTCCAGCCGTAGGACGCGCTCGGTGTCCAGCCGCGCCATTGCAGCCAGTTGCGCAGCGGCTCCATGATCTTGTCGCGACTGACCAAGATCGCGAGCCGATAGACCGCGAGCGTGTCGAGTAGCAGCCACCAAACCGAGCGCGTCACCCCTCGACCCCAGCGTAGGCGCGCGTTCCGTGCGGCACGAAGCCCGAGTGCATCTTGGCGAGCCGGTCGTAGAGCACGACATTGACGGCAGCGGCGAGATTCAGGCAGCTTGTCGAGGGGATCACGATGAACCGATGGCACGCTGTGAGGATGCCTCGATCGAGCGAACCGTCCTCGGGTCCGAACACGTAGACCGCATCCTTGGGGTGCTCGAACGTAGGCAGCAGCTCAGCGCTCTCGCGAACCTCAACGGCAACGGGAGTGAAACCCGAGGCGACAAAGCTCGTCACGATCAGATTGCGCTGGATCGTGTTGATGGACACGTCGGTGTAGAGCTTCATGCGCTCCTCGCGCGGCAGGCGCTGTCCCTCGGGCCAGTCCTCGGGGTCAACGATGCGCTCCGGGGTCCAGTGGAGGCGTTCGGCCCCGAAGTTGCTGCACGCTCGCAGCACATTGCCGACGTTCGGGGGATTCTTCGGGTTGATGAGCGCGACAGCGGCCCTCACGACTGCCTCTCCGCGATCACCGCGCGCGGGGCTTCCATGATCACCGCGCGCGATGCTTCCTTGGGCTCGGCCAGGATCATGTGCCCGGCCGCGAAGAGGCGCTGGATCTCGACTGCCATCGTCAGCGAGCGCTCATCGGTGATCCGGCGAGCGTGCAGCCACGCCGTTTCCCACGCCGTGCAGCGGTCTACCGCTAGCTGATCCTCCTCCGAGGCGTCAAGGAGCATCATCGCCGGTCGGTCGTCGCGCTCGATCCACGGAGTCAACCCGTAGGCCGCTTCGAAGAGCTCGATCATGCGCTGGCGCTCGGCGTCGCTCAGCACCATTGGCTCGGCCCAGCGTTGCAGTGGACGTACACGACCGGCGCTTGACCTTCGACGTTCTTGCCGAACAGCGCGGCGATGTGGCCGAGTAGGTGCAGCTCGTGGTTGACGATCAGCAATGCGCACGAGAGCACCACGAGCATCCCTGCGATAAAGAGCGGATTGTCGGTGATGCTCAGGCGCATATCAGATGCGCCTCCTCGGTCACGTCGCGACCGTACTGGTCGAACGTGTAGCAGCCACCTTCGCAGCGAACGTGCATCACGTCGCCGAGCTTGCCGTGGGCCATCCAGACTTCGCACTTGCCCCACTCCGAGCAAAGCCTGTCGGCCTCGGCTTCCTGCGCGTATGTTGCCTCGATGAATCTACTGCTGCTTGCGCCCATGATGCTGTTCCTCCAGGTTCGGTTGCGTAAAACAGCATAGCAATCAAACGCTGCTCTTGCAAGCCTCGCCTGGTGGACACTGCAACTACCGCGGCTGAGCGGTCGCGATCGGCCGTGGCTGTAAGGTTGCAGAATTATGGTGAGCACCATAATGCGAGCGTTTTGCGAGCAGGAACAGCAGCAGCGGTTTTGCTGCCTTTGAGCCGTTGCACCGGCTACACGCGCCAACGAGATTGATCCAGCGCTCGACGCCGTTGCGACGAGTATGGCGCGGTTCTACGTGATCAACGGTGCCACTGATCGGCGCGCCACAGTAGGCACACGGATCGCTGCGCAGTATGCGCCGCCATGCGTTGGAGTGCGACTCTCCGTCCATACGCAAGGTAGCGCCCAGTGGCACGCCAACACCCAAGGGATGCCCGGGCTGATCCGCCAACCAGACCTCATATAGCGTTCTGCCATCAGGAACCTCCTCTTGCTGACGCTGAGCAGCACGCCGGACCGCATGACGCTCATGCGCCTGATGGATCGGGTGCTCGGACTGCGCGAGGATCGATGCCAGCGCAGCCGATTTCCACTCGCGCGTGCGTGCCGTCAACGGCAGTCCGCAATTGGGACAGACTCCGGCCTCGGCCGACGCTTTCAAGCCACATGTAACGCAGTAGCGCAGTTCCTGGTGACGGACGCGCGCACGCGCCTTCTTGCGTTTGGCCGCTTCACGCTTTCTCGTGTCCATGTCAGAGCCGATCTGCCCAGCCGACAGCCGCCGCGGCTACACGCCGCAGAGCCTCGCGCAGTGTCGCGCGCTCGCCTTTGCTCTGTGCATTGACGACCGTGCGTACTGCGTCCATGAAGATCACCGGCCCCTGCGGACCCTTCTCGCGCAGGCTCTCCACCTGCGCGAGGGTGAGCGGCCGATCGTGGCCCGCGACTGCCTTCTGGATGCGAACGCGCTGAGCCAGCTCGCGGCGCGCTTCGCCCTCGGCCTTGTCCGCTCGCGCCACGGCGACGCGACGCTGGCGCATCTCGGCGTCGGCACGACTCTGGGCCTTGCGCTTCTCCGCGTTGGCAGTAGCTACACGCTCGCGAGCCGTGGCTACCTCGGCTTGAGCCCGGCTGAGCTCCACGGGGTCGGCGAGCTCCAGACGCTCGCGCAGGCTCTCGATGGTCACCTCCATCGCAGCGACGTATCCACGCTGCTCATCGCGATCGTCCTTGGTCACGCTGTGCGAAGTTTCCTCGCGCATCAGCATCGCGGCCAAGTTCTCGGTGTCTTTGGTGTGGGCAACCTGCGAGGCGTGCAGCTCGCGGCCGAGCTCATTCACGCGCGAGCGCAGCTCGTTCACGATGCTCCTCGCCGTCGCGAGTTGGCCCGCGAGGCTCTTGACCTTGCGGTTGGCAGCGGTGCGTTCCTCGCGCGCCGTGCGCGCTTTCTCGCGCGCTTCGCGTAAACGCTCGGTGGCTGTCGCCAGCCGCTGCTCGGCCTTGGTAGCAGCCTTGCGCAGACGCTCGTCGCCCGGCGACGGGACAAGCACACGTTCGACTTTGGCCGTCTTGGGGCCCTCGGCTGCGTGCGCACCCCAGCGTGCGTCGGCAAAGCGCTCGACCACGCGTGTGCGAACGCGCTCACGCACATCACGCACAGGACCGTGCTTGCCCGCGGCGCGGCGCGGCCCACGCTTGCTCGCGGCGAGCCCGAGTAGCGCGCGGACTTCGTTGAACGACTTGTTCGGGACGATCCCCTTGATCGAGTTGAGCGACGGCCACGCATGGCCGTCCTTGCGCGGGTTGCCCGCGTAGTAGCGCTCAACAAGATCCTGGCGGTCGTTCCACTTTGCGCTCGACGGTGAGAAGGCAGCAGCCACCAGCTCGACCTCGCCGTAGAGGGCGATGTAGTCGCGCAGATATTCGATGATGCTGTCGCGGGTCCAAACCGGCTGACCTCCCGCGACCTTTAGCACGGGAGTCATTGGTTTGTCTCCCGTTCTCTAAGTCGCGGCCGTGTTCGGCTGGATGAAGTGCAAGCCCCAGCTAGCGCCCGGCAGGCGCTCGTACCTCGCGGGCTTGGCAGCGCATGATGGCCCTCTATCGACCCGCGCAGCCGCAGTCGCCACGGTCGTCGCCATGCGTTCTGCGGCTTGTGTGCGTCCGAGGAACATCTGCCGTGCAACGTACATGGCTGGCCCGACAGATGCAAGCGGCGGCCCCGGCTCAGGTGCTACGCCAATGCCGGGACCGCCGCGAGACAGAGGAGGTATCCCCTGTGACCGCGCCCGTGACGGCGCGAGCGCAGGTTTTCAGGTCAATCGGACGCTGGCTCGGCGCTCTCGCCGTCCTCTTCGTCGTCCTCGATCGCCTCCTCCAGCAGCTCGCCGAGCTCGATCTGCACCTCGACGTAGCGGATCGCCGCGTCGTGGACGGTGGACGGTGCCTCGGCGTCCACCAGGGACTCTTCCGTGCGACACTTTTCGCGCACCGCGGTCTGGATGCGCTGCGCGAGATCGTCGGTCATCTTCAACTGCATCAGCTCCTCTACAGGTCGGCGATCAGTGCCCAGCTAGCGATCGCTGAGCACACGGTTGTGTAGTAGCCGTACTTGGCGTAGATCGCCGCCGCCCATTTCTTCTCGGCGGCGAGGTCGGCCATCGTCGGCACCTGCGGGTCCGAGGCGTTGCGCACCGACACCCACGGCGTGTCACCCTCGCTCTCCATGCCTTCGAGCGCGAGCGGCAACGTGGCGTCGTCCATCTCCTCGGTGCGTGCGTTCGGGTCGTTGGCCGCGATGCCGTAGCTGTCCTTCACGTCATCGAACCCGAAGTAGTCCACCGTCTCAACAT